CGATCGGGTGGCTTTTATTATGCGCGGGTGAAATTATTACATCTTATTTCATCACCGTAAATCCATTTTCATCTGTTTTTATTTCTATAACTTCCTGAATGCTTTCCTTAACTGTTGGGTTATGGCTAACTACATAAACTCTAGCGTCCTCCGCAACATCTTCAAGAATTGATATCGCTGCTTTTATACCAAACTCATCCAAACCATTATCAAGCAACTCATCTACTATTAATAATCCAGACTGATTAGAGAAGAATACTCTACTCAAGCCAAATAAAGCAAAAGCTGCTGCTATTTCCATTCTTGTTTTCTGTCCGCGACTAAATGAAGCAAATGTTATTTTCTCTCCGTCGCACTTTATTGTCTCTACCAAGTCTTTATCAAACTCTACTTCAATTTTTCTATCGTTAAAGAAGAAAGGAAGATATTGGTTAATCTTTTCATTGAAAACTGGAATCATTTCACCAATAAAGAACTTTTTAAAGCCATTCGATTTGTTAGAACAACATTCCTTGAGATACTCATAATGTCTCTTTTCATACTCGATTTCTTCCAAAGATTTTTTTGTTTCTTCTGTCTTTGTTTTAAGCACCTCAATATCTGCTTTAAGTTTTTCAACATAATCTTTATTGTAAACAGACTTAACACTTCCATTTACCGCAGTAATAATTAAGTTATTGTCTGTTTTAATCTTTGCAAGTTCTGCCAACTTATCACCGATAGAATCAATATACTCTTCTGTATATTTAGGAAGATCAAGTTTGGCTTTCTTTTCTTTAAGCTCTGTAATTTCAACAAGAAGCTCTTCCTGCTTTTTGCGGTTTTCTTCGTATGTTTTATCAAACTCAGTCTTATGTTTCAAAGCATTCAAATACTTCTCATGAACAACATCGGAATTAGAAACAAAGTTCTTGTCGAGATTTTCTCTAATCATATTTACGTCAGCAAGAAGAGTGTCATAAGTGTCTTTAAACTCTGTAAGATTTACCTTTTCTTCTTCGAGCTGCTTATCAAAATCTTTAATATCTTCTTCAAGTTCTTTGATTTTCTTTTCGATAATCTCTCTCTTTCTAGCAGTTTCCTCAGCATCCATTTCGTGTCCACAATATGGACAAATTGCTTCTTTTACTTTTGCCATATCTTCATTCTGCTTTTTAAGTTCCTTTTCAGAAGTTTCCTTTTGAGATTTTAAACTTCTTACTTTTTCCATTGAGCCATCAAGCTGAACTTTTGATTTTTCAATTCCACCCTCTCTTGTTTTAATTGTTTCAAGATCTATTTTATATTTCTCTTCTTTCTTTTTATTTTCGTCAAAATCAAAATCGCCATATTTAACCAATAATTCTGACTCTTCTTTTGGGAAAGTGTTCATAGAGTTCAGTTCATCGTGAAGTCTTTTCTTTTCCTTGATTTGTTTTTCATACTCTTCATTTAAAGTAGTATTAGAAAGTTTTGCTTTTTCAGCGGCAACATCTATAAACTCAAGTTCTTTTTCTTCAGCTTCAGCTTCTTCTATTTTTTTCTGAGCTTCTTCTTTTTGTTGTTTTAATTCGAGTAATTTTTCTTTTGCTTGCTTGCTATAATTATCAAGGTTTTCTTGAGCAGATTCTTCTTTTGTTTTACTTTCTGTATATCTAACTCTAGCTTCTTCTTCGCTCTTTTCTAATTCTTTTATAATCTTTCTTGTTTCTTCATAAAAGAAAGATATTTCTTTCAGGCTTAAAATATTTTCAAATATGCTAAGCCTGTCTGCATTATTCGCCTTAAAGAAATCCGCATAAAATTCTGAAGAAAATACCGTAGAGTTTACAAAAGCCACATAAGGCATTCCGAAATAATCTATTATTAATTCGTTTGTGTCAGAAATGTTTTTGCAAGAAATATCTTTATCACCTTTAAATAAATAAACTTTATTTTCATGAGTTGTATGTTCACGATACCTCAAAACCTTATAAACTTCATCATCATCGCCAACAAACTCTACAGAAACTTTACAATCTTTTCCAATTTTTCTGTTAACAACGTCGGCTACTTTTTCCTGTCTTGTTTTACCATAAAGAGCAAACAGCATTGCTTCTATAATTGTGGATTTACCAACACCGTTTTTTCCAGAAATGTTTGTAATTCCATTTCCAGATAAATCAATTACTGTTTCTTGAGGACCATAACTAAAAAAGTTTTTAATACTTACAGATTTTATATACTTCATTTATTACCCCTTCTTTACTCTCTTTAAAACTTCCTTAAAACATTCAAGAAGTTTTTCATTATTTATATCAGACTTTTTAGTTTCTTTCAAGTATTTTACCATACTTACTGCAACACCTTCGTTTGCATCAATCTTTGAACGAATGGAAGTATCTGCTGTTTCATTTTTTACAAACTTTGCGTTAACTTCTACCGCTCCTTTTGCTATCATTATATCACGAAGTTTTACAAAGTTTTCAATTTTAGAATCAATAATAACATCTACTATATTATTTTTATATTCTATTGAACTATCAGTTAATGCGTCAGATAGCGACACTTCCAAATAATCTGGAGCATCTTTATATTCAACTAACTCATAATCTGTTCCGTCAATAACGCAGAAATAATGTTCATGATTTGAAGCTTCATCTCTTCTAGTTGCATACTGAGAGCCTGGAAAAACAAATTTTCCTTTTTCTTGCTTTTTATGCAAATGGCCGCTAACAACTAAATCATAATGTTCAAAACTGTCTTCTATAAATGTTTTATCTTCGCATTTTTTATATGGATTAAAATAAAACCCTTCTACTTCTAGGTGAGTAAATAAAACTTGTCCTTTGTTTGGTAAATCTGATAGGTTCTGAGTATACGATAAGAAATCATAATCCACACCACCGATATTAATTGTTTCTGATTTTTTTACAAAATGAGCAAAAGCCTTAAAAGACTCTAGCAGAGTATCACCATCATCGTTCATTTTGTCGTGATTGCCGCTAAAAACAATAAGTTCTATACCCGCCTCTTTAATTTCATAAAGTTTATTAAAAAACGGCATAAACATTTGGTTTCTTATGTTGTTAGATGTATCAAATAAGTCACCACCCAAAACAACATATTTAATGTTATACTCTTTACAATACTTTTCAATATAATCTAAAAAATTAAGACATTCCGTTAGTCTTATTAAATCTTTGTTAAGGTGTAAATCACTAATAAAAATTATTTTTTCCATATATCTCCTTCAAAAGTATTTTTTCTATATCTTTATTTTCTTTAAAATTAATCCTTACAAGCCTTATTTTATTTTCTTCGCAAAATCTATTTTTAATTTTATCGTTAAACTGTATTTTTGTCAAGTTTTCTTCTTTAAACTTTGGATAAAAATGCTGAGATCCATCATATTCTATTAATAAATTTTTTTCTGGCAAATAAAAGTCAAACGGCAACTCTCTTTTATTTTTACATTTTTTAAACTTTTGTTCTCTCTTATATTTTATATTATTTTTCACTAAAAAGGCTTCTATTTCTCTAACCCCTTTACTATCTTTTTGTTCCGCTATGCATTTTGGGCAATCTTGACCCCTTAAATGATTATTAGCTTCTTGAAAAAAATCTCCATGCAAAGGACAAACTATATTTATAACCTCGTGAAGGTTATTGAAGCTTACTTTTGAGTAGTCATATTTAATTTTATGATTATTTTTACTTCTTTCTATAAAATTTTCTAACGAAAGTTTTTTCTTTATACCATTTTTTGTTTTCCCGCATTCTGGACATCCTTGTCCTGTTAAATGCGCTCTTGGCTGTTGTTCAAATACCCCATGAATTGGGCAAATAATTTTTACTTTTGTAGAAGCATTTTTATATTCTGTTGAACCGTAGTCATATTTATCATCGTGAACAACTCTTGCTTTTTCGATAAAAATTTCTGTGGTTACTTTTTTAGGCATAATGTGTTCTCCTTGTTAGCCCCATTGTGACGTCGGCCAACAAGGAGCCGATTCGAGAGCTAATCGAATCGTTTTAACATATTTAACTTATGTAAAAGGATAACTCCGACTTGTTATTCTGTCAAGAATGCCAAACTTCCATCCGGAACGATGTCCCATAATGAGTATTGTTCTATTTCACTTTTTGATACTTTTGCTTTTTGTCTTTTACAGTTTATTATAAAATCTGGTTTTAAATTTTTCAATGTCCAACACTTTTTAAATTCGTTGTCCCAATACTTATAAAATGTATAACAACGACGTGGTATGTGAAAAGTAACTCCCCATAAATCCCCATAATTTTCAAACGTCATGCCATCTTTAAATTCTGACTGTAAGTGGTTTTTTAATTCTTCTTTAGAATAGCCAAGGATTTCAGACCACCTAAATGGCCCATTGTGTTTTAGACAATAGCGTATATTTTGCTTTATGTTTTTATCTATATTTGAGACTTTTTGCTTTTTTTTCTTTCTGGATAGACAAGATTTGCAAACAGATTTGTGACCATCTTTTTTGCTTTTGTCTTTATGAAACTCACTTAAAAACTTTTCTTGCCCGCATCTTTTACATCTTTTCTTTTCCATTTTAGCTGTTATAGTAGCTAACCATTAAATCAACCATTTCACCTTTAAGGTTCGGAAATTTAATTTTAAGCTCTGCTCTAAATTTTTCTTCTTTTTCTTCTATTATGCTTTCTATTTCTTTTTTAAGATTTTTATATTTTTGGGCTGTTAATTCTATTACTTCGTCCGCTATTTTTTTTACCCTCAAACAACACTCTTCTTCTATTTCTTCGATTATATCTTTTCTTAAATGCTGTATGTGTTTTTCTAAAATTGATTTTGAAGAACTATAACAATCCTCACCGATTGTTTTAATTTCTATTTCTGTTTTGTTTTCAAAGTTATCTGCTCTAATTGCCGAACAGATTATATCTTTTGTTTTTTCTTTTATTTGCTCTGTTAAAAAACCATAAATTATTATTTGATAATTGTCTTCTTGGGTTAGTTCTTTTTTTGTTTCCTTAAGAAGGCTTCCATATTTTATTTGGTATTCGTTTACGCTATTATCTATTCTTGTGGAAGCATATCTGATACACTCTATAATCACTTCTTGAGTTAATTTATCTATTTCTTTCGAAACACCAGTCTTCCAGCTTATTATAGAATTACTCAAAAAAACCGCATTTGCTAATATATCTCTTTCTAACTCTTCTTTATTTATTTTTTCTTTTTTTCCTGCGTTAAATTTAAAACCATCTTTCCCAACTTCTGCTTCAACTCCGTTTCCACTTTTTGTTGCTTTTACTATCAACACTACTATCGAGATAGCCATTACAATAAAAACACTTATAACTATTATTGCTATAGTGGGATGGTTATCGAAAAAATTCCACATGATAATTTACCTCTACTAAATTAACTTATTTTAAATACAAAAAAGCCAGCTATTAGCTGGCTTAAACTTTTTTTAATAGACTTTCTTAACTTTTTATTTACTTTATTTAATTTCTACTTTTTTTATTTTATTTTCTACTTTTTTATCTTTTGCAGGGATGATTATTGTAAGGACTCCTTCTTTAAACTCAGCAGTAGTCTTATCGAAATCAAAAATATCTTCTGGCACAAAATACTTATAAGAAAACTCTGATCTTTTAAATGTATCAACCAAAATTTTTGCAGTTGATCTTTTCTTTTCATCATAAGAATTTAAATAGTCGTCGAATTCTTTTCTTAATTTTTTACCATATTGATCTGTAGTAGAAAGAATTAAACAATCTTTACCAAAAGAAATGTCTAAATCTTCTTTTGAATAACCAGCAAGGGCAAACTTAAATGTTACTTTGTTTTCTCTTTTTACTACTCTTACTGGTGGGAAAGAAGGAACTGAATACTTGTCGATACCAGTAAACAGTTTCTCATCAAACAGTTTTGTCATTTCATCAAACAAATCATTAATCATTTATATCTCCTTGCCTAACCCCTGACTTTACAGGCAATTAGGACTTAAATTTCAGAAACATTCCTACTGTTTTATCAAAGTTAACTTTCTTTTTCCAAGATTCGTCTTTTGCCATTGTAGTCGCTGCTGCTGTTAAAGAGGCAACATATATTGGTTTTACAGAAACAACTACAGAGTTTGAAACTTTATCATATCTATAATCAAAAAGATTTAAAGAATCAAGATTTAAATGTTTTTTTGAAATTTCTTCTATAATTCCAAAGACGTTGCTTCTTAATTGGCTGCTTTGTTTTAACATTTTTTTAAAATGTTCAGCGATATATTTTCCATATACCATCTCCATACCATAAAGTAATACCATTTGTGGTAATTGTCTTCCAAATCTGTAAGATCTAGACATACTCAAAAAATTATCATAAGGTTTACAGTTTTTCAAGCCATCTTTTAGCCAATCATCTATGCAAAAAGAAAATCTTGATTTGGTATTATCAAAACTCTCCAATTTGATATATGCTCTATCACTTGGTTTTACCCAGGTTTGTAATTTTGATTTTAATACACTCTGTTCAACTCTTAAAACCCCTCTTCTTGGAGAATTGTCAAAACACATGTTATTAAATATAAAATAATAGTCATCTCCATTTATGCCGCTACTTATAAGCATTGGGTTTATAGCAAAATTAACCGAAGGCTTTGCAGAAATTTCTGTATCTACCCTTCCGCTCAAACCTTTTAATGGATAGCTAAACATAGTATTACTCATTGTTTCTTTCCTTATCATTTATAATTTTTAAAAGTTTTGATTTTGCTTTATCTATATCATAATTAAACTTACTTAATTCTGATACACCATACATTTTTGTAAAATCATCTATTACATCTTCTAGCTCGCCGTAATCAGAGGAAGCTTGTGTTTTTCCTGTATACTCCGTATTTTCAATTTTGTCAATAATAGCATTTACTTTATTAATGCTAACCTTTGTAGCCGAAGAACCGTTCTTAGGATCTATTTTTTTCATTAATTTTTTATATTTTTCTTCAATCCTTCCGCTTATTTTTTTGCCAGCGATAGCATTTTTTACTTTTTCTTTTTGGGCTTCCAACTCTTTCATTGAAACATATTCTTTTTCTAATGAAGAATCTATTAGGTTTTCTATATCTTCTAGGTTTTCTTCACTTTTTTTGATACCTACAGTTTCTTTTTTCTGATGATTGTCTTTTACATCTTTAAATATATTTTCAGAATTTTTAAACTCTTTTACTGTTAAGAAATTATTAAACAATCTATATTTTTTACACAAAGCAACATCTTCTTCTGACATTAGTTTTTTTAGCTTTGATTCAAACCGTTTTAATAGTTTATCTATTTCTTTTTCGGCTTCTATAATTTTGTCAGTTTTTTTATAATACTTTGTTTCTATAAAATCTTCTGGTTTAATTTTTAAATACCAATCATTAATGTCTCCAGAATACATTACGCCAGTTGATTTTAATCCCCATATTTTACTTTCATATTGGTTAAGTTCAACTGTTCCTTTTATAGAAATATAATTATCAAACTTTTCTTCATAGATTTTTTTAGCAGCTGCTACGGCATCTTTTAAAACCTTTTCGTAGTATTGTCTAAACTCAGACTTTAAAACGTTTGATTTCATTTTGTTTATTTCTTCTCTTCTTAATTGATATAAAGCAAAAGCATTTTTAAAAGATCCGTGATGGTCTCCAGTATCGCCATTTTTTATTCCTTTTACTGCAGATATACCCTGCTCTCTAAGCTTATCGATTCTAAATCTTATTTGTTCTCTACTTTCATACCTTGCAGTTCTTCCAGCACCACCAACTTTTATATCTTCACCATCTCTTAAATTAGCATTGTTTAATCTATCCATTAATCTTTTTATTTCAGTTGCAGTTTTTTCAAGCTCGCTATCTGACCAGCCATTAAGATTTTTTCTACCAATACCTGCTTCATCTAAGATTTTTTCAATGTTTGTTGCACTTAAATCTATCACTTTTCCAGACTTAAAATCTTCATATGTTTTTTCTGCTTTTTTTAAAGCTTCTCTTGCCTCACTCTGTTTTAAATTTAAATCTTTTGAGTCTTTAACATATGTGTTTCTTTTTTCTATCTTTTTTCTTCCAGACTCTCTATATCTATAATAATCCTCTTTTGTCATTCCAAAAATTTCTTTATTAGTTAAAGTTCTGTTTCTCGACAAATTTCTTTTAATTATTTGATATGGTGGCATTACATTTTTTCTAAAATCATTAATTTCTTTTACGACTGCTGCGTCATATTTATTATAAAGATAAGCCATTACTTTTTTTTGTTCTTTTGTTAGTGTGTAAACAGTATCGTCGTCTTTATTTCCTGATTTTCCAGTTGTGTGTGCTTTAATTTTTTCAGCTCCAATTGCTACATTAGCGGCTAAGGTTTTGACTGGCTTAGCAACTTTTTTACCAGCAGATTTTATTGCGCTAACTGCGTTATCTTTCAATGCAAAAGCAGCCATCAAAGGAGAAATAGAAAATAATCCTTCTTCAAAAACATAAACATCGTCATTATTTAATTCTTCACTAGCCAATTCACTGTTAATAATTTCTTTTAAATTCATACATTTAACTTTCGCTAGACCTCTTGACAAAAAAACTAAAAAGAGTATTATCAATATACTTTTATAAAAGGAGAAAAAAATGGATAAAATTACATCAGTTAAAGCTACTGGAGAATGGGTAGTATGTCTTGGCGTTCCAGTTGTAGAAAAACAAACAAAAACAACTTCTGGTTTAATAACAGGAAAGAAGTCAAACGGACAGAGTATGGGAGTTAACGGTGGTCAAAAGACAGTTTATGACTTTAAAATTTTTGACATTGGTCCAGAAGTTCCAAAAGACAAAATCAGCTACAAGAAAGACGATTTCGTAATTCTTGATGGATATGATATGCAGGGTTTTGGCGATGACGATACAATGTATGTTGTATGTCACTATACAAAAATCAAAGCTATTGTTAAGTTTTAATAGAATAAAAAACCGCTTAGTTTCCTAAGCGGCCAGAAAGAAAGAAAAGATGAAAAGTTGTGCTTGTCGCACATAATTATCTTCTTGTTGTTAACAAACCTCCCTTTTTAAGGGAGGTTTTTTGTCATTATTTACTATTATGATTAAAATCTTCATCAGAAGTTTGAAGTGCTTTTAAGTCTTCTGGTGATACTGGATAAAGTTTGTTTGTCCAATAAACTGCAGAATTCATTGCTTTCTTCATTGCCCCTTGTCTAATTTGAGCATATTTCTCAATTTCTGGTGCTTTACTATCTAACACCTTATTAACAATTTCAGAATTAGATCCTTTTTTCTCTTTAAGTTTTTTTGCTAACCAATACTTATCATCAGTTACTTTACTTGGCGGCGTAATTTTATTAAATCCTTGGAATGACCAAATACCACCACTGTGCCCACCATTTTTCTCTTTCATCTCATCCATAACAATTTTAATTTTCATATCGTTAACACCCTGAGATTTAAGATATGTAGCAACATCCTGCAAAACATGCTCGTTAACTTCTGCAAAATTAACCTTACCTTTATAAAGTGTAGATTTAGCAATCTGGAAGAAGCTATCCCAGTATCTCATAGAGAATGGCATTCTTTGTCCATTTTCAGAGAATAAAGTTGTGGCATATCTAGTATACTGAGTTTTCTTATCTTTACCGTTAAAAATAGCAAAATTATTATGAGCAACTACTTTGCCTTTTTTATTTTTTATTTCATCTCTAATAGCCTTAGCTTCTGCAGAACGCTTACCTTTAATTTCTTCAAGTTTCTTTTCGTCTGCTTCTGACTTGTAGCCAGTTTTCATATTTTCAATATCTTTGGCATTCTTCTTTCTCCAATCATCCAAACTCATAATTGGCGAAGTTGGGTTTCCGCGTCTATCATATCTCTTATTAAGCTCACCAGGAATTTCAGAAAGCAATTGTTTTGCTTTTTCTACTTCACCATTCTTTAAAGCGGTTACATACTGCAATCTTTTGCCATTATAATTTGCTGCTTTTAAAGTGTTTGTGTAAAGAGATACCAAACTTGGTTGCGAATTCTTGATAATCCAAGCGGCTGCGTTTCTATCTTTTTTGCAAAGATTATCGTAGATACAAGCAATAATAGTGGCAAGATTTTTTTGTCTATCTGGCCCCGTAAAATGTTTCTCAAGGAAGACCGTATTCTTTAACTGAGCTTCTGTATAACCAGCAGAGTCAACCATAGAAATTGCTTTAAGGTCTGCTTGTGACCAAAGTCCAGGAGTATATTTATTTGCAAAGAATTCTGCCTCAGATTTTGCACCTGTTGCAATTTCTCCTGTTTTTCCACCAGACAAAGCGCCTTGTTCATTTGAGTGGTGATCTGATAAGAACTGTGGATTTACAATCGGAAAAGAAAGTTCTTGTATGTTCTGCATTGTTGCTGGGGTAAAACCAGTAAATTTCTTATTTTTTGCAGCATATGCTTTTAGTTCGTTGTAAGCCTTAAAAGCTTCTAATAATTTCTTCAAACTTCCACTTGTAAATTTTCCAACTGGAACCTTGTAAGTATCTACAATTTCTTTATCAAACTTTTCCTGAGAGTATGCTGTCCAATCACGCTGTAATAAATTTAACAACGCACGCGAATCACCTTTAAAATTAAACAAGGTGTTCCAAATCTTGAATGGTTTTACTTTTGGCAACTTAGCAAAATCAGTAACACCTACATACTGTCCTGGTTTGCTCTGTCTAAATTTCTCAGTATGTAGATCTTTCTCTTTATCATCATCTCCATACTGTGCGAATTCAACTGTAATTCTTTCTTTTGGTATACCCTGCTTAATAAGCTGCTGAACCATTGAAATACCTGAAGTTACGCCATCTAGATCAAGCTAGTCAACATGACATACTACTTTTGCAGATTTTGTTCCATGTGGTAAATGGAGTTCTTCTGACAAAAGACTGTCATGTTGTTTGGCTACCTCCTTGAAAAATATATTTAATGTTTTTTCTGTTAACATTCTGTTCTCCTATTTTTAACTTATTCTATATTTTTATTCTCGCCGTCCAGACAAAATTGTCCACTCGGCCAAAACAAAGAAAAATAAATGTATATTTATGTAAAATAACTATCTAAAAGTTGCATAAATATGCAAAAAAATGCATACCGTCCAGACAAAATTGTCGCGTGCTGCGACAAAATTGTCCGCTCTACATAATACTATTAGTAGTTACAGTCGTTAAAAATTATTCATAGAAATGTTTATCAATTAGATCTAGAACTTCTTCGATGTCTGTGGTTATTGTAGTTTTGGCATTAATTAAAATGTAGTAATTATTGTCAAAACAATAAATTAATGGCCACGAGTAAGAATATGTGGAAGGATATTTAACTAAAATTATTGGCGTGTCTAATTTACTAAGTTTGTTACAAACTGCTAGTTTATACCTTTCATCAATCGCATCTATAAAATTATTATATGTTTCCAAAGTATCATTATTTTTTAACACCTTAGAGACCTTTCCTTTTTTTAAATTTACTTCTACAATCTTCCTAACTGTTAGTTTATCCATATAATTTATCTTATCTACGACTTTTTAGTTATTGACAAGAAAATAAAAGATGGTAATATACACCATATATAGTGTTTTGTTTTACTTTATAAGTTAATAATCCACTAGATAGAGGTTATATGAAAGTAATTAAAAGAGATGACAGAAGAGAGGAATTCGATGAATCAACAATCTTCAAAGCAATCAAAAAAGCAAACAACAGTAAAGAATACCCAGTAGAAAAAGACAAAAAAATTACAGACGACCAGATAATGGAAGTCGTAAAATGGGTAGTAAAAAAGATGCCAAAAGCCGTTGATGAAATTTCTGTAGAAGAAATTCAAGACTTAGTAGAAGACGGTTTGGTTCACAAAAATCACACAGAAGTGGTTCGTTCATTTATTAAATATCGCGAAGAAAGAGCAAAGAAAAGATTCAAGAAATTTGCGATAATCCAGGCAATGGAAGATAAATATTCTGGAAAGACTTGGGATAAACAGAACGCAAATATTGATGGTTTAAGTTATGACGGTAAGGCTGGTGAAGCACATGGCTTACTTGATAAGGAGCTTGCACTTGACTATATGATTACTGAAAAATTTGCAAAGAATCATAGAGATATGCTTGTTTATATTCATGACCTAGATAATTACAAAAAAGGAAAACCAAATTGTTTAAGTTTCCCAGCCGATGATTATCGAGACCACGGAATGACAATCAAGATTCCGAAAGATATTCGTAGAGCAGGTTCTGTTTCAACCGAATCTCAGCTATCGTTGGTTGAACTTCAGTCGCAGTCAATGCCACAGTTCGGCGGTGTATCTTTGACACACTGGGACTTCACACTCGCTCCACTTGCAAACAAAGACTATTATAAATTCTACAAAAAGAATTATGAAAGACTCACAGAAAAAGAATTGGATTATTCTTTCCAACCTTATTTGTCTATAGATGATCCAGACTATGCAGCTTGCAATGCAAAAGCAGCTAAGTATGCAATGGAAGATTTGGAACAAGAAGTGCATCAAGCAATGGAAGGATTCTTGCACAATGCAAATACACTTCAGTCTAGAAGTGGAAATCAGCTTCCGTTTACTTCTGTAAACTATGGAACTGATACTTCTGCAGCAGGAAGACTTGTAACAACACAGTTGTTAAAAGCTTGGGAAGAAGGAATTGGAGAACTTGGTTTGTCTCCTATTTTCCCTTGTGGTATTTTCCAATACAAGAAAGGAATTAATGATAAGCCTGGAACACCAAACTACGATCTTAAACAGAAAGCAATCTCTGTTCTTCCAAAAAGAGATTATCCAAACTTTGCAAACTGTGATTGGTCAGTTCAGAGAAAAGCATTTGAAAAATCTCAGGCAATCAAAGAGAAAGTTCTTTTAAGCCTTGATGAAAAAGATTTATACGAATTGACAGGACTTGGTTCTGCAGTAACAAAGCAGCTCGGTTTCATCGTTGATTTTGACGAAGGTGATACTTACAAAATAACAATGAATGATACAGAACAGCCTTATGAAATGATGTCAACTATGGGCTGTAGAACTTATAATGGTTTTGATATAAACTTCACAGAAGACTACTTTAGAGAAGTAATCGGAAGAACTATTAACGACAAAACACCTCCAAGAGATATGCTTTGGTCAGGAATTCAGAAAGATGGACGTGGAAACATTGCTCCAGCTACTGTAATTCTTCCAATGATTGCAATGAAAGCAAAACAGAAGTCTAAAGATAAACCAGAGTATATAGTAGATTGCTTCTTAAATTTACTTGAAAAATACATTGGCGATGCAAAAGATGAATTAATAGAAAGATTTAACTGGATCGCAGCTCAAGGCCCTGAGTCTTCGACATTTGTATATAGAAACTACACAATGAAAGGTTATGTTCCAGAAGAAGGAATTGTTTCTGCTTTGAAACATGGGACACTTGCTATTGGACAGCTTGGCTTGGCTGAAACTCTTGAGATACTTGTTGGATGTGATCAGTGTGATCCTAAAGGAATGGAAGTAGCAAAGAGAATCGAACAGAAGTTCGTTGATAAATGTAATGAGTATAAAGAGCATTATAAGTTGAACTTTGGTGTTTATTATACACCTGCAGAGAATCTTTGTTTTACTGCTTTCAAAGCTTTCAAAAAGAAGTATGGTGATGTTGAAAATGTTACTTACTTTATAAACGATAATAATGAAAGAGTAGAAAAATTGTTCTTTACAAACTCTATTCATGTTCCAGTATACAAGAAGATTTCACCTTTTGATAAGATTGATATTGAAAGTCAATTAACTGGCTATTCTTCTGCAGGCTGTATTACTTATGTTGAAATTGGAGATGATGTAAAATATAATCTTAAAGCAATCGAACAAATTATCGACTATGCTATGAGTAAGGATATCCCTTACTTCGCTTTGAACTTCCAGATTAATGAATGCACAAACTGTGGTAACACAGACAATCTTTCAGAAGATGTTGGTGTATGTCCAATCTGTGGAAGCCGCGACATAAACTGGCTTAGAAGAATCACTGGATATCTAAATGGAAACTATCATACAAGTTTCAATGAAGGTAAACAGAGAGAGGTTGAGCTTAGACAAACACATACTAAGTTTAAGAATATTAAGTTTAGTTGCAACTCTAACGTTGAATTAGAGAAGTACGGAGTATAAAATGAGAATTGCTGGAATTATAGATGATGATATAGTAGACAGCGATGACGGCGTAGCAGTGAGCTTGTGGACGGTTGGGTGTCCACACCACTGTAAAGGCTGCCATAATCAGAACCTTTGGGATTATGATGCTGGACAAGATATACCAATCAAAATGGTTATAGATGAATTAAAAGAAAAAATAAACAAGAATGGGGTTATGAGAAACTTTTCCGTTCTTGGTGGTGAACCTTTAGATCCACAAAATATAAAAGATGTATTAACTGTTCTTAAAGAAATAAGAGCAGCTTACCCAAATATAAAAATATATCTTTGGACTGGTTATACACTTGAAGAACTCCAAGAAAGAAAAGAATTCAATGAAGTTTTAAAGTATGTTGATATTTTAATAGAAGGAAGGTTCGTAGAAAATTTAAAACAAAACTTGCCACTTAGAGGTTCTTCAAATCAAAGAGTGTTTAAAGTTATTAGAGGGAATTACTCACAAGAGTTAGTAACTTTATATAAAACAGAGGGATAAGTTAACATTATGAATAATTTTACACCACAATCATTTTTTAATTGTTTAACACAAGTTTTTGGAAAAAAATTAATTTTAAACCTAACAAAAACTAACGATGGAGGATATGACATAACTGTAAATTCAGACGATGCTTACGTTATTGGAAAAATAAAAGATTTCATACAGGGCCAAGGTTGGGCAGCTAGTTCAACTACTTCCGCTTCCAAAACTGATATCTATTTTAGTCCGAATGGATTTTCAAAGCAATTGCAGTTAGCAACAATAAGAAGAGACAAATATAAAAATTTCGAACATTCTCAGCACATGCTTAAAGAGAATTATTTTCCTTACTAAAATTATTTGGGCTAAAAAACCTCGGTTAAAATGCTTTCTTGGTAATTATACGAAAGATAATTTAGTATAACTATTAGGAGGAAAATATGGGATTAAAAATATCAGATAGCAAATCCTTCAAGCTTGAGCCAATGAGAAAGAACCGTTTCTTGTTCCAATTCTCTGCGCTCCCAGGTAACGCAGGAGGAGCAGAAGGTCTTGCTTTTGTTGCTAAATCTGCAAGTGTTCCAGTTATCAGTTTTGAAAAAACTACAACTAAACGTATACATGAAGGTTTCAATACAGCTGGTATGGTTTCTTGGAATGATCTTAATGTAACATTTAATGACTTTATTAGAAATACTTCTGCAACTGGCGAGATATCAGCTGGTGACGCAATGTATAACTGGTGCTCTATGATTTATAATCCTTTGACAGGACAAATGGGTTATAAAACACAGTATGCTACTTCTGCAACAGAAGCTCAGTTTGACCCAGCAGGAAACATTATTCGTGCTTGGAACATTTTTGGTATCTTCCCTACTTCAGTAGATTTTGGTGGAACTCTTTCTTATGAAGATGCTGGTGTAACAGAAATTGCTTGTACTTACGCCTACGACATCGCTGTTAAAGTAGAAGACGCTAAAACTGCATCTGAATCTGCTTAATTGTTTTTTGGCTTTAAAAAAGCTGTCCGTAATGGACAGCTTTTTTTTATTTAAGTTAATTAAAAGAAGGAAAAAATGTCAGAGAACAACAAGATTGAAGAAATTATAAACGAATACACAATCACACCAGAAAACATTGGTAGTAAAATTACTAATAAAAATATCTTAGACCGCTGGAGAGCATTTAGCGAAAGAGAAGAACCAAACCCAAAACAGTTAGATATGGATAATTATTTTGATGTTGAGGGTGTAATGACACCATATGTTAGAGTTTGGTTTCGTGGCTTAGGTAATGGTGATAATGAGTGGATAGAGGTTGGTGGAGAAGAAGGTGAAAACTATTCACAAAATAATTTTTTTGAATCTATGACAATTGAAGACAATGGCTTTTTAGCTCTTACACTTAATCTTATAGATAGAACAAATTATAGAATCCAAAGATTATTAGAGCTAGCAAGTTATAGCCAATCAAAAAAGGCCGCAGAAGCAAAAAAAAATTCAGAAGAAACAAAAGGCTTTTTAACAGCGACAGCAAAAGAAGAAGGTGAGGAAGACTTATCTCTTAGTTTATTTAAAGAAAATAATATATCAACTAACAACCTAAAAATCCGTTTCGGATATTCAGACGTAACAAACATTAATGACGTTAATTCAACTAAGGAATTTTTTAAAGCAGTTGGTAGAGAAGCTGAAGCAAATAGCAGATGGGTAAGTAATAAAACTCAATACGCTTCAACAGAAGTAGGCGATAAAACAGTAGCAATAGGCTCTGTAAATTTTACCAATAATACTCAAACACAACCAAAATCTTACGAAGAAGAATTTTACATAATTGGTTTCTCTACACAAATTTCAACTGCAGGAATAAAATACTCAATAAAGGCAATAAGTGCAGCAAATTTATTTTTAAATAGTTATAAACTTGTTCAAAACTACTCAAAATTAGTTGGAACACCAAGAGAAGTAATGGCTTACTTCATGAAAACATTTAATGAAAAAGATGTAGGTTTAAAAGTTTATTGGAGTGGTGGTAAAGAAAATGCACGAGTAGAAAATTTTACCAGAAAAAAAGTTGCTAATGGTATAATAATAGAAAAAGAAATGGAAGACCAAACAGGGGAAGAAGGAGCTAAAAAAGAAGACAATGAAGAGCTTAAAAAAAGCACAGAGAGTTTAACCTTTTTGGAAAAAGTTTTTCAACGTCTTGGTTTTTTACAGGATCTTTTTTCAAAAAACATAGATAGCTCTATTTCGCAAGAAAACCTAATAGGAAGTAACAACTTCTATACAGAGCTTCGCCAAGATGGACTAACATTGGATGTTAAAAATGAAAACAGCGAAACAGATGCTGCTGATGTAGATAGAATTTACGATATGCTAACTAAAGCTGACATTGACGAAATCTTAGTTGATGATGCAACAGCCGAAGCTCAAAAACTAACTTCTAATTTAGTTTCTCAATCAGAAAAAGCCGTAGATTCAAACGGCAACACCAAAGACATAACAGCCAAAAAGGTGATACAGTTTACAACTAACGTCCCAAAAGTGTTAGTTCCAAAAAATTTTCAAACAACTGGAAATAATACAAATACATATAACAGCTTAATCTCTTATGCAGAAAAAGGTGACACAAAAAGTTTTATCAATGTAATAAAAAATAATAACGAAAAAAATTATATCAAAGGTGCTGACGAAGTTACGTATAACGCTATCCAAAAAGATTATGGTGGTTCCTTATTGTTTAGTAATGAATTTAAAAGTAGCGACAAAGACAACATAGACTGGCGTAAGAAAAACTATAATTTTATAAGTTTATGGCTCTTTGAACTTTGTGTAAAATGTCAAGAAGATTTAGATAGCTACAAACAAGACAACAAAAACGACAAAGACAAATGGGAAGGAGTAATCAAATTAATTATTAAAACAATAGCATGTATAAATAAAGCAAAGTCCGACAATGCTGACAGTAAGAAAGAATTATTTAAAGAACTGCAAGAAATAGAAGAAGAAACTGCAAAAACTGTAGAAAACTTAAATAAAGCAATAACTAATCTAAAAAGTTCCATAAATGCACAAAAGCAACTTTTAGAGCAGGAAACAAAACAAATAGAAATAGTTCTTGGTAGCGAAAGAACGTCACAGGGAGATGGAAACGACTCAAAGCAACTCTACAAATCCATTTCTTCAATTTTTTCAAGCTATACGAGCCAAGCCCCTTGTCATTATGAGATTAAAAACAGCTCTAAGGAAGTAACGGTTAAAGATGCAGACGGAAATGACAGAGTTTTAACAAAAGAAGAATCTGCTGTCCCAAGAAAAATGTCATGGGCATGCTTAACCGATGAAAAAGGCGGAGCAAATGGAGCAGTAGTTATATTTTATTACAATTCGCCGCTTAAATTTAAAAAAATAAGAAAATACTGTTGGGGAACTGGAAATCCAAACCAACATTGTATAAAAGACTTATCTGTTTCTTCAAGCACCGAATTTGCAAACGTTCTATCAAAAACCGCTTATGCAACTAGTGATAACGTTGCCGTAAAAGAACAAGACGGTAATAAGATTACTGCCGAAGTTACAGATACAAATGGAATATACAGAACAGTTATTTTAAACGAAAATGATTTGATTGAAAGAGCAAAAGAAAACATATATAAAGGTTCAATGACTATACTTGGTGATCCTTCATTTAAGTTTTGCGAAAGAGTGCAGCCATATACACTTCCGATATATATAGAAGTTAAGCTTCAAACAGAACAATCATGGTTTACAGTTGATGAAAAAAAAGCAGATGAAAAAAATAGAGACAGTATAAATCAAGAAAGTGTTATAACTGGTTATTATTTAGTATCAAAAATTACGCACCAAATAGATAAATCTGGTTTTTATACGACACTTGAAATAATGAAATATCCAGGCTTAGAGAAAGAAGTCTAAGTTAATTTTAGGTGAAATATGGATGAAGAAATAAAAGTAGAGCAGATTACACAAGCAACCAAAGCTCTAAAAGAATACAACAAACAATTAAAAAATGCTCAAGCCTCATTTGTTAATCAAAACAAAGCCTTAAAAGAGGCTTTTAAGGTGCTGGAAAAAATAACAGACAAAAAGAAATCAAAAGAAACCACTGCTCTATTAGAAACCATTCAGGAAAGTATTAAAAATTCATCCGAAGCGCTTGGAGAGTTTAAAGAACTATCTGACGAAATAACTATAATAAGCGACGATAGTCTAAAATCGATCGATAGCGCTAAAATAAAAGTATCAGAATTAGGCACTTCTATGGAAAGTTTAAACATAAACAGCGCCTCGAAAGAATTTACAGAAGTTGCTAATAATATAAAAAATGCTAAACAAAATAATGAAAGCTTAAATAACTCATTAAAAGACTCAAATAAAGCTCTATTGGAAAATAATAATGCTTCTTGGATGGTAGCAAATGCTAATAATGCTGCTGCTAACAACATGGGCACTTTAAATACTAACACTGTCGAAACCACAAAAAGTATGTCTTTACTTTCAGAAATAGCAGCAGAACTAGTTTCAACTCTCGGAAGAATGACAACTATTTTTGCTGGTGGTGTAGGTTTCTTATCATTTGCACAAGCATTAAAAGATTCTATTTCTCTTAATAACGAAATGACAGCCCTATCTATAAGAATGGGTAAAGGTGTAGAGGGCATAAAAGAACTCGAAGGGGCAGTAACAAACTTACAAAAGAAATACGGAGCAGCTTTTGAGAATGCAAAACAATATGTTGGAGAACTTAGTAAACTTCATTATACTGGCGATATAGAGGAAGCTGCTGCTGGTATCGACTTATTTACAAGAGCAACTGGTGCTTCTTCAGCAGCAACAATGGAATTAGTAGACGAACTTAATAAGGTTGGAAAAATAGGAGCAGATGGAGCAAATAAAATGCTTGCCTCTATGACTTCTATACAACAGTCTATGGGACTTTCCGCAAAAGGAATGGAAGCAACAATAGACGCTACTAAAAAAATAACTACAAACATGCTCGCTTTTGGTAAAACTTCTCAAGAGATAGTAAACGTAACTGCTAAAACAACAGCTTTAACAGCGGCACTTGAGAAAGTGGGTGTGGCTGCAACAGAAACAACACAGCTTATTAATAATTTATTAGATCCAGAAAAAATAGAAGACAATATACTGCTTTATAGTCAGCTTGGAATCTCTATGCAAGACGCAATGAACATGGATGCCGATACGATGATGTCAAGTGTTGGCAGTCAATTACAAGATGTTGCGCAAAAAATAGTTGATATGGGGCCAATTGCTGGTAAAGAATTTGGAAAGCAAATGGGTATTTCTTTCACAACTGCTAAAAAAATGATTAATGCAGATTTTGGAGAATTCTCTCAACAAGCAGAAGAAGCAGCGAAAACAACAGAAGAAAAAACATTAGACGTTTTAAACGAAATGATGTCAAAAACTGAAGGGCTCGGTAAAAAAATCGAAAAAGGACTTAATAGATTTCAAGGAATTTTGAGAACACTTCCACTGGGAATACTTGTTGGTTTGACATTCATAACACCAGCAATTACAAAAATTATATCTAATTTATTTACAAAAATAAAAAAAGGTTTCAGTGTAGTTGCCGACGAAACACAAAAGCAATTTTCTGTAACTACTGATGCCATATCTGATACTTTCTCGATGGGGCTAAAAAAAGCACTTGATACTACAAGTGCTGGTATTGTTAAAATAAAGAATGCCGCAGTTGGTTGGGCTGGAACATTATTTGATTCTACTCCAGTTGGTGAATTTTTTAACGGAACAGAGCGCAGAATAGACGCACTTCAAAAAAGAATTCAAAAAAAGAACCCAATTGATATATTCTATACTAAAAGCAAGGAAAGTTTTATAAGTTCTCTGGAAGCAGATCTTGAAAAATTTGAATCAAAATCAACAGAAGTTTTTCATAATCTTGAGGCTACACTTGGTAATATACCAGAAGCAAATTTCTTAAAAGATGTAGATTTAACTAAAACTTCTTCTAAGGAACTGATTGAAATAATTCAGCAGGGAGTAGCAAACCTTGAAAACGTTCCAACAAAACAAGCAAAACTTATACAACTCTTAGCAAAAGAATATGAGCTTTCTATAGATAAAGAAAAGAAGTATGAAGAAAAACTTTTAAAAGCAAAAAGTATAACTCAAGAAGAGCTAAATCTTCAAAAGAGTTTAAAAGATATAGCAGAAACAAAAGAAAAATTCCAAGATGATCAAACTGTTGCACAGGAAAAATATAACAAAGCTCTTGAAGAAATGGTTTCAAAAAACAGCCAAATTAAATCTATTCAGGAATCTATAAAAGATATAGACAGAAACACGGCCGAAGGTATAGAAGAAGCAGCAAGGCAGCAGCAAATACTTAATGATTTAATAGAGGCAAGAAATAAAGCAGAACAACAAACAATAAGCTCAAAAGAAGAATTAGATAGTATTACTACTAAAATAAATGCAAAAAACGAAGAGCAGAAAAATTTAGAGCAGCAAATAAGTGAAATACAGAATAAGAAAAAAAATGCTCAAGCAGAACTTATTAAAGCAGAAGAAAAAAAAGCTGGTGTTATAAAAACTCAAAAAAAACTTCAAGAAGAAATAGAAAAAACAAAAATAAAAGAAAAGGGAATTGATAAAGAGTTACAAAAAGCCCAGGCTGATTATCAAAAAAAATTCAAAGACACTGGAAAATGGAGAAGCGCTGAAGCTAAAGCTGCCAGAGAACAAATAAAGGCTCTCTTGGAGCAAAAAGACATTATGGCAAATGGTATTTTAAAGGCGCAGAATGATTTAAATAAAGCAAAAGAAGAAGAAAAAGAGATACAAGAAAAAATAAATAATCTTCAAAAAGATGCAAAAAAAGACCCAGGTGCAATAAAAAAAATGTTTTCTGGTATTGGTAATAGACTCAAAGAAAGCAAAGCTGGGCAAACCGTAACTGCAGTAAGAGATGCATTTAAAGAAAGACAAGAAAGTTTTGGAGGCGGCTTCAAAGGTGGCTTGAAAGCAACTGGCTCTTTTGCAGCTCAAGGAGTAAAAGCTGGAGGTAAGGTTGCTGTTAAAGGTTTAGGTGCGCTATTAAAGAAAATAGGACCTTTACTGGCAATTCTTGGTATTTTTCAGGTAATTATCGAAAAAGCAAAAGCAAAATTTGAAGGCTTTTTAGACATTATTAAAAAAGAAATACAGCCAATGCTTGAAGATTTATGGGAAGGGCTTGGACCGCTTATAAATGACATTTTGAATCTTTTTATGCAAATTTTTAAAGACCTTAAACCAGTTTTGGGTGCTCTAATGGATTCGTTCATTTTATTGTTTAAACTTCTTGTTGAAAACATATTAATGCCATTGGTTAAATTATTATTACCTCCTCTTTTAAAAATACTTGCAGCGCTTGTTACTTCTATTGGCTGGGTTACTAAAGCTATAGGTGTAGTTATACAAAAACTTACCAAAAAAAATGGCGAAGACAGTATAGGAAAAAGACTCGAAAATGTTGGTAGCTCTATGCTCACAGTTGCTGATACAATGAGAGAGGCAGCAGATTCATTTAAGAGTAATAAAAATAAATCAGATGTAGATTTCAACAAAAAAGCTGACACTGGCGAAGAAGACGGTGACAAAATGACTATTATCGGCGTTGACGGTAATGGTAGAGGAAAAATAGTAGAACAAGGTAGCCAGGCTTCTTCAAAACCAGACTCAGAAACAACAGATAGCGTAACATATACAAAAGAAAAGAAAACAGATGAAGAAATAAACAAAGAAAGGGAGCAAGAAAAAAGAGAAAAAGAAAATAATGTAACCTTATTAAAATTATTAGATTCTATTCAAAACATAGATTCTAAAAAAATCAATAATTTCTTGGATGGAGCTATCGCTTATTTTGATAAAATGTTTAACCAAACAACAATTAAGCCACCTGAGCAGCACATTACATTACCTTAATTCTAAAAAGTTAATTTTATGAAAATTAAAGCAATAGATGGTAGCAAACAAATTTATGAAGAAAACGGAGCCCTAAGCAAAGAAATAACAAGTTTCGAAGAAATAAACTTCGAAACAGAAAGAGGTGTCTCTGCAAAAGCATATAACTCAAATGCTGTAAAAACAGTAAAACCAACAGAAACAACTATTTTTTTTGAAGAAAAGGAATATAATAAGGATAATAAGCAAAAATACTTAATTGATGATGTTATAAGTAAAAATAAAAAAATGACTTACGCAGCAGTAAAAAACATTGAGGGAAATTTAACTGCTGCAGGAAAGGAAGATGTAATTCAAAATAACTACACAAAAGCCGACAGCGGAGTTTTTGTATATAATGGCTTGTCTTCAGAACTACATCAAAAAGATGTTATTGACGGTGCCACTAAAAGCACAGAAGGTGAAATTGTTATAAAAAAGGCTTCTGGTAGCAGACCAAAAGAATTAAAAAGAGACGAGTATTCTATATTTTCAGACAATAAAGAAAAGACAGAGTCAGATAATAGTTATTACAATAGAGGTATTAGTGCTAATTTGTTTTCTGGCATTTTAGAAGAAGAAGGCGGAAAATATTGGAATCAAGTTGGACAGCAAATAACAAATTCTTTTAAAAATTCTATCTTGAATTATGTTAAGCCTTGGGAAGAATACAACTTTTTTAGCGAAGATTTTTGGAAGGGAACTGCTAAATCAGAAACAACAAGAACTGCAAATGCTTTTGGTAAAATAAGAAGCCTTAGGGAACTAGAAGAATATAATCTTCAATATAATTGGGACGATAAAAATACTGACGATGATAGATTTAAATTACAGTATATACCATTAAACGAACAACTATCAGGCTTTACAACAAGAACTCTAAACCCAAGCATAAATGTTGTTGGTTCAATGAATGCAGATCATAGGGGGCCACTGGCTTCTCCGTCATATATTAGTTCAATAGATGTCAACAATGCAGATTCCCAGTGGGGAAGATATGGTATCATGTCCGCTAACGCTGGTATCGGTATTGCTAACCAATTTATAAATAATTTGGGATTATCAAGTACAGCAGAGCTGATAAGTGGTGTAGTTAGAGGGGCTAATTCAGAAGATTTTCTTGAAGGTTTTGGCGATGTTGTTACATCCGTTTCAATGACAGCGGCAGAGGTACTACAGTTAAATGCAGCAACGGCACAAAACTTTTATACCTCTAAGCCAGGAACTTATATAAAATATGGTAAAGCATCTCATAATGAAATAGCAAATATTCACATGTTCCCAAATGCGCCAAATAGAGGCGATTATGAATCAAGCTATAAAAAACTTAATATTGGTTCAGTAAGACTTGCGCAAATGACAAGGCTCGGAACTTATGGTTTTTTAAGAAACCTAATGGCAGATTACGACGGTATTCCGTTTTATGCAAATGATGAAAACTTTAGGTTTAATTCAACAACAAACTCTTGGGGTACAGAAAGCGTTAGCACTAATCAAACACTTTTTGGTGTTTCTTCCAATAGTTCAAGCGCAGAAGTGGCAGAAATGATTGCCAGCTTAATGAATAAAAACAACACTTATAAAGAGCTTGGAAGAATTTATATAAAAATAAACCCAACTTTAAAAATAAGCAGCCCACAGGAAATTCCTTTTGAGTTTACACCAATAATAAATGAAAATGCAAACGTTGCTAAATATCAAAGCGAATCTCTTCTTGGAAGAATTGGTGCTTGGCATATGTATACAGGAACAGATTTGGGAGGAATCACTCTTACAACAACCTATATGCCATTAGCTCCAGATTCATTAGATGAAAGAGAAAACGCTAATAAAAATAAACAGTTTGGTTTAGATAACTGGCAGTATTATTGGACACAGAATAGAATAAACCAAATAGAACTTTTGTATAGAAGTTTGGTTTTGCCAACATATGGAAAAGATTTAATAAAGCCACCAATAATAGAAATAGAACTTGGTGAAAAAAATAGCAATTCATTGGATAATTTTTTTAAACACCCTATCGGCGGTTTAGAAGAAGTACAAAACAATAACCAAGAAGAAGGAGCTGTCAACAGTTTAACATATAGTGAAGAATCTAAAAAATATTTAAAATACACAAAATATTTTAACAAAAGCGAAGAAGGATATAAAAGAATAAGAAAATCTTATATTGTAACCTCTTGTCAATTTTTACCAATTAGTGAAGAGGGTTATTATAATATGTATGGTGCTTATAGATCTAATTATAACAAAAGCTTAAGTACTACACTTGAACAAAAAAATAGATCTTTTCATACAGTAGAAAGCAACGACGGAAAGGGTTGGCTATATGGAGTAACATCCAGAGGATTCAAAGTAACTATACAATGTTTAGAAATAAAAGAAAACATAATGGATCTATATCCAGATTTTAAATACTACTATGATTCTGTAAATAGCTTGGAAAAAAACTTTACTGCAGTTGGGCCAGCAACAGATAAACTAACTAATGAACAAATAGAAGCTATATCAAATATGGGAATTGAGTATTTAGGAAGTAACTCTCAAGCCCAATTAAAAATGCTTTTGGATAATGTATTAAAGCGCTTCAAGGCAAAAAGTGTAGCGGGAAATATAAAAAACAAGGTTTGGAAAATTAGTAGATTCTTTTACAATAATACACCTTCTTTTTATAAAAATTTTGGTACATCAGAAAATACAAACGAGACGGGAACAGGTGGAAGCAACTATGAATATAATGATTCTGGAAAGATAGGTGGACGTGATGTTTTAGACTTTAAAAATGACAATCATTTCCGTTCATTTAATGAATTTGCAAGCCAAAACACAAATGGTAAAAAAACCCTAAAGGAAATAATGAAGGCCGCAAATTCAAAAATGCTTGACAGTGAATATAAAAACTTTTTTCAGTATGAGCCTGATGTAGAACTTATACCAAGTAGCGATAGTAAATACTTTTCAACTGAATCGGAAAGCAATATAAAAGCCATGTTTGCTGTAAAAGGTGTCGGCTCAAAAGTAAGAGGTGGCAATGGAGAAGGATGTATTGTTTATGAATTGGATAAAAAAGTAAAAGAAGAGGGTGACCTTAAAGATTTTTTTGAAAATGCAAATGGTGAACTAAACAATATAAAAAATAATATAGAAACAGCGTTTCCAGATTTTGTAGATTCTTATAGCGATCCAGGTTCTTTTATGACTGTTTTGAAAAAAAGAGTTGCATCAAGTGAAGTAAGTGAAATACAAATTTCAACAAAAGCAATAAACGAATACACACCAGAAAAGCCAGCTGAAGGAGAAGAGGCAAAAGAAGATGATATACAAAAACAAATAAAAGACTATGAACAAGATTTGCATATAACACGAACCAAGGTATCATTAGATGAATTAGGAAATTTATTAGATAAAGAGAAACAAGGTGGAGATTTTAGAATAGAAGGTGTTTTGGGACACTTTAAAAATACAAACAGAAAATCCTCAGCTCTACAGGTTGTAAACACTGCTTTAAAAACCGTTGATAACAATATAGATGTTTTAAACGGTAAAGGTAGAAAAGCTTTTCAGGCTATATCTATTAGTGGCGAAACAGCTCTCTTTACTAATATGCTAAAACCAATAACGGTAAGTTTTCAAAAAACATTTATAAGCGGGGAAGATAATAGTAAAAAATTTACAAAAAAATACGCAATGACCTTAAAAATAAAAATTAAGGAAACAAATATATATAAGGCAGAAGTTATAAATATAAGTGATGTAATTTCTTCAACATATCAATCATTAATAGCATCTTCTAAACTAGCTGTTATTAAATACCTGCAGGAAGACGTGTGTGGTAATAATAAACAACTGAAAGAAGTTGGGGAAAATGTAGTGACTATAGTAAATAAACTTAATAACAATAGCACAATTGAAGAAATTGATGGAGCCATCCAAACACTACAAAGTTTCTGCAATCCAGATCAGGCAAACAAAGAAATAGTTAACAATCTCGGTGGAAAATGCGGTAACGAATTGTTTAACAACTATCCAGGAGCGCAGCCAGAATGGAAAGAAAGCAATATAAGTAAAGATGTAAGTATATTAAAATCTTATACACTAAAAGGAGAAGGACAAACTGGAGGAACAGCCGCTCTTAGTAATATAGAATATAACGAAGCAACTGAAACATTTCAATCAAGCCCGAGCAAAAGCATGGGAAATAATGACGCTGCTTCTGATATTAAAGCGAGTGAATGGGAAAATCTTAAATCGGCAATAGAAAGCGGAAATGGAACTGGTAATAAGCCAACTATTTATAGCGTAGTAGAAAAAATATATAATGAGCAACTTGAAATAGAAAAAATAGGAAGGTTGCAAGGACTTAATTTAAAATGAAAACTGACTATTTAGAAACAATTTTTTGTAAAGACTTAAATACAAACATTAAAGCCTTTGTTGGTAAAAAAAATATAGACATTCTCCAAGAAGATACCACTACATTTACTATACCATCTGGTATGGAGTTTAGACCAGATAAAATAGCAGCTTACTTATACGGGGACGACACTATTAGCTGGGTTTTAGACTTGACAAATAATTTTACAGATGGTATAAAAGAATATTATTTATATAGGCAAATTCTCGTGCCTAGTATAAAAAGTATAGAAAATTTATCATTGGAGGAATAATGATTTATAGATGTTTGGTTGTTGACAACTCAGACTTTTTTAAAATTGGAAAAATAAGAGTAAGATTGTTTAGTGAAACAATGCCAGTTGAAAAACTAAAAGATTTAAGTTCAGATCCTAAAAAAAGAGTAGATGAATATTCAAACACTTTTGAAGATGCGGAACTTGCCACTTATAACACTACTATTGGAAAAGTAGATGTTTATGCTACACTAACAACGCCAATAGGTGGTGCAAATGATTATGGCTTATGGTATCTTCCTCAACCTAACACCTGGGGCATCGTCTCAGACCTTTGTGGTTATGCAGATGGAGAGTATGTTTGGCTTGGAGCAACATATCCTGTTGAACCGTTATCTGATAGGCTTAATGAAGTAATAAATTATGTTGGCGCTCCATCTGACACAGACGAGGAAAATAAATCAAACCTAATGAAAGATGGAACTATCAACTTAGAAGATAAAAACTCTATAGTCTTAAAAACAAAAAGCGCAGAGGTTGTAAGAGATGGCGAAGGAAATATTGACCAAGAAGAAAGCTCTAAAAAATTAAGCTGGTCTGTAAAACCAATGGAAAATATGATTATAATAAACGGAAATGAAATTGTTATTAAACATATAACCAACGAAGAAACAGACGATGGCTCAAAAAGAACAAACGATGCCACAATAAAACTAAAAGACTCAAACTTATACCTTGAAGTAAAAGATACAGAGGGGAAAAACAATTTATCAACTTCTTTTGATTTACAAAATCTATCTATAAAGAACACAGTGTTTACCACAGACGATTCTAATAATACAATTTTAAACGAAATAATTTGCGATTCTAATAAAACAGAAATAAGCTACGTTGAAGCTTCTGAATCTTCCGAAAAAAGCAACTGTAATGTGTTAATAGGAAAGCGACAAAGCGGTTATGGCGACACTACTGATTCTGTTATAAGTATGACGCAAGCGGCTGGTAATGGTAAATATAATGAAATAACAATGAATAAAAAAACTATAAATATAATTGCCGCGGAAGACGTTGTTCTGCAGCCTGGAAACGGCGGAAAGGTTTGTATAGGTGATACCGATTCACCAGTTTTAATTTCCCCAACTGGAGGGGATGTAAAAGTAGGAACTATAACAATTCCTACTTCTAAATTTCTTAAAGCATAATAAAAAGGCTGGTTTAAACCAGCCTTTTGTTTTAAAACTCTGCATCAAAAATTTCTTTAAATGTCCTACCTTTTTTTACTGGTTCCTCAAAACCTTCATAAACTGTATTAGTAACTGCTTTCTGACAAGAAGGAGTTCCTACTACATCAATAGAAATAATTTTTAAACCAGGCTGAACTTCAACGGCGTTGCTAACACCTTCAGCAAGTGGGCCGTGATAAGGTTTAACCTTTCCAGAACATCTTGTAGAGAAACAAATTTTAAACCCAGATTTTGCCAACTTTTCAACTGTCTGACCAGCTTCTGTAAGAGTAGGAATAGCCTTTCCTACAATTTGACCCTTTTCTTCATTCCAAGAAAGCTCTGGGAATGTAACAGCGATTCTTTCAAGGTGGCACTTAGCATCTGAAGCGTGTTCAAGCTCTCCATAAATAGGCTGACCACTAGCAATAGATTCGTTCCAAGCATTTTCGAATGCTTCTTTAAGAATATGTTTAGGATAGATTCTATGGTTTCTGTTCATTTTATCTGCTTCAGAAAATACGCCTCTAAAACAAATAGATTTTTTACCATCTCTAATCTCTTCTTCTGCTAAAATAGCTCCATCTATACTAAAATCTTCGCTAATAAGGTTTTCATCAGTTGACTGTTCATTAATCATGTTTTCCATAAACACCTCTTATTATATTAACTTTGCAAAAAAATAAAAAAATTTGATTATTTTTTAAAAGGAGGATCTTCGATTAAAAAATAATAATTGCTATTATAAGTTAATTAATATAATGGAGAATGCAAATGGCAACATTACAGGATATTTTTAATAAAGTTCAGTATGGTGAAGAATACTGCAAATTTAAGCAGATTAAAGAATCTATTGAAAATAATTATGATAGAGATACAGACATCTTTCATGCATCAGGAAGGATTAAAGATCTTTGTAAAGGCGTGACTCTCGAAGAAGAATTTGAAAAAATCGTAGATCACATCTGCAACAAAATAGAACTTGTTGAGAACAGACTTTACAATGAAGATGTTATGAGTCCACAATATAAAAAAATTCAAGCAACTTCTATCTTGGAAGACTGCAATAAAATTATAGCAAAGTCTAATAAAAGAGGAACTTATGAGACACTTCCATCTAAGCTTGAATTTGGAAAAATTGTGGCAACAGCAAAATACTTTGTAGAAACATATCTTGACACAGAAACAGTTCTTAAAGAATCTACAAACGCTGAATTTAATAAGTTTATAAACGAAGAAAGATATAACATAGAACAGGTGTTGTAATGGCAAAAGTAATTCTTGAAGATAACGAAAAAGAAGTTATAGGCGCCGCTTATAAACACTTCAAGAAAGAATATAAACATAAGCGCATTAACCATTCGGTTATAACAGAAGAAAAAAATAACGAAGTAATAACCGAAGGGTTAAAGTATTTTAAAACTTCTGAACGTTTATATAAACTAGCTTTAAAACTAGAAAGAAGAGCAAAACAAAATCAAAACATACTCGAAACAGCAAAAAAGGTAAATGCATTAGGAAACAAATTTGAGTATATAGAAGACCTATACGCTGTAGGTAAAAAAGAAGAAGCTAAAACACAATATAAAGATTTGTGTAATAAATACCTAGAGCTGCTAAAGCTTTTAAAAAAAGAAGAAGTAAAAGCCGCTTTAAGAACAGCTGGTAGCTTAGCTTTAACAGTTGCAAGTATGACAATTCCATTTATGGCAATGAATAAATTTTTCCCGCAATTATCACTTAAAGCCATAGAAAATAATACCGTTAGTAATGGATTATCTGCTGTAGAACAAGCACATGTTAAAACTTTAGGCAGGGCAAAATTATATCTAGAAAGAGCAGGGGCTTTTACATTATGTGGTTTACCAGTAAAAGCAGCTTCGAAAGCTCTTAAGGTTGGTTTTGACGCTGACGAGCTTAAAGTATTAAAATCAGTAGATAGAATGTTAAAAGATACAGAAAGAGAACACTCTATTTATGATAATAATGCTGGTGAGCCAGATATGCAGTTATCATAAAACAAGTTAAAGAAAGAAAGGAGAAACGATGGAAGAGTTAGAAAAGAAAGAACCCGACCAACAGGAAGTTAAAGAATTCTACAAACAGATCTGCCTTAGAAAAATGGACTATTTGGTAAATTATGATGAATATCAAATAGAAGATTTTAAGAAAAAAGCCTTAAATTTAGCAAAACAATTATTAGAAATATAACAAAGGAGAAACGATGGAAAACTTAGAAGATGCAAAAAAAATGCCAGAAATTGATCTTACAAAGGTTGCAAACGCAGAAGCTTTAAAAGCAACAGGAGACCAGTTTTCAAGAACAATACAAGAAAGTGGCTCTGTAGAAAACGCAAGAGCAAAAGCAAAAAAGAAGTTCTGCTTTGATGAAGCAGTATCATTTATGCTACCTTCTGGTGGAAGATTTTATCAGGATTCACCAGATAAAGATTTGAGAGAAGGAATTATCAAACTAAGACCAATGTCTTTGGCAGATGAGGAAATCCTTACAAACAAAGCTTACAGCAAAAATGGCTCTACATTTAGAGTTCTTTTTGATACTTGTATGGCTTCTAACTATGAAGCTAAAAAATTGCTAGCTTTTGATTCCGTATATATAATGTATATCCTTAGAAAAATTTCTTATGGAGATGACTATACATTTGAAATCACTTGTGGAGACTGTGATAACAAATTTGAACATACATTAAATATTTCAGATATAGAATGGGAAGAGTTTAGCGATGACGTTGTAGACGTAAGAGAAATCAAACTTCCAAGATCTCAGTTTACAGTAACAATGAGACTCCCAAGACTCGAAACAGAAGAAGCAGCAGAAAAATTTAAGCAGCAGCACTCAAAAAACAAACTTGTTTCAGATACAGTTGCCGCTTTTATTTCAAGAACTCTTTCTATAAAAGACGAAAATGATGAAGAAATTGATCCAAAAGATTGGATAGACTTCTTTGCTTCACTTCCAGCAATTGATAAAACAGAAATAAATAAGTCTTTCAAAGGAACTTCAAACTCTCCTACATTTACAGCAATATGCCCAGAATGTGGAAACGAAATGACAATGAGTGTTCCTATCCAAGAAGACTTTTTTCGTGCATGATGCTAGAAGTCTTTTAGATATAAGACTTACAATTATGGCCCTGGTGAAATATGGTTTTACCAGAGAAGAAGTTTATTGGATGCCAATAACAGAATGCAATGATTATATTAAAATAATTAATCAGCAAAGAGAAGACGAACAAATGGCTACAATGGAACAACAACAGCCAGCAGAAAAAGATGAACCAAAAACATTCAGAGATGTTTTTAGGGGTGGAATACAATAATAAATAAAGCCGTCAATTAAGACGGCTTTATTTATTTAAGAGTTAAAAGTATGAGATGGAAAATAAAATCAATTACCGCTGTAGAAAAAAATGATGAATTAATAACTACAACAAATAAAGTATTTACAATAACAGTGGGAGATATAGCAGGTGTAGCAAGAACAGCCTCTGGAGCACTAAAAGCACTCGGAGCAAATATTGGAAACTTTATAAAAACAATAAATGATCCAAATAACCCTGCAAGTCTAATGTCAGCAGCACAAGTAGCAACAGTTAATGCCCTTAACTCTTTAATACAGCCAATGGCTGTTGTAGCACAGGGGATGGAAATATATAAAAAAGTAATGAAGACTGCCAGCGTAGTATCCCCTATTCTTCAAATGGTTGCTAGAGCTTCTGGTGTTTGGTGCTCTCCAGGTAATGCTGTCGATATAGCAGATATAATTGGTGGAACAATTATAGAAGTTCTTTCAAGTTTAGCAATGTCTGCCTTCTTAATGCTTAAAGAATGGATTTGGAATTATGAATTTGAATTGTGGTCAACCAATGTTGTTAACATATCTAAAATCACAAAAGCCATAAAGAAACTATCAGACCACCTTAATAAAGAAACTACTAGTTGGTTAGAAGAAACTGGTAGCAAAGCCGACCCAGAAGAAGTAAATAGAATAATGTCTGACGACAAATATAAAGAAACAACTGTAGTCTATCCATTAGAAAACGCTGATTATAGCTTTAATAGCTTTGGTGAGTTGTCAACTTGGGATAAATCATCTTATTATAAAACAATTAAAAAGATAGAAGATAAAAATTACCCAAGAATGTTAAGAGGTAGTAATAATGACTGCGGAATTCAGTATTCAGACGATGATGGAATAACTTGGAAAAACACTCAACAACTAACTGGTTCATTTTGCTGCTTTGCTAAATTAGTAACAGAGGAAGAAGATAGTTATAAAATAACATACTTTGCGGCTTCTGCTCCTTATATAAAATCTGTTGTTAAAACATCAGATGAAAAGTTTAGCACAATGGAATCAAGCATACAGAATATAAGCAAATACAATAAGCCTTATTATGATGAGCAAAAAAGACAGCTAACAAAAAGACAGAAAGATGTTAAAAGCATTGCAGAGGCTTATGAACCAGATATAGAAACCACTATAAAAGCAGCTGGATTATATAAGTCTGAAGATGACGGAATAACCTGGACACAAGTGGAAAATATGAAAGAAGGCTATTATGGAAAACTAATAGAGTTTTACAAAAAGAAAGATTATGGTTTTACACTTGTAGCTGCTTCTTATGGTGAAGATGAGTATAAAGGAATTTACTGGACAAGAAATGGGGACGATTGGACAAGATCGAAAGTAAATGTTATTAATGAAGACGACTCTAGTTCTTTAGAGGATTCCGAGGTTAAGTGGCCAAACATATCAATAGTTGATGATAATTTTATTGTAAGAGCCTACCCAAATCCAATGCAGGCTGCCGCAATAGAAAAAGCTGTTCCATTTATAAGAAGAGAAGATAGAGAGCCAGAAAGCTTTGAACAAAGTTTTACTATGGATGTAAAAATTACTAATGTTATTATACCAGAGTGGATAGCAATGTTTAAAGAGATTTCAGATGTGGTTCATAGAGTTACAGAAAGCAATATATCACATCTGCTTAACGAAGAGGAAACAGCAGTAAAGGCTGCCAATATGTTAATACTTTGTTCTGAAAAGCTTTGGGGAAGAATAACTCATTCTTTAAATGAAGAAGTTTTAATAGGTGATGTAAGCTGGTTCTCAATAGCACAAATAACAACTATTGGACCAAAACCTACAATAGGAGACAACATAGGAAGAAGATTACCAATTGGTAAAACAAACATAAGCAATATGAGTGTAGAGATTAGGAGTTAAAATGTCTGTTTTAAGTAAACTAGAAGTAAAAGAAGATTTAGCCAATAATAAAAAAAGTATTTATAGCTGCCTGTTAGAAAGAGGAGCTAAATATCAAGGGATTGGAAATGATGAATATAAATCATATTCAACTCTTGATAATGGTGAAACTTGGGATATAATTCCTGAGTCTAATAATAATTTAATTAATGTTGCAAACTACCCAATACTAATAACACAACCAGGAGGAACTCCTAATATGATAAGTGGAGATGTTACAACTTATCCACCATATACTTCTATTCCTCCAGAGCCAATAACAAATATAACAGATGTAATTATTGAAACAGATGGTGATGGAAATACAACTGGAATACGCATAACAACTAACGGCGATGAATCAATCTACGAAAAACCACGCTATGGAGACTTTGTTATAAGCACAACTGGTGATGATGACCAGGGATATAATATAACAATAACAGCAACAGATAACGATAGCGGCGCAACAGAAGAGCTGTTTAATGGAGATGGCTTTAGTAAAGGAGACGGTAATAAGTATACTAAATCATCTGTTCAATCCTCTGGCGGCAGTGGTTTAGGAGAAGGAAACATAAACGACAATTTTGGTAAAGCACCTTATAATAATTATTCTGGTATTTTAAAAGACGATAGTAAAAATATAATAGTTTTATATTCTGATGGTTCTTCTGGTGACTCTTCTGGTGATGGAGACGGTTCTCAACTCGTATACTCAAATGACGGTGGTTTATCTTGGTATGATGTTAATGGCTTAAAGGGAGTAAAGGGACCATTCTCTAGCGTATCAGAAGACGACAACGGCTGGAATCTATTTGGGGATAATGGAAATGTATATGTTGATAAAAACGGTAACGGCAAAGTAACTTCTATGGAGGGAATAGATATAGCTTTCGAAGATCTTAATTTGCTATATGTTATAAATAAAGTTATAGTTCCAGAGCTATCATTTAAACTAACTGGAAATAATAACATTCAAGCCTTTTCAGAAACAAACTTAAACGACGTAATAAAAACATATAACTCTCAAACATTAAAAGGAATTTATACAAACTTAAATTCTTTTGATACAATGGATGTAAACAATAGTGATATGTTTATAGACTGGGAAGGTGATTTTGATATGAGGCCATTAGATCCAGAAGAGGTTTTTACTTTCTCTAATGAGGTTTTAAATTCGGTTCCTTTATACTATAATAGCGAAACGAGTGATTTAAAAGACCATGAGGTTTTAAGTAAAACAATAGAAGATATAAATAAATACCTAGAAGCTAGAAAAAAAAGAATTAAGCAAATTATTATAAATAAATATAATGAAGCAGATGTAGATTCAGAAGAACTACTGGAGGGTAAAGAAGAATCTTCCGAAGAGGACTTCGTAAATGCTTGTAAGCTATTAAGCTTATACAGAAGCGTAACAATACGTTCTATAACAACAGTTATATCTACACTTCTAGATGCAGTTTTTTATCTTGATAATAATAAGATGAAGAACCTTATAATAGCTGCTATATATGAAACAGTATTGGCGAGCGCAAGCACAATTAATTTTACTATAAATACACTTAAAGATAAGGCAATGGCAGCTAAGGAAGAACCTGAAAAATATAAAGATATACAAATTATAACAAACGAAGACGGTAAAGAATTTGTAAGGGTTAAACAAGGAGCTTGTAGCTTTAAGTACGATTTTAACAAGGGGCTTATGAATGCTGTAAGCAACTACTTGGATTACTCGTTTAAGAGTATCATAAAGCTTACAACAAATAACGATGAAGACCTTGTTGCTGTTGCTTCTACACAGTATAAATATAAACACAATTCTATTATTAAAGATATAGAGGATTGTATTATTAAAGTCTCAATAGTAGAAAATATAAATACTGGAGGATATGATAGCGACAAAAGCTACGAAAATATTAAAACAATTTTTGATAGCGCTTGGAATAATTATAAGGATTCTGTTAGAAGCGCTTTGGATAATTTAGACCTAAGTAAGTATAAGCCAGATAAGTTGTTAAATGAAGACCAAGCAAAAAACGCAAGAATTCTTGATATACTTAATAAGGCATTTATAAGAGTAAAAGAAAGAGCTGTTCAATTATTAGACCTTATAAGAAACAATGATTCTGGAGAGGTTAAATACTCTGAGTTTATTCATGGACTTGAAAGCAAAGAACTAGAAGAAAAAGAGTTAAAAAAAGAAATAGAACAATATATAAATAATATATTTAGTATTTGGAAATCAAATAAGGGTAAATTATAATGGGCACAATAAAATATAACGAATCACTTAGAAAGAAAATAAGCTTATCTATCTTAAACGAATTAGATAACTTAGACGATGATTGGAATAATATAAACGAAGCCAATAAAGCCAATATGAAACTCTTTATGAGTGATTTGGAAAATGGTGGTAGCGATGATTATGAAAACAGAAATAAGATGTTGTATATAATGCATAGGTTTAGAGATAACGCTTATGAGTTATGCGCCTTAAAAGATTACGAAATGGATTCTAGCACAAAGGCTTATAAATGGCTCATAAACACTTCAAGAATTAATCTTGCAAATTATGTAACTAACTGGAAAGCATTCGGCGGTGAAAGTAGCTTTACTACTGCTGATGGGGTTAAGTTTTCTACAAGTATAGAAGACAATGATTACATATGGAAAATCTTTTATAAATATGGAGATAAAATTCCAGATGATTTTAGTAGTGCCCCTAACAGCGGCGCTGGAAAATACTTTCCAAATACTTATATCTCTTCAGATAAAACAGAATATGCTAGAACTAACGAGTATTTAAAAAATGGCAAATACAGAATAGTCCAAAATAGTGACCACACAATTAATAGTGATTACATAGTTGACGGCGAAGCTTTTTATGATGACGGTAGAATTTTTACCGCAAGTAAAATAGATGTTTGGAACCAAGTAACTAATGTAGTTACCAGAACTTATAATACCTATAGTCCATTCTGGCCATTTCATAAAAAAACAGTTACAGAATCTTCTGTTGACGTTCCACTAGAAAACAATACACGCACTACAAACCCAGATCCATGCGTTGATGATATAGATTTTGATAAATTATTAAAACTCGGAAATGAAGACACTGCTTACAACTGGGGAAAGAAATGCGTTTCACTTTTAAACCTTGTAGAAAATAAATTAAACATTAGTAGTTTTGACGAGCACATAACAAGAGATATGGCAACAGCACCAGTTGAAGAAAGTACAACAAAAACTTTTATAGTAAAAAATTTAGACTATACAGAAGAATATGCAGATGAAATTATAAGACTCTATAAACCAATTAAAAAAACAGAAAGCTATGTAAGAAAAAATAAACTTTATTCTTATGATTATTATATTTATTATAATATGTTTTTTGTTGCAAACGATAGTAGAAATTATGCCGTTGGTTCCATACTAAGCACAAAGAAAAAGAAAATTAGAAAAAATATAAGACCACAGTATAGAGAAAAATACGAAGAAATAATAAACAATCCAACATCAGAAAATTTAGCAATAAAACAATTTGTATACGACGCTCATGATTTATACTGGGAAATGGGCTGGGGAGTAGAAATGGAAGTTCTATTCACTGGAGTTCATACAGAAAATAATAATAAACTAGCACCAACTCCTTATATAACAGATGATGTATTTATAGAACTTGCTAATAGTTATATTGAAAAAGTTTATTATAAAATACTTGAAGCAAAAAGCCACTACGAAGAAAGTAAAAACTGGTTTGAAACAGTAGACGAAGAGCCAGAAAAAAATTATGAGAACTTTTTAAAATATTTCATAGGAGCTTCACAAACAAAGCAAGATTGTATCTTGGCTTTAAGAAATATAGTAGAAAATATTCTACCTTGGATTCCTAAACGCACCGCCGCTTTGAAAACTACGATAGATTACAAAGAAGATTTAAAAATTTTCCCAGAAGTATTAAAGACAAGGCTTAATAAGTCCAGTGGCTCACTCATACAAAATTATAATCTTCTAGTTAATCAAGATAGTGAAATGAAGAAATACTATAAAAAAGAAAAGATAACCGAAGCCAGTTTAGACAAATTATTAGTCGCAAGAGCCGCAGATATAGAAGACGAACAGGCCTTTAATAAAACAAATTACCCACGATATATAGACATAGAAGCGATAAATACCCACTATAAAGGCAAAAAATTTAACGTTGGTGATATAATATACATAATGAATGATATATATCCAGAGCAACAGAATAGAATAACTTATATAAAGACTTGGGTAAGTAAAAAAACTGATTATTCAAAGTTTAATGGAGAGACTGGAACTGGGGCAATAGTAAATGATGTAACTATTACAAGGCTTGGTTTAGAGAAACCATTAAGCAACTATTTATATATATCAGATGAACAAGAGAATTTAATAACTAATGGCAACTTGAGAGTTGTTAAGGTATTACAATAATAAGATAATTATATGAGTTACAATAAAGGTTTAGGTTTTTATGATGAAAACGGAATAGTTTTTCAAGAAAGTGAAGAGAAACATATAACAGAAAATATAAAAAGAATTTTGACTACAAGGCGTGGAACTAGAGTGGGGGATCTTGCTTTCGGCTCAGACGTTATGAGATTTATATTTATGCCAGAAATGCATATTGATGATTTACTAGAAGAAGTAAAGAACTCTATAGCAAGATGTGAGCCACGCGTAACTGTTATAGAGGCATCTTTAATAAAATACGAAGAAGATACAGTTGAAATAAATCTTGTTGTAAGAATTAATTCATCGGACAAAGTTATAGAAACAAATATACAGGTGGTGTAAAGAATGTCTAATCAAATACTAACAGAATTACCTAATATACAATATACTGGTATGGATTATCAGTCTGTTATGACTGAATTGCAAAACATAATTAAAGATAATCCAAACTGGTCAGAAAACTGGTCAGAGTTTTATAGCTCAGAAGCTGGAACAATGTTTTTACAGCTTATGTCTTGGATTACAGATAATATGTCTACAAGGCAAGATGTTTTATATAATGAAATGTTTTTGACTACTGCCCAGAAAGATGAAAACAAAATAAAACTTTTAAAACAAATTGGATATAATCCTATTATGGCTCATGCTGCCAAAGCTCCAGTAGTTATAGAATTTAATACTGTTCCAGTATCAGATGTATATGTAACTCCTGAGAGAAGTTCGCCTTTGCATAACAGAATAAATGACATAATGAAAGTTTCTGGTAAAGACATTAACGGACAAAGTTGTCAGTGGGAAATTTTAAAACTATCAGATGGCAAACCAGATTATTTAAAATCTGTTATCTTACCTTCTGGGGTTATAGAATCAAAATATGACAAAGAAAACAATAATATATATGCTATACAAGGGGAAACAAAATACCTTGAACTAACTGCGGAAAGTTCTGACGGTGCTTATATAAATATTCCAGATTTAAATGTAGCTGCAGATTCTATAAGAGTATTTATAAAATCAACAATTAAAGAATGTAAGCTTGTGTCTTCATTTATAAGTAAAGAGGCTTTAAGTGAAGAATATGGTATTCCATACATAATTGAATATAATACAGATAAAACCTATAATGTTAGGTTTCCAAAAAAAGACATGATTAAAGAATCAAGACTTTTGCCAGCTGGTGCTACTGTAAGTATTTTTTATAGAGTAACCAATGGAAACCTTGGAAACATTCCTTTAAACTTTATAAACGCTGAAGCTACATTAAAAGACAAGGCTGGAAATAATTATAGCGTTAAAATAAGAAACTATAATCTTGGAACAGATGGAACTGCTGCGGAAAGTTTGGATTCAGCAGTTATGAATGGTCCACTTTCTATAAGAACTATGGAAAGAGCTGTAACTCCAGAAGATTATAACATTATTCTAAATAGAAACCCTAACATTTTTAAATCTAAAACATATACTTCTTCTAACCAGCCAGACAACTGGAAAAACTATTATGGTAGATGGATTAACCCACAGGAAAGTTTTAGTTTTGTTATGCTTAACAAAAACTGGAAGAATGTTCCAACTTCAAAATATAATTATTTCCCTTGGGTGACATTAATAAAAGAACCAAGAATTAATGAGAAATATGTTTTTGACTCAGCAACATACAACTACAATGCAAGCCTTGGAGAAACATATTATAACTACCACGTTGTAAATAAAAACGCAAATACAGATGTTTATAGAAACGCAACTGTTATAACACTTAGTGATTTATTTAACAATAGTTTGTTTACATCGGATGGTGAGGAAAATAAAAACTTAAAATTAAAACTTACAACAAGCGAAACTCAAGAACAGTTTTTTGCAAATGTTTCATTTGATTTAATTTATCCAAAAGACTCCGCAGAAGGTAAGAAAGCTTATATATCTATGGATAACTATTACCTTGCTTGTGATGATAACGCAAGATTTATTTCAAAAAATAGTTTTAATATAACTACTCCAATAGATATAAGTTCTGGACAATATATTAATGTATATCTAGATAATAAAACAAAACTAGAGATAGATTTGTGGGTTGAAAAAGACGAGGATTTTGAAGGTCCATTTTATGTTCTTTGGACAAATCAAGGAGTTGTAGATCCAAAAGCCAACTATGGAAGTAATGCAACAAGAGAAGCCGCTAACCTTAGAAATGGTATAGTAGAATTAATAAACAAGCAAATAGCTGCATTAATGGTTGATGGTGGAGTTGATTATGATTTATATAACGAGCACTGTTCTTTCCAGTATTTTGGTTTAAACTTATCTGCAAACGATTCTATAATTACTAGTTTAAATCAATTAAACCATAATGTTATATTAAATGTTAATGATAAAACTTATGCTTTTACGTTAAGTGGAACAACTCTTAGTGAAGCTCAGTCGGCTTTATATGGCTATGTAAATGATAACTACGCTTGGAATTCAGGACTTGGTGTAAAAGATTTACTAAATTACACATTTGCACACAATGGTTGTAATTTAAGAGTTGTAGAAAATGGCGTATTCAAGCCAATAGAAGGAACTCCATTAGCTAATTACAAGGCAGACATTGTAGAAGTTTTGCATCACGACACTGATGTTGAAAATAGTGATAACAGAAGAAGCGTTTATAGTTCTTATGATTTAATTATAAAAACAACAGACTCTTCAGAATTAACAAATTATAGTTATGTAGATAATTTAAACATTACTCACAAATTAAAAAATGTAATTAACATTTCGGATCCAATTGGTATTACTGAAGATAACTCTACACATACAGAATATAAAGGCTTTATACATTCAATACTTGGAGATTACGATTATAACACAAACACTAAAAACTTATTGCCAGAACCTTTACAGGCAGCAAAATACGAAAACTTGGCAAGTATATTAATGACAGATACTTCTCAGGGTATTGGTTATTTCTGTTTGAAATCACCAATTACTGGTTCCTCTTCTTCTATATTCTTTAAAAAAGAAGACTACGGAACTGACTTTATGAATAATATATTAGGAGTTTATTTTAATAACTCTGGGTATTCATATAAAGCCTATGGTGTAAAGAAAATAAAGCTTCAAAAGAATAATGCTTTGAGAACTTATGTTGTTGACAACTCAAACGAAACATCACTTGGTGATTTGTTTGGTGGTAGCTTAGTATTTGAAAACTCTTGTATTTATAATAATTATGACTTCCAAAATGTATTTGGACAGTTTAAATTAGCATCTTCTGATGTATTAAAACTCGGTTCTGTATATGAAAACTTTTATTATAATGGAGATGATGAAGAACTAAAAGAAGATATTGTTGGTATAGAGGGACAATACATTAATTGTAGCACTCTAGATGATGGAACAAAAGTTTATAATCTGGATGAATACAAATCAGATTTAAATATAAAGTTTACACTAAATCAGCAAAATACAAACTCTATTTATAAGATTGAATCTGATATAGATATAATACCTTGTAAAGAGATAGTATTAAGCTCTTATGATATAACAAATTATCCTTTAAATAATTCTCATACATTATTCCAGTTTAGTATAGATGATATGACAGAAGCTGAAAGCTTTAAGATTGATTTATACGGAAGTAAAAACGGTAAAGAGATTTCAAGAAAAATTAGATTTGCAATTAAAAATAGGAGCGATTTAGTAGATGCCTTAACTAAAAACGCAGATACTATTATGAGAGATAGCCCTTATCATCTTAATCAATTCTTACTTCAAAATTTAGACAAAACAACAAATGGAAATATAACTTTCTATTTCCCTGAAAACACTAGTGAAGTTGAAGTTTTTGATATGTATAAAGCATTGCTTGGAACAAACATTACAAATTCTGAGTTTTATAAAACTTATCCTGTTGACCTTGTTGGCGAAGATAGAGTTGTTAAAATTGATGAAACAGAATACTATTATGCTCCAAAAAGAGAAAAGCCAATAGTTTTAAGATACAGAAAACTTATCGATGATGTTTCAAGAGAGCCAGATTATTATATCACTACTTCAAAAAGAAGTGCAGGAAATTTATCATACTACACATTCTATTTAAATAAAACTCCAAACTCATTATTCCCAGATAAAGAGTTTTATATTCATTTTATAAATGACAAAACTTATGATTTTGATTCAACAGGAAAAATAAAAGAAACTGATGAACAAATGCTTCAAAACTATATGAAGAACTATAAGATTTCTGGAACGGATATAGTTTTCTTAAAACCTTATTTTAAAACTTACGATATAGCAGCAACTATTTATTATAATGCCAACTTCTCAGAAACAGAAGTTTCTACCGCTGTAAGAAAAGCTATAGATAACATTTGTTCTCTGGAAAAAGCAGAAATAGCTGGTGGTATGTCAAGAGCAAAAATCTTAAAAGAGATAATGAATTGTAATGGTGTTGAAGATTGTAAAATTACATACTTTGGATATGACTTTTTAAAAGGAGCAAACACTGATACTATTCAGGCTGATTTTTACGAAGTTCTATGTCTTCATGAAGATATAAGCGATCAGCACGGGAAAATTTTAAAGTTTGAGATTTTATAATAGTTTCTACTCTTGAAAGTTAATAATAAGTTCTTCAGGAGTAGAGATGATTTTTATAGAACCAAAAGTTGTTGAAGTATATAACACAATTAGCAACAATAATGATCTTATAAACAAATTAAAAAAATATGGCTATTTAAAAACAAAAGAAAGCTATTATGAACAATACGATCCTTCTTATGTAGAAAAAATAAATTTGGAAATACAGCTACATAACTCAGATGTTCTTTTGAGAGTATCGGAAATTCTTTTGGAAAACTCAGAGACTATCAAATCTACCGAGATTTCTTTGCTTGTTATTAACAAGGTTGCCTTTCAAGAATTGGCCGATGCCTTTGGGGAAGAATATGAAAAGTTTTCAATTGATGCCTATAAGCAGCTGATGTATACTTATAAGTATTGTTATGTATCTTCTTTTTTTCAAAATAATAAAAATACGTTCATGCCAGATAACGACTTTGTTATGCTTAGCAAAGACCCAGCTGGTTCTGCATTTTATGATGCAATGATGAAAGAATTTGATAAATTAGATATCATAATCGGAAAATGCTGTGAATATATGGATTTTGACAAAATCCCTTGGCAGTTAATAAACTATCTTTCTCAGCTTCTTGGCTTTGAAAAAGCAACTATAAACGCAAGTGATAAAGATGAATTAAAATATAGAGAGCTTGTAAAAAACATTATAGACATTTATAGAATTAAAGGAACTAATTATTCTTTTGAGTTGTTCTTTAATTTTATGGGCTTTAATATAAGTATTAATGAATACTATTTTGACAGAAGATTCTACTATAATACAAAAAATGGAAACGTAGAAACACAAAACAGTAACAATGAAGAATATGAATACTATCTAACAACCCAAAATCCAGTTAATAATACTCTTAAAGATATTGGTATTAATGAAATCGTAAAGCCATCAGATATAACTTCTCAATATTCGCTTTTAGAATTTGAAGAGCTTGTAAAAAAATATGGTATCGAGGCTGTTCTTGGATACTCGGTGCTTGATAAAAACGGAGAAGAATATAAAAACAAAGTTTATAAATACTTTAAAACAAATCTTATATATTATCATCTTTCTATGGATAACCAAAACCCATCAGAAGAGCAACTAGCAGCAATAACAAAATACCTAAGTTTGCTTACTCCTTCTTTTGTAATGAAGGATATAAAGGTTAACCTTTACGAAACAAAAGAATCTGAAGGTATTGGCTTTGATGGTGATGGTAGCAAAAAGCCAGACGTTTATGGAAACTATAATGGTTTCGAAATGCTTGATGGTGAAGACTGGGATAAAGCTTTTGAAAATGATTTTGTTGCTTACGACTCAGATGGAAACAAAATAAAAATTCATGACAATGGCGAAACGGAGGTTTTCAAAAACTCTATTGGCGGTAATGATTTTAGATTACCACTAGATTCAAAAATTGTAAACGCCTCTTTGAATAAATACCTAACTGGGGGAACTGGAACAAACTATTTAAACTCAAAGAGATTAAAATACTATATAGTTTATGAACATAGCTATCTTAGTGTTTTTTCTTATAATAGCCCAGGAGTATTAATAACTCCTTATTTTACAGTTCCGCCACACGTTGGAACAGAACACTTTTTAGAGTTAACAAATAAATGGTATAAAAACACTCCAATAGTAAATCTCACAGGTGGAGATGGTAATGGCGGAGAAGATTGCGTTAAAAACCAAATAAAAATGGCTGGCTTTTATAAAGAGGTTGATTTTGTTACAGAAGAAAGCCTAAACGATTTTATAGAAAGCTCTCCTTCTTTCTCGGAATTAAAATACGAAAAGGTTATGCCAAGAACACTTACCATTGTTCAAAGCATAAACTATGGACCTAGTGAAAAAATACCTACATTGGTTTTAGCCTCTAAGGAGTTTAATGGCTATGATATATCTAATATAAGTAATATAAACAATATATATAACGAAGTTCCACAATATGAAACAATATATTCTTACTACAAGAATAAAAAAATTAGTGAAACACTTGAATATGGAAAATACTATGTTGCTTATAGCGGAAGCAAACTACATGGAACTTTATACTTATTTAGATTTGGTGGCTATAAACATCCAGTAAAATCATTAAGTAATTATGAAACAGTTTATCAAGAATATGTAAATAGTTTTAACTACAAACTTGAAAAAGTATATGATGGCTCAAGACAAGAAATAGTTTCATTAAATAGTAATTATACTACATTCTCTTCATATGCAGAAGCAGAAGAACATATGAATAAAAGATTTGAGAAAATGAAGAATGACTACGGCGACCTTGATTATGTAGAAAGAATTCTTTATTATGTTTCTTCTGAAAACTCATACTATTCACCTGTTAAAGTAGCTGCAGAAACAAATGCTGTTAGATACAATTATGGAACACGAAACCACATATTCTCTTCAATTTGGGAAGCTACTGAATACTTCAATGAACATCAAGAAGAAAAATTTGTAAACGCTGAGTTTTTTATAAATGGTGATGTAAGAGAAAACGGTCTTTACGTTTGGAACTACACAAAAAGAAAAGCTGGCTGTTTGATATATTCTATTGCTGATGAAAAATTATACATAATGACTGGCGCTACTCTTAATAGTATAAAGCCTTATGATAACTTCTTTGGAAATTTAAAAATTGAATATAAAAACAGAAGTGCTTACCCAACAGCAGTAATATATGATTATGATAAAGCTTGGGAAGGCTATGATGAAGAAGCCGATAGTGAAGACTTTATATTATATAACAGCGAACATATAATAGATTGGGAAGAACTAGGCTTTAAAAATGCAAAAATCTCAAGACCTATTAAATATTCTACTGATTTGACTTTTGATAAAAACGGTAGTTTGGGAAGTAAAATTATTGCAGAAATAGCAAAAAATACAATTGATAACTTCTCTTATTTTGAAAAATTAAATTGGAAATATGGAGAAAATAATTTCCGTACTGGTCTTTTATCTTCAATAGAAGAATGTTTTGAGCATTTGGTATTGTCGACAAAAGGTTATCAATTCCCAGATGAGTTTACACACGGAACAAAAACTACATCAGACATAGATGAGAAAAACAGATCTCTTGATTACTATTCTTCATTTGAAACATTCTTTAATGATTATTACAAAATTATAGTTCAAGGCGATTTAAGAAAAGAAAACTTGCCAGAAACACTTGTAAGGGATGCGAACATACAAGATACAATTTCAAACGAAGAAGCTGAAAAAATAAAGAAGTATTATAATTTAGCAATGCTGTCAATTAAAGATACAATTGATAACATCTCTAAAAACAGAATTTATTACTCTTTTATACAAAACTGGAGAACTGCTAATAAATCTCACGAAGAAAGATTAAATGAAGATTTCTTAAAAAATCCACTAACATCTTCTGTTGACAACAACACAAGTTTTAGAGAGAAAACAACATTTATCGGTTTGATAAATACAGCCGTTAAAAAACTAAAAGAAGAGCATAAAGAAAACATAATTTTTGACTTAGACTCTGAACTTTTAGGAGATGACTCTTATAGTTTAAACGGAAACTTCCAAAAAATAACAGAAGTTTACAACTCTGGAAAAATTTCAACACCAGATATAAATTTTTATTTAACAAGAGATAGTAAATATAATTACTTTATCGCTTATAGACTAAATTATGGTTTAAATAATTATTCAAAAGATTATTACGATAAGCATGCTGATATTTATTCTGAGTTTTCTAATCTTTATGATTATTTGAAAAATTATGCTACTAATTATGTAAATGGCGTAATTAACAAAAAAGATCTAGAAGATTATTTAAAACAATACTATTATAACAAGCTTGTTAAATTATATAGAGAATCAGAAATAAAAGACGTTTTACCACTTCAAATGGAAACTGTTGGAAAGCGTCCAAGCTTCTTATATCCAAAACTAACTGATACACTTGATGGACGTGCTGGAACATTAAAGTTCCCATCAACACTGTTAAGCTCTTATGAAAATAATGGTAGTTCTATAAGCTCTTTAAAGTTGAAATTTGAAAAAATAAATGTAAACTACGATGAAGAGAAGAATGTTTCAGTTTCGTTCTTTATAGATAGAGTTTTGCTCATTAGAAGTATTGGCTTTGATTTTAATAGATACTTTAAAAAAGAAACACTTGATAAATTAAATAGTCAAGCTGCGAGAGAGGAACTTAAAAAAACAATAGAACAAGAATACAAAAAAATCTTTACTTGTATTAGGCCAGTTTTCTTTACCGCTTTTGATTATACAAGGAAAAACGAATTAACTTCTTGGCAAAAATATAGCCATTTTCTTTTAAAGGATTTCGAAAAAATAGATATAGAAGTTTTAGACATAAACAAAAAGCCTATTACAGATGAATATGGTAATCCAATTGACAAAAATGGCAACAAAATTGATTTGCTAAGTGGTGATGAATACATCAACAGACTTAAAGATGGTGCTCTTATAAGGCTTACAGTTGTTGATAATACAAACTTCAAAAATATACCACAAGAAGAACTTGAAGAGTTTAATATGCCTGGCGAAATCGAAAATGTTTATGGCTATTTAAACATTAAATCTCTTAGAGAAGAGTTTATAGATAACTACATCTCTGTTCCAAAATCATTAGATTGGATTGAAAAAGATGAATATAACAATGCAACTGAATATATATCTTTTGGAGATGATAGATTAATTAACTCTAATGTAACAAACTCTTATTTCTTAAAAACTGAGGTTATTGCAACAGAAGATACTCACTTAGACCTTTTAAAGAAGTATTATTATGATGAGGAATGTACTCAATTAGTTAATACAAAAGAGTTGGATAAAGGTATAGACCCTAGTAAAAACAACTTCTATGAAAAGATAGAAATAATTGACGAAGAAAAATATAATAAATATGTTTCTGGAAAAAAAGAAAAAGCTGTTTATACAGATGATTTACAAAAATTTTCAAAAAACAAACTCCCAATAATAATAAAGAACGGTAAAGAAGTTGAGTTTTCTGAGCACCAAAAAGGTATGCTGCTAATTGATGAGGGTGTAGTTGGAGCAGAATTTAAATTAGACAATGTAGAAAAAATAAAAAACATTGATGAAAATATTATCAACGTTCACCCAGCAACAGAATTAGATAGCTCTAATAATCCAGTCGATTTTAACGATAATATAATACTAAAAGATTACGGATGTGAAATCTACACTGATAAAGATGGCAATGTTGTATTAAAATGTAAAAATATTCATGCAGCCAACGTTAAATCAGTAACTCTTTTATATACAATTATTTATCGTAAAGTAAAACTCTTAAGCCTACTGGCAACATCATTGTTTAATCGTTCGACTGTATTTGTTTCAAAACTTATAAATTCTGGAAGCAATACGAAAATTAACAAAGTGACAAAAATGCTTGTTAAAAAACTACGCTTTGTAGCAAGACAAAGCTTTAGATTTATTAGTAAATTTAAAACTTCAAAAGTATTTAAGGGTTTAAATACTTTTGAAAAACATATAAACATAAACTTTGATCTTGATAGAGCTTTTAATCGCATTGCAAGAACTATTAAACTTAGCAATAATACTTTTAAAAATGTTGTTAATAAAGCAATATTAAACATTAATAGAAGCATTAAGGGTAAAGCTGTTATAATAATACCAACAATACGCGATAGTTTTGTTAGATTAGCAAAGAGTATTAAGATTACTAATTTTAATCTTAGAAGTCGTATTAAAAAATCTAATATAAGCATTGGAAGGGAAATAAAACGAGCAGCTTATAGGTTTACAGCAAAAGTTAGTAAATCGCTTAAATATGTTCTTAAAACTATTAAACCACTTGGTATAAAACAAAAAATATATAGTTTTGTAAATCCAGCCGTTAGCTTAGTTCGAAATATAAAAAATGCTTTATTTAAGCAAAATATAGATTTTAGCTTTGACGACCTTTTTGCTTTAAAAGGCACATATGCTAAAAACTTAAAAAACTTAGTGTCTTCTTTTGCTTCAAAAATAAGCATTGCTTCAATGATTGCATTTGAGTCGTTCTTTCAGAGAATTTTAAGCTTTGGATACAGCGATGTTACTGTTTCTATTCAGACTCCTTTTGAAAGTTGGAGGTTAATTTCCACATGTGTAAAACCTGTTATTGCAATAACTACCAATTCTATTTCTTTTAAACATTTTAGACTTGTAGGGCTAATTTCTAATAATTTTATAACTATAATAAAATCTCTGTCTTTAAAAGACTTTACTATAGAAAATAGTATTAGTAAAGCTAAAGTAATTTTTAATAAAATTAGCGCCGTTTTTGCAAAAGAAGGCAATATACTCTTTGAAGAAGTTTTCTCTAATTACTTAAAAGTTTTTAAAACATTTAAAATTTCTTTTGGTGGCGTTAGTGTTAAAAAGGAAACAAGGGTTGAGAAAAGTTGTTTGGCTGTCTTGTTTAATAGATTTAGTTTATTTAGTAGATTTGAAGATGGACTTGTTGAAGGTGTTGTAAATCAAGTTATACCTTATATTAGAGGTTTTCAAGCTTCTTTTGAAAATGGATTTATTGAAGGCATTGCAAAACAAGCTTCTTTCGCTGTTGTAGCTCTTCAAACTTCTTTTGAAAATGGATTTATTGAAGGCATTGCAAAACAAGCTTCTTCTGCTGTTACGGATCTTCAAGTCTCTTTTAAAAACGGGTTTGAAAGTATTGTAAGAAGCTTAGGAGAAAATACTGTGGGACTTCAAACTTCTTTTGGAAAACCTCTTGTAGAGATTATGTAAGCTTAAGTTTAGTATTTTACCTTAACAAGTTAAAAATAAAGGAGAAGATATGGGTTATTTAAATAGTAATATATATCAAAACGGAATTGATCATACTCTTTTGGACAGCAATAAAAAATATGTTATTGCTTTAACAACTAGTGATATTAGAGGAGATACTGTTGATGCTAGTAACATTGCTGCAGTTAGTGCTATAATTAATGGTGGTGGTAACGGTAGCCCTTCATTGGATGCTGCTAGCGGGCACTTAAATAATGTATTTGCGTATAGTAATAAAACATTAACAATTAATAGTATTTCTTATAATTATACAAAAGATGTATTAAGCAATGGAGCAGGAGATTCACAGGGTGGGAAATATAACAACGATTCATCTCTGATTGCTCAATACTTTGCAGTTATTGACCTTGGAAATGTTGCGGCTGCTGATGAGGTAGAAATTACGCCATTTACTGGTGCGACTGATAATATTAAGATTCCTACAGTTACTAAAATTGCAAGCGGAACTCCAGTAATTACTGGGCAGCTCTCTGGTAGTGGTGTAACAATTCAAGCAAACAATAACTTCTTGTTTGGAGCTGTTACTATTTCATTTAGCGAAACTGATTCTGCTAGCTAATTTTAATTTAATATGAATTTATTAAAAACATTCAAGGTTAAAGAAGTTAAAAAAGTTCTCGACGAAGAAAATAAAGAAAAATATGTTTTGCTATATTTGGATACGAATGATCCAAATATGGCAAACACTCAAAATGTTGTTTTGCAAGAATATACAACAAATATAAGGAATAACTAATGTTAAAAGATAAGTTTAAAAAATTTTTTAATACCGACAATAAAAATCAAGACCCAATAAGAAATTTTTTAATGGAAGGATTTGTAGACGTTAAGGGGTATAAAACCATAAATGGTGAAAAAAAGCTTATTTATCACGATTGTGGTGACAATGTTGTTACTGACTGGATGCGTCATGCTATGATGGTTATGCTAACGGGGTCTGTTTTTTCAAGTCAGGGACAAGATTCTATTGCTGGAACAATTTCTTCTTCTGTTTCAAGAAATGACAGTACATCATTTTCTAAAATAAACGAAACACAAGAATATCATGCAGCAATAAACTCTAACGGAGTTGAAGGTGAAGGTGGTAAAAATTTTGACGGCTATCTTTTAAATGGTCAACAATACTTTTTTGACAGTTCAAAAATAACAAAAAAGTATTCGGAATCTGCAATTCCTGGAGATATAAACAAATACGCTTTGTTCCCAACAAAAGTTCTTTTTGGAACTGGTAAAGAATACTCATCTTGGAACACTTTACAAACAGAAAACGAAACAGCAAATGCAACTTGGTATACAGAAATGCTTAATAGTTTCGGTGGAGACTTAGCAACAGCATCTGCAGCTTTTAATGATAATATTGATTTAGGTTGTAATACTTATTCTGGTTCTATATCTAAAAATATATATACTGGTAATGGTATGGTTGTTAAATCAAGAACAGTTAATGATCCAGACAACTCTTCAAACGTTATCTCTACAACATCAACAATGAATAAAAACTATGGTGTTGTTGGAGCAATTAAAACTCCTTACTTTGATGGTGTTAACGATTCAAGTTTGTTAAATACAACAATTAGTGATAGTGGTAGATTGTTAAAGCCAGTTAATAGAGGTATTGGAAGACCTTGTTTTATTTATTTCAATACACCACAAAACAATGGACAGCCAAAAGAAGCTTGGGATAATCCACAAAGTTCTGAAGTAGCTCTTTCGAAAGATGCTTCTTCTTCTTACTTAAACAAGATTACTTTTAGTATTACGCTTCCTTCTCAAAGCTCAGCAGATGGTGCTATAGGACAGTTTTATCCGTATAATGGTTATACACTTAAGCAAATTGGTTTGTTTAATGACGCAAGATTAACAACTGGTGTTACTAGTTCTGCCGACGGAAATAGCTACCCTTATTTAAACATGCCTTGTGGAATGCTATTGGCAATAAAAAATATTACGGCTTTTGAAAAAACAGCCGACGTAGAATTAAAACTTACTTGGACATTGACAATTTAAAATAAAATAAAATAAAAAAATATTTAAAAGCCAGGGCGTTTCACCCTGGCTTTATTTGTTTGTAAAAGTTAATTTATATATTAGAGAAGGAGTAAAAATGAAATACAAAAGTTATGGCAATTCAGTTGACGAATATGAAGATGGTTTAGGAACTGAGTTTACTGTATCTAATGATTCTATATCAGCCAGAACAATTAATAGACCTATAAATAATTTATACGAAAATCAAGAAGAAATATATAACTTACTTCAAACACTTTCAAAAACAGTTTATGGAAACTATTCTGGAATTATCCCAGATGTTTTGGAAGAATTTTACGATAAATTTTCATCAGTTGGTTCTTATAAGAACAACATAAATAATTATTACTTAAGAATTCCTTTGGGGTTTTTATTCGGACGTATAAAAGAAGACAGTGAAGACGGTTCTAACAATGGCAATCCTTTTTCTAAAAAGGGTGAGTTTGACTACAAAGATAAACTAAATAAATCTAATTTTACACAAGACGATTGGCACAGTTATGTTGTAAATAATCAACCTAACATTGGCTTGTATGAAAGACAATTAGCTAACCTTATACAATTAGACTTATCAGATCTTTCGAATGACATCAAAGTTTATTATGATATGATTCCTGCAGCTAAAAGAATCCCAGTTCTTGATGAAGAAACTGGCTTTCAAAAATATGATTCTTTTGGTAACCCAGAGTATGAAATGGAAGAAGACTCTGTCACATATAAATACGAAAGAGATGAAGAAGGAAACATTGTTTATGAGAAAGATGAAAACGGAAATATAAGACATCGTATTGGTTATTATATTAATGTTGTAAGATCTACTTCTGGTGAAGATGAAATAACTTGGCTCCCTAACAAATCAGAAAACTCTTCTTGGAAATTTGTTCTTGAAGAAATCAATTCTAATGTAGAGGGGCAAGAATACTTGCATCATACATATAACATTACTGTTTTTGATAACAATAAAACAATAGAAAATTTTCAATTTTCTATAAAAGGTAATGCTTCTTCAGAGACAATAAATCAGCTGTTGTTTACAGAGGTTAACACAAACTGTAAAACTTTACAAGCAGAAATGTTTACAACAACTATTGGTGAAGAAATTAAAAGTGGTGTTAAATTAATTTGTAAATCTACAAGCTCAAAAGAAACAAATAATTACAAAATCACAATTAGATTAGACGATGGTTTTGCTTATGATTTAATGGGTAACAATAATGGAGCAAGAATAGAGAGCATACCAGCAACTAGCAAAACAGAACAGCGTTATTATGATAACATATTTCAAACAACTAATGCCTTTGTTAATTATTTTAATTCTTACTTGACAAAAACAGAAACTTTAAATAATTACGTTTCTCTTGAGCCAACTGTAGCTATTTTAAATGATGATAAATTAAACGTTTTGGTTTATGACACAGAAGCAGATAGCAACAACAAACTAAAAGAAAGTTATGATAAAACAGGTAAATATAAACTTGTAACTACACCTTTTGACATTTCTTATGTTTTAGATGGAGAGGGTAGAATTTCTGACTATAAAATAAATAATAAAAAACTTTCAGAACTTGACATAAATTCTATTTTAAATTCTTCACCTGAGTATAACAGAGAAACAATGTTCCCTTTGATTGCTTATGTATTTAAAAAAGAAAATAAAGTTCCTAACAGAATTGAAATTTTAGATTCTTTACCTGTATATGATATAATGGATAGAAGATTAATTTCTACCAAAAGAGCAGAATTAAATACATTAGAGTCAAACACAAGAACTGATTTAATTAATTATATCAACATTAGAGACTCTATCAACAATCCTTCGAGAAGTTTTGAAATTACCGAAGACCATGAAGAAAGCTCTAATAACCAAACAAGAATTACATCACCAATTGTAAGAATCACAGACGTTAAAAATGACAAAACTGGTAACACTAACCCACAAACAAACAGTTGGTCCGATTCAAAAAAAGGTGATACACCATCTGATTTTTTTGAGGAATCTACTCCTGTAAAAAATCTAGAAACTGGCAATATATCTTACACTTATCATAATGATTTTACAAATCAAGGATTGATAATTGATACAAATAAAGGTGTAAAATTATTTTCTAACACACCTAATAAACCATTAGATATTTCCGCTTCTAAGGGTAATATTAACATATATACTTTTAATGTCAATAATGATGGAACTGAAAATTTAGATTATAAAACTAACAGAATTAACATAAGAAATACTCACGATTATGATACAAACATGGTTGACATTCTTGGAATAACAAGAATCAGAAGTAAGAATAATGGTCAGTTAGTTATAAGAAAAATTGGGGATTTAAATACTAGCAGCGAAAGTTCTATACTTTTTACCATTGGAAATAGTAAAGCAAATGCAAGCAACAAAGCACTAACTGGTTCAGCAGAGGGTGATACTTATGTTGGTAATATTGCCTTTAATGGTGATAGTTCTAATAGATTTTTCCATCTTAGATTATCTGAATCAAATAGTTCTACTCCATTAGAAACATTAACTATTAGAAACGGAACAACTTCTGATGGAAATAACCATGTTAAGAAAATCTTTAAGTTATATGGCTCTCAGAACCCTTCATATGATGAAATATATAATTTAGGTTCTGGTAAAAATAGTAGATTCTATACAAACACAACAGATGATTCAATAGATTCAGAAGGTAGATGGCTTAATTCATTTATCAAAAATGGATACTTTGGAAGTATTTATTTAGCAGACAGAAGCACAGACGTTTCTAATGATGATAGTCTTACAAAAGGTGCTTTGAATCTTGGAAACTCTAATATATATAATGTTTCTTCTATATATATTAATAGAGATACTACAACTAGAAAAAATCTTTCTACTATAAACTTTGCAAACTCAACAGCAAATAAGATGAACACTATTTTTTCTAATAATACTAGTGGTATCTCTTTTGTATTAAGCAGGGCTGAAAATTCTGCTCCATCTACTAACACCAACACAGAGAGCAATACTAACGGTGCCTTGGTTTATATGAAACCACAAGGAACAGAAATTAGAAAGAAATTATGGGTTAAAAGACAGGCATTTATAAATTGTCATTCTGATTCTTCAACCGAAGATAATTCGGCTTTGGTTGTAAAAGGACAATCTGTTTTAAATGGAGAACTTGTAGTTGATAAATCTGCCTCATCAATTTCAAACGCTGAGAATTCAAGCGGCGTTCCAACACCTAATAAAGCAGATGACTATAAAAGATATAATGAAGAGTTTAGCCCTATCGAAAATGGAAGCAAAGTAAACTCTGCCGACTCTCTATATATGTTTAGAGTTAATGGACGTTCATATCTTTCTGGAGATATAACACTTGATGAAAACTCTAAATTTACAGAAAACGCAACTTTCAACAAAGCATTAATTATTAAAAATAAAAATTATAATAACTTTGATTATAACTCTGTAAATAAAACTGTTTGTTTGCCTACAAACGATAAATATATAGATAGTATTATAACAGATAATTACTTTATTTCTGATAATAGATTACCAAGAAACAACACAGCGTTAAGCGTTGAATCTGGAAAGGTGGTTTTTGGTAAGGATTCTGATAATGCTAATATAGATACTTCTGACTTAATGCTTTATGGAACACAATGGATTAAAAGAAGATTATCTATTGGTAGTGTTAATTTAATTAATACTTCTATGGCTACTGGAAGCCTTCTTGAAAACGAAAACGAATCTCCAAGTTTTTATATAAATGGAGCTTCGCAATTCTCTGGTGATGTTGTATTTGGTCATTTGGCTACAAATAATGATAACTCTTATCTTTTAGCAAAATCAAAAGCAACTGCTTCTGACGCTAATTATTTGCCAATAAAAGCTATATTCTGGGGAAAAAATAAAGCAGCAAGTGGTAGCAATCTTTATACAGATTTTGATTTCCACGGAAAAACTTGGTTAGACGGTAATGTTTATATTGGAGATAACAGCGGAAACGCTAATGGAAACGGAACAGCAAAATTAATAATTTATGGTGCAGATAATACTGAAAGCTTAACCCTTAATGGAGCCCTAAAAGCAACAAAAGCTGGTGATTCTACTATTGCTGGAAATAGTTTCAAAATAACTGCTACAAACAATGTTTTGGATTTAAGCAAAACTACTGTTAGTTTAACATCAAGAAACCAAATAACAATAAAATCACAAGACAGTGGAGCTACAAATGCTAGTTCTATTGAACTTACAAATACCACTGGAAAAATTGGTATAAACGAAGGTGGAAGTAAATCAGAAATTAATCTTAATAAAAACTTAGCAAAGCTTTCAAATAAAGATGGCTATATCGACATCGAAACAAATACTGATAATACAACACATGGCGTTAACATTTTTAATACAGATACTTCAAAAATTGAGCTTAAAGATGAAGCTATAATTGCAACTATCGGAGATAATACAATTATAGCTTCTACAAAAGAAGGTGACCCTGCCGAAGATAAAAGCTCAATTAAAATTAAATCTGGTGAAAATACATTTGTTAATGTTTTAGGAACAGAGAAAAAAATAGATATATCTGCAAACAATGGTATAACTTTAGGAACTAGTTCTAATGGACTACAAATAAATACTAAATCTAAACTTGGATCATCTGATTCTTATTTAGAAATTGATAGCAGCATAATCAAATTAAGAACATTACAAAATGGCTCTATAAAAATTGGTGGTTCTGCAAGCAATTCTCTTATTTCAGATATAACATTAGAAAACGCTAAAAACATTAATTTAACATACAATACTGCAGTTAATTTTAACAATAAAGCTTCTGTTGATAAAAACGGAAATGTTAGTGCGGTAAGTTTAAAAATTGGAAATTACGGAATTAGTAATGCTGGTGTTGGAACATTAAGCTCTCTTAGTATTGGAAATTACGGAATTAGTAATGCTGGTGTTGGAACATTAAGTTCTCTTAGTGTTGGAAACATAAATTCAACTGGTGATATAATTGCAAGAAAATTAGATGTTCAAGATACATTGGCAAATAATGCTTCGGCAGACACAGTTAACACAGTAGACGCTGATATTTCTGGTAAGATAGAAGCCAATACAATTAACATTACTGGTTCTCTTACTGCAAAAAATATAGATGGTGGAACAGTAAACGCTAACGATCTTGTACTTGATGGAGTAATTAAAAACACAACTCTCTATGGTGATACAGCAACTCTTAGCCAAACTGGTACAATTCAAGAAAACTCTGTAATCAACTTAACAACTAACGCACAGGGATTAAGAAATGATGCCACTGGAGCTGGTCAAATAACTTCTTCTGGAGCTATTAAAGGTTCTACTATTTACGGTAGCACTTTAACAAGTAGCGGAACAGGAGCAAAAATAGAAAACTCAGACGTTACTGTTTCTGGAGCCATTACAAATAATGGAACAATTAGTGGCGGAACAGTTAGTGGTACTAGTTTGAGCAATAGCGGAACTGCAAAAATAACAAGTAATGTTGATATTACTGGAACTATCACAAATAATGGAACAATTAGTGGTTCTGTTGGTAGTGCAAGCCTGGATAACAAAAGCTCAATCACTGGAGCTACTACTATTACTGGAGCTATTACAAATAACGGAACAATTAGTGGAAAAGTTAGTAGTGCTAGCTTAGATAACAAAAATTCAATCACTGGAGATACTAGTGTTACTGGAGCTATTACAAATAACGGAACAATTAGTGGAAAAGTTAGTAGTGCTAGCTTAGATAACAAAAATTCAATCACTGGAGATACTAGTGTTACTGGAGCTATTACAAATAACGGAACAATCGAGAGCGAATCAGTTTCAGCAAACTCATTAACAAACAACCAGAATGCAATAATTAATGTAGTTGGAACAGAAGAGATAGAAGGCGTAATCGAAACAAAAACATTATCAAACAGCGGAACAATTGAAGCTGCAGAAGTTTCTGCAAACTCAATTACAAACAATAGTAGTGGTTATATTGGAACAAGTGAAAACCCAACAGATATTATTATTACTGGAGCAATTACAAATAGTGGAACAATCAACGGTGGAACCATTGAAGGAGCAACTAGTATTACAAATAGTGGAACAATTAGCAATGCTTCTATTAGCGTTTCTGGCGGAATAACAGGCGGAAGTATATCTGGTGGTTCTGTATCTGGTGATACACTCGATGTAAGTGGTTCAATAACTAGCGCTACTACTACTATTGCTAACGAAATAAAAGCCAAAGGTGTATCTGGTGGTAATGTATCTGGTGACACTCTCGATGTAAGTGGTTCAATAACTAACGCTTCTGCTATCACTATTGGAGGAAATATAAAGGCTAATAGTGTATCTATGACTTCTGCCGATAAAACAATTAGCGGAGGTTCTCTTGAAGTAACAAACAATTTAGAAGTTAAAGGAACTCTTAAATCAGACGGCGACATAACAGCAGGAAGTGCCACAGTTCAAAACGTTTCTGGTGGTAATGTTGAAATAACTGGTGCAATTAGTATAACTACTATGTCTGGTGGTTCTGCTACAACTTCTGGAGATGACAAAGACATTAGTATAGCTACTTTGTCTGGAACTGGTTCTGTATCTGGAACTGGTGCAATTGATATAACTACTATGTCTAGTGGTTCTGCTACAACTACTGGAACTGATAAAGGTATTTCTATCGGCTCTGTATCTGGTGGTTCTGTATCTGGAACTGGCGCAATTAGTATAAACGGAGCGGTATCTGGTGGTTCTGTTACAACTTCTGGAACAAACAAAAACATTTCTATTGGTTCTGTATCTGACGGAACTATAACTGGAACTGGTGAAATTAATATAAACGGAGAAGTATCTGGCGGAACTATTAAAACTACTGGAACAAGCAAAAACATTACTATTGGTTCTGTATCTGACGGAACTATAAGTGGAAGTGGAGCAATTAGTATAACTGGTGCAATGTCTGGTGGTTCTGCATCTGGAACTAGTGTTACTATTGGCTCTGTATCTGACGGAACTATAACTGGAACTGGTGCAATTAGTATAACTGGTGCAATGTCTGGTGGTTCTGCATCTGGAACTAGTGTTACTATTGGTTCTATGTCTGACGGAACTATAAGTGGAAGTGGAGCAATTAGTATAACTGGTGCAATGTCTGGCGGTTCTGTATCTGGAACTGGTGTTACTATTAATACTTTAAGCGGTAGTGGTAAAATAGAAGGTGAAAATGTTGAAATTACTAATGGAATGAGCGGTGGAACAATTGAAGCTTCTGGTGACATAACTGTTAGTAGCGCAACTGGTGGTTCTTTTAGCGGAACTAATGTAGATATATCAAATTTAAGCGGTTCAAACTCTGAAATTACTGCTTCTGGTGATATAACCGTTGGAGCTATGAGTAATGGTTCTGTTTCTACTACTGGTAGTATAACTATTGATAGCACAAGTGGTGGAAACATTAGTGGAACAAATATAGTTCTTAATGGTTATATTTTAAGAATTGTATAATTAAGTTAATTGTTGGAGAAAAGATGGCTATTTTACAAGTGAGAGATAAAACTATTTGGGGGGGCTGGAACTGGTATGATGCCTGGCCCTCTTCAATAGAGCTTGGATACCCAAGCTCTAGTTTGGGTAATTTACCATCTGGTGTAAAAAAACTAGAAATAACACATCCAGATGGTAAAGTTACATATGTTCCATTTGCAAGTGAAGGAAATGAGTATTGGGAAAAGCAAACTAGCGGCACTCTTAACTCTCATATTCTTACAATAGATGGCAAATACCCATTAAAACTTAAACAATATGTAAAATTTAATATATTATATAACATAGGTCCTAACATTAGCGGAAGTGGCAGCTCTGGATATGATTGTTGGAATAACTATGGAGCGTTTGCTTATATATACAATGTAAGTTCATCATTACAAAATCCTGAAGATTATTACTTATTATTAATTGGTCGCAGCATACCCACAAAAAGCAGTTTTACTATTAATGATGAAAGTCTTCATCTTACAATGACAGCGCTTTCCGCTAAAAATGTTGGTGGTGGTTCTGGTTATTATTCTAGGGTTTATTCAATTCTTGGAAATACACACGGAAACCAATGGATTGATTATGAAGAAGCGGGTAGTTGGGGAGAAAGCAGTGCTACAATTCATTGGTTACTTGTAACCGATGTTACATCAAAAAATCAAAGCTGGAGTATGTCAACACCTGACCCAAACGCTGGAGGTAATATAGAAGAACAAGATGAATATATATCGGGTTCTACAAGAGGAATACCACCTCGTGGAGGATTGGTAAGTTACATTGAAAAAACAAAAGGTCAACTTGGTTACTGGGAATCTGGATATTGTTATTCGAAGTTTTATCTAGAAGATGGCTCGCTTATGCCTGGTACCTGGTGGGGAGGCGATGGACAATTTGCGGGCTGGAATGGTGTTATAGATTATACAATAAGTAGCAACGTTGAGTTTAACATTGTTGCAGGTGGTTCAGTAACATTAACGGGTAGTGGTACAAGACAGTATATAGATTCACGTACTGAAACATATACAAATGCTGATGGCTACCAGCAAACCCGCACTGTTTATTATGTCAGTGGTAGTAGCCAGCCAACCAGAACAACTGATTATATAATTGCTTATATTTAAGGAAGAGATGATGGATATAATTTTAGTATCAGATAAGACAAAAGTTATAGATAATACGGGGAAATATAAAATTATTCAAGAAGAAGACTTTAATGTTTTAAATCTTGAAGAGTTCTCAAAATCAAGTATATATATTTTTTTAGATTTTGAGTTTATTACTATAAAAAAAGAATTACCAACAAATGCTAATTTTTATTTTTATGATTTAACATTTTTACCAATTTATAGACTTGATGTTAGCGATTTTAAATCTTTATTAGAGTGTTTTAATTTACAAGAAATAATTGAAGTATTAAGAGAAACAGAGGTTAAAAAACAAGGAATTTTAAAAGAACAAGTTTTAGCTTCTTACCAAAACGACCTTGCTTTTTTGAAAGATGATTGTTTTGATTATTATCTAAACACTTTTTGTAATGAAAATAATTTTTATTACAATAATGAAATTAAAATGTTAAATGGAAATAGATATCAACAAATTCTTAACACTATTGTTTTTATTGACAATAATGAATTAATAAAAATTTTCTTTGAAAAATTTGTTTCGTTTCTAAAAGAAAAAGTAGATTTTGATAAACTATACGAATTTATTTATGATAAAGAGTGCCTAGAAAGGCCCGAATATATTGCTTTTTTATTTATAAATAAAGAAGCCGCTTACAAAATTTTTGATGCGCTTGGTTATTTTCCAGTTTGTAGGTAAACTATGTTAGATTTAAGTATTATAATGTTATTTTGCGATAAAGATTTTTGTTATCTAGAAGATAGACTTAAAGAACTTAAACAAAAAATAAGTTTATCTTATGAAGTTTTATTACTTGATAATAGAGAAAAAAATAAAGAACCTATTCCAAAACTAGACGAAAATATTAAACTTTTTTCATATGGAAAAAATTGCTATAATTATAGCAGACACACACTTGTTAAACATGCTTCTGGTAAATATATTTGGTTTATAGATGTAGATGATGAAATTTTTAATATAGATGAAACTTTTAAAGAATATATTTTATCAAACGAAGAAGAAATATGTTTTGGTTATATTTTATCAAATGAAGAAAACCCAAAGCAAGTAGAACGCACACTTGAATCCTATTTTCCAATTTGGTCAAGATGGACAAGAACTGATTTAGCAAAAGAAAAATTAAAAAATTTAAATTTAGCTCCAATTATTTTTTTTGATGATGATATTATTATTTATCAATTTAAAGACTTAAAAAAAATTATATCTGATAAGTATGTATATATTTATAGAGTTGACAGGTCAACATACGAAAACAAAGAAAACACTTATTCAGCAAATGACTTAAAAAATTTTTTAAATTTAAAAATTATAGAAGATGAACTAAAATCAATAAATAGTCTTGAAGTATTTAAAACTATTTTACGATCAGCAAAATTTTTTTTATCGAAAGTAAAGTCAATCGAAGATTTACAAGAGTATTTAAATTTTGTTTCAAAGCTTGAAATAAATCCAGAATTAAAAAAAGAATTTCTAAAAAAAATAATGGCAAACATTCTTGAAAGAAAAAGTAAGCGCACCGAGCGGACAAAATTGTCGTGACTTGCGACAAAATTGTCCGCTCTACATAATACTATTAGTTAGTTACAGTTGTGACGTAACTTGACTGCTTAAGTGATAGGAGTTATACTTCTATAAAGAAAGAGGAAATAATGAAAAGTTGTGCAGTATCAAACTATTTACAAAGAGATGGATTTGTAATGATTTCTAATCTTTTAATTTCTTACAAAGAAGAATTAGGTCTTACAAATAAAGAAGTAATGTTTATAATTTCTGTAATGAGACACAAAGAAAATTATAAGCTACATGATGAAGAACTTGATCCAACAGTTTCTTCAAGAACTCTTCAAAGAAGAAGAAAATCATTAAAAGAAAAAGGGCTTCTTAATTTCTCAATTTGGAGAAGCTCAAATGAACAAGGACAATTTATGACAGAGGGTATTACATATGATTTTACACCTCTGGAAGAAAAATTGCAAGAGCTTTCTAACAAAATAGCACAAGAGAAAGAAGAAAAAATCAAAGAAGAAGCAAAAAATTATATTATCGAATATGAAGATGATTCGCCAATTGCTAAATTTGCCGAAGATTGGAAAAATCACTATGGTGATGTTTATAAAATGAGTGCGGCGGAAAAAGATTGGTATAATGGTTTGGGTGAAAATCAACAATATATAGGAAGAATTTTTGATTATTGCGGAGAGAACAAACTGTTTGGGTCTATAACGCCAAGATTGGCATTGTTTATGAAAAACAATATAAGATGGACACAATTAAAGGATTACTGCGATGAGATAAGTGCTTCCGAAGAAAGAATTTTCTCAGTTATTGATGAAGACTACGAAGAATTATCAGTTCTTGAAAGAATCGAAAGAAATAATCAAAAGTTAAAATAAAGGAGAAATTAATGAAATTCAAAGAGTTATTTGATAAAGAATTTCTTTATGAAAGTAAAAAGGAAGATAAAAAAGCAACTAAAATTTTTTATAATTTTGATATAAATATAAAAAAGAAAGAAGAGGAACAGTCTACCTCAGAAATACCACAGACTGAACCAACTCCAGAGGTAAGTGCTCAGCCAGCTCCAGTAGCACCAGATATGAGTGCTCAGCCAGTTCCAGCGCCAGAAATGAATGCAGGAACACCAATGGCGCCAGAAATGAATACTGGTGTGCCAGATTTATCTAATCTACCACTTGCGTCTGTTGTTACAGAAGATGACGACGATCATGGAGATAATGACGGAAACGTAAGCGTTAATGATGATAACAATATAGTTAGAAAATTTAAAGGCGAAATGCTGCTAGAGAAAGAAGAAATTGATAATATCCAGACTATAGAAGATATAATAAACAAGCTTGCTGAAAACAAAGTAGATGGGGTAAATGTGTTGGATGAGTTTACTTCAGACATACTACAGGTAATGGCAAATCCTGCAACACAAATGCAGCTAAAAGAAAAAATAGATGTAGAAAGTAAAATTTTTGCAGAGATACTTTACGGTAAAAAGCCAGAAGATTCTGTAGGTGTTAGATTTGTAAAAAGAAAAGGCTCTGAAATGATTACAACTTCCATGATGATAGATAATAAAATTGTAAACGCACAATATAAAAAAGAGACATTAGATAAAAGAATAACAGACTATAGAAACGACGAATTTGAAGAGAAATAATAAATTTGATAAGTGACAACTTTAAAAAAATAAAAAGTAAAAAATCAAAAGACAAGGAAATTGCCATTTTAGATACAAGTCTTGGATGTTACTATCTTGTTTATTATGATGAAGATAAAAGAATAAAAAAAGCAAAAATTTTTTGTTATCCAAGAAATGAAACTAATAGTAGCAAAAGAAAGGTAGATAGGCTGGTAAATGCAGAGTTTAAATTATGGCTACAATGCCTTTGGCACTACGGTTATTTAGAAGAAGATGATTATCAACTTATGGAGTTTAAGAAAACACTTGACAAAAAAAAATAATATAGTATAAAATACTTATGGAAGATTTAGAAGAGAATTATTTTAATAATAAAATAAAAACCGAAGATTTACTCTCTGAACTTAAAACAGAGCATAAAACGACTGGGAGTAACTATTTCGATGAAGAGTATTTTGCCGATTTAGTTTTGAATAAATATATGCCTTCAATAGTTAAAGACGAAGAGGGAAAAATTATTTCTTTTGATAAAAAAGCTGAAAGAGAAATTTTGGCAAATATGTTAAAAATAGTAGAAGCCGTTATTAACAAATATGGTATTTGGAGGTTTGAAAGTAGAGAAGTTCTTAGAAGTGAAGGATTAGCCGAATGTTGGAGAAGCTTACCAACATTTGACCCTTCTAGAAAAAAGAAGTTCTTTCATTTTTTAAGCTTAGTAGCAAAATATCATTTAATAAATTTTACAAAAAAAGATAAAGAATCAAGAGAAATGGCGGATGTTTCAATTCAGCCAGATTTAGAGAGTAAAGATTATGTAGAAAACAATTTCTTCTTTGAAGACTTAGAGAACGAATTGTTTAGGATTATTGATGAGAATTTTTCAGACAACGAGGAAAAACACGATAAATATATAAACCTTGCTTCTATACTTATGGAATATATAAAGGAAAACAAAATGATTGTTGGAAAAAATGACTTATTCTCTGCTTTTAGAGAATATGGTTATAAAACAAGTGATTATAAAAAGTTTTTATTAGACTTAGAACCATTTAAAGAAAGGTTATATAGTTTAATATAAAAAAACATCTCCCTCTTTCAAGGCCACCCAGTCGGGTGGCTTTTTTAAGTTAAATATATGGAATATGATTTTATAAGTGCTGTTGAAAAAAGATATAACAACATTCTTTCCTTAGGCGGAGAAAAAGAAAGAAGCTTTTGGCAAAATGTTGGTAAAATAGTAAACAAGCAAGCTTATACGCAAAAACAAGATGAAATTTTTAAAAAAATAATAACCTCAACAAATAAAATAATCAGGGGAGAAAACAAATGACAGAAGTAGAAATGGATGAAGATGAAATAAAAAATGCTCTTGATTTGATAGAGCAAGACGAAATTGTAGTTAAAGAAAAAGCAGAAATTGTTGAACAAGAAGCGACAAAAGAAATTACAATAGATGATATAACAAAAGTTGCTCTTGAATCTTATAAAGATATACAAAAACACTCAGATGAGATTTATGACGCTTTCTATGGAGATGTAGTAACTGGCAGGAGGAGAGATGACACAAGCAAGTTAATGTTAACAGATTCGCAAAGGTTAAAGATAGAATCTATTAACGCTCTTGCAAACTTGGCTAATGCGAAAGCGAGATTAGTTTCAGCCCAAAACAGATCAAGTCAAGGAAATGTAGGAGTATTTATTAACTCTCAAAAAGGGGAAGATGTAGGCATAAACCTTGCGAATTTGGGAGATTAAATGCCTAAAAGAGTGTTACCAGAAGAGTTTAAACAAAGATGTTTAGAAGTTTTTAAAAACTATGATTATTCAAAAACATTATTTACAAGCAGTGCTAATCAAGTTATAAAATACTTTTGCCCAGAGCATGGAGAACAAAGTCAAAGATTAGATAATCACTTAAAATATGGCTGTCCGAGCTGTGCCGAAGAAGAGAGATTTCAAAAAAATAAAAAAGATTTCTTTCAAAAGGCAAAACTAAAACAAGGCAATAAATATGATTATTCAAAAGTAAATTATATAAATGCAAAAACAAAAGTAGAAATTATTTGTCCAATTCATGGATCTTTTTGGCAAACACCAGATAGCCATTTACAAGGTGGCGGGTGCCCAAAATGTGGCGAAGAAAGATCAGCTTTAAGATTAACAAAATTGGAAATTTTGCAAAAAATAAAAGAAGTCCAAGGAGACAAATATAGTTATGCGAAATCAAATTTTGATAATGTAAAATCAGTGGAGGATAAAATAGAAATCATTTGCCCAATTCATGGCTCTTTTTTTCAGCAAATTCATAGCCATTTAAATGGCAGCGGGTGTCCAAAATGTAAAGAAAGTCATGGTGAGAAAAAAATAAGAAAATGGTTAGAAGAAAAAAATATAGAATATATATATCAAAAAAAATTTAAAGATTTAGGTAAGTTATCTTATGATTTTTACATTCCTTCTAAAAATTTATTAATTGAGTTTCAAGGGGAACAACATTATAAGCCAGTAGAATCTTTTGGTGGTTTAGAAAGTTTTAAAAAACAGAGAGAAAATGACTGTAAAAAAAAGAATTATGCAAAAAAGAATAAAATTATGCTATTAGAAGTTCCTTACTGGGAGACAAATTTAGAATCATTATTGGAAAATAAGTTAATATAAAAGGAATATTGATATGAAATTAGAAGGATATACACCAGAGATATTTTTGGAAAATTTCATAAATGATAGCGAGGTGTTTGGAGAAGAGACAACTAAAGCTATTTACGAAGAAATATTTTCAACAATATGTGGTAAAAAGGTAAAACTAGATCATTTCACAGATTTACTTGAGGACTTTAAAGAAGAAGTTCAAACAATTGAGGAAACGCCAGCAGATGACAGATATATTTTAGATTATGCTGCGCAAGCTGCAAAATCACACAGTTTGGCAAAAAATACAGATTTAATAAAACAGGCTGCTGAAACATTAAATGCAACAAAAGGAGCTAACACTTACGAAGCTGCTTTAGCAAGCCAAAAGGCATTGGGAACAATGAATACAATTATTCAAGGCTCAAAAGCAGAAGCTGCAAAAACTGTTGGAGATGTTTCCGCTCAATTAGCAAGTGCCCAAACTGCTGCTGTGCCAGTTGGTGCTGGTTTGTTGGCAAAAGTTTCAGGTTTCTTAAAAGCATTACCTCTTAAGGTAAAATCATTCTTCGGTGGGCTTAAAGGAAAATCATTTAGCGAAATAATGAAACAGGGTATGGCTTGGCTTTCTGCTAACCCAATGCTCGCTCTCAAAACAACTGGTGGTATTGCTCTTGTTGCTTTACTTATCAGAGCTCTTAAAAAACGTGGAGAGCTTAATAAATATAAACAATTGCAAGCAATTTATGATAGAGGTCAATCTCTTAGGGAAGATATAGATAAATATACCCAAGAGGGAATAGCAATGAATAAAATTATAGAAGAATGTAAAACAAATAAAGCTCTTAATAAGCTTATTTTTGGCGAAGAAAAGATTGAAGACAAAAAAAGTTATTTTGGATACTAAGAGGTAATAAATGATTAGAGGACAGATACTTATAACATTATCAGACGGACAGGTTATTTGTTATGCTAATAAATTTTTAACAAAAAAATCTGGCGTAGATGGAGAAGGAAAACCACTAACAGATAATGCTGGGACAAAAGTGGTTTTAGATGTTAATGGAAACCCAGTTTTGGATGAAGAAGGAAACGAAGTTGTAAGAGACGTTTCTACTCCTTTGTTTGAAGGGTATCCAGAGTATAATTATTATTATACTGGTGCTGGTAATGATAAATACGAAAACCAAACTGGTTTAGGAAAAATAAAGGGCGATTTTGATTATCTTACAGAACAACTCGGTGTTGTTGGTAATGATTTGTTAAGATTTCCAGAGGCAGATGAAAATCATGGAGATGTTTTTGAGCTTGTTAGAGCTTCAACTTCAACTGTAAATGGCGTTCCTTCTTTTTCGAAAAAGAAGGTTGCGAATAAAGAAGTTGTTTCTATTACTATAAAAGAAGACTGGGTTACATTTCCATACGGAAGAGAATCTGGGTATCAATTATCAAAAGAGTCTGATAACTTTATGGGATTCCAAGAAAGCAAAGATAGAAAAGAAAGAAAAATGCGCGGTTTGGACTTTGATAAATATAAGAAGAGTGATAATGGATTTATTCCAAATCCAAAATTAAAAATAGAAAATGGAAATTTAGTAGTTGTTAACGTAGATGATTTCGACGAAACAGTTACTACATTTAAACCTGGAATAGGCTACGAAGTCTATGGTAAAAAGAACGGCAAACAATCTGGTTTATCTTTTATTGCTTGCTAAATACTAAGTTAAATATAAAGGAGAATAACATGGCAAATATTCAGAATTTTGAAGTAAACGGTGTTTCATACGCTTACGACACAGAATCAAGAAGTCCTTTGGCAAAGAAGAATATTAAGAAAGCTCTTGATGGTGAGTTGGTTTATAAGATTGACGAAGCAGTAACAGAAACAAAAAAAGTTCCAGTAATCAATGGAACAGAAGTTTCTACAGCAGAAAAAACATTCACAATTAAATCACACGTTTCACCAACAGAAGTTCTTTAATTATAGAATTCTTGCCGCGACGAGATGAAATGAGCCTTCGAAAGAAGGCTCTAATTCGTTACCGAAAGTTAATTAAAAAGGAAAATAAAATGGATTTTAATAATGTAAAAGCAATTGTAGATAATAGAATGTGTGAGCCAAAAGACATAGAAAAAGAGGCTGATAAATTAGCAAAAAGAGCAATTGAAAAAGAGGAAAATCAAAAGAAACCAAAGAAAGATACTCTTAAAGATATGCAGTCTTTAGCAAGTGCAAAAAATCAAGGAACTGCTGCATTACTTAAAACAGTTCAGCAACAAAAAGAAGAAGGGAAGATAGAACCAACAAAGAAGAAAGCAACTAAAAAAACAGTCAAGAAAACAACTAAGAAAGAAGAGAAAAAATAAATATGAATATAGATGAAAAGTTTGAAATACCAGAACTTAAAGCTGTCTATTATAGTAAAAACAATTCGCTAATTTTGGAAAATGGAAATTCAATTATAAATCCAGAAGAGGATTTTAAGTTGTTAGACGAAAAAAGAAGAAGAGAAGACGGAGTGGTATTTACAATTACTCCAAATTCATCTTGCAATTTTAGATGTTCTTATTGCTATGTAAAAGAAAAAACAAGAGATTTTATTTTTGAAGATTATAAAGAAATTGTAGATTACATAAAAAAATCTAATATTGATAAACCAATAAGTTTTCAAATTAGTTTTACTGGAGAACCAATAATTAACCCAGAACAGTTTTTAAGAACTGTTTTTTATATAAAAAAAGAATTTCCAAATTCTAAAGTTCTTTTTATTACAAACGGCTATAATTTACAACTAGAAAAATTTCTTGTTTCTTATAAAAAAATGAATAGTTTTTTTAAGGTTAGTTATGATGGAGAAAAATATCAAAAAATTAACAGAGATAAACAAGAAGTTGTAAAAAATAATATAAAAAAATTAGTAGAAAATAATTTTAAAGTAGAACTTGAAATTACGGTAACAGAAGAAACAGACATATGGGAAGTTGTAGAAGAGTGTAAAAGCCTAGGGGCTTGTTTTGTGAGATTTAATATACTAAGAGACAGGCCAGTAAACATTGAAAAAATAATAAGTAATTTTAAAAAATTTTATGATAAGTTTTATCAAAAAGTTATAGAGGGAAAATGGGCTTGGTTAAACTTTATAAAAACTAACGATATTTGCTGGAAATTGTTAAATAATGATAAGTTTGCCTACTGTGCAATTGACTTTTCAACACTTTGCTTTTATAAAGATGGAGAAATTTACGATTGTAATTATTCGATAGGGCATAAGCCACCAATAGGAAATTTAAGAAATGGATTTGATTTGAAAGCATATGTCGACAATCAATTCGAAAGCGGTTTAAAAAAATACCAAGAGGCAATGGATGAAAATTGCCCTGAGTGTAAGTTTTTAAAGTTATGTGGTGGTTCAGCGACCTTCTGTAGATATGTAAATAAAAAAATGTTTTGTGAACTTCAAAAGTTAGAGGCAGAGTTTGTCTTAAAAACTATTGCTTATATTCTTAATAGTAAAAAGCTAGAAATAGAATATGGTGACGATAAATACATAGATAGCAACGAACTTGGAAAACTTAAATGTTTATTTTGTGGAGATTTTGGAAAACTACAAGGGTTAAAAAAAGAAGTTTATAAATTTTAGGAGGAAATATGTCTTTCTTTAAAAGTATAATTGACTGGTTAAGAAATATAAAATCATCAGTTGTTACAGGTTTTATAAAAACTCGTAATTGGCCTATTGGTGCAATCATTTCAGGAAATTATCAAAACTTCAGGCACGACAGAACCCCTACTATTCTTTATATGGGAACCTATACAGCAAAAAATGGAAAACAATATGCTCACGGCTTTAATCTTCATTATATGGATTTAAACGATTTGCAGTGGCTATTAAGGTTAATCTATATGATGAAACGCGGTGGACAAATTGTAAATCCGAGACAATTTTATTATTATATAAAAATGAATCGTCCAAACATACCAAAAAAATGTTATAGAATTTATCATTTAGGGCTTTGTAATTATTATACAATTTGTCCTGGATTTTCAAATATAAGTGTTAAACAATGTTATTCGGTTAAAGACGGCAGAGATAATTTAATTAAACAGCTAAACCAAATGATAGATAACGCTTATAACCCAAATGGAAATAATTATACAAACCCCTCAAAAGTTGCTTATAACCAAACAGAACTTCAGGAGCATATACAGATGGTTCTTAATACAGTCCGTGTATGGTAGTCACGATTTTTTAGTTCAAAAACATCACGACTGGATGAAAAGAAAATACGCAAAAAAGCATAATATAAAATTACAAAGAATTTTATATAATGAAAACATAAAAGATAAGGTTGAAGAAATTTTAAAGGAGAATAAATGTGGAAATCAAAATTGATAAGAAATTTTTTATTAGTATCGGTATTGTTATCATTCTTTGTGTTTCCTGTTTTTTCGCAGGAAGATACACCAGAGTTAGAGGACTTGAACTTGATAGCAACAGAGTTGAACAGTCAATCAACAACATTGACACCTCAACAGATAAAATCTCAAATGACGCAAACAATCTTGGAGGCATACTCAATTCTATCGGAGACGGGGACAATGTCGCAGTCGAGCAAATCGAAGATGCTACTCTCAAAAATAGAGAACTCCAATCTCTTGTCGATGAGTGTAAGTCAGTTATTAAGTCTAGCCAGAGAGAGCTTGAAAGTCGTACGAGAGGAATCGAAGCAGTTGCGGGAACAACAGACTACATCTTACAGCTTGCTGGAATCAAAGCTGAACAAGATGAACAAACTATCGCAAGACTTACAGAATTGCTTGGACTTAGCAACGAAAGCACTGATAAGCAATAAAGAAGATACCGCGCTAGCAATTGAAATCATTGGTGATATAACAGAAGAAAACAATAAGATTAAATCAGAAAATGATAATTTGAAAAAACTAAATGAAGAATTTAAAGAAGTTGTATTAGATTACGAACAGAAGCAAAAAAGAGCAAATGCTGCTGTAAATATAATAATACCAGCAACAACTGTTCCAATGATAGTGTCTGGAGCCATTCTTATGGCTACAAATAATGATTATGGCGATATGGTTTTATATACTGGATTAGCCTTGTTTGGCGGGTGTGAGATTATTTGGAACGGCGGTCGCTTCATTTTTCATATATGGTAAAGTTAATTAAATAAAGGAGAATAAATATGGCAAACATATCAAGTTTTGAAGTAGATGGCGTATCATATTCTTATGATACAGAAGCAAGAAACCCTTTAGCAAAAATTGCAATTGCAAAAGCAGTAGAGGGTGAATTAGTATATGACGCTAACTCAAAAGCACCAACAGAAATTGTAGGCATCCCAGCAAATAAATTAAAAGCAGTGGCCGAGGATGAAGAACCAGTAGAAGAAGATGAGCCAACACCAGTAGCAACTAAAACAAAAACTGTTTATTTTGATCTAGGTTCTGGAGACATTTTTGTAGTAGAATTAACATATACTGGTGATATAAACGAGCATAATGTTTATTCATTACATCTTAACTACGAGCATAATGGAGAAACTGGTAGCTTTGGAGGAGGAGCTACATTCCAACAGTTCTCTGGTGATTCAGAAACTTACCCAGCTCTTACTCCAGACGAAGGAGAAGAAACTCCAAACATTATAAGCTCTAATGTTGTTTCTAGACCTTCTTACTACGAGGACTACACACTTAACGTTACTTATGAAGAAGACTAATTTGTCTGTTATCATAGTCTTTTGCGATAAAGACTATGATAAACTAGAGCATATTATTTCTTCTGTGGAAAAATATGTTCTAGCAAATCATGAAATAATTCTTGTTGATAATAGAGATAACCAAAAGCCCTTTGAAACAAAATATAAATATGTTTCAAAGGGCAAAAATTGTTATATCCTAGAAGGAAGAAGGTTAGGATTAGATGTAGCAGAGGGCGATTATGTTTGGTTTGTTGATGCAGACGATGATATAATAGATTTTGTAAGAGAAGAAGATTTTACAGGAAGAACTGAAAACATTTTACAGTTTGGCTTTAAAAGACCCGACTCTGAGTTTAAATCAAGTATTAATATAAACAATTTGTCATGTTATGGAACTGGGGTTTGGTGTAGGTTTTACAAAACAGAAGCCTTGAAGAGTTTCTTTAAGCCAATTAAAAGAGACATAGATTTAGTAAATGGAGAAGATAGATTTATACTAAACGCTGTAAGAAGCCTAGATGAAAAAAGTTTTTATATCTTCGATAATAGAAGTGTTTATTTTTATAATTGTGACGTAAGTGCTTTTTATGTTGGCACAAAAGAAAGTCTAGAAAGAGGATTAGTTGGTGAAGAAAATTTAGATTATTTATATTCTTTCTTGCCAGACACAAAATTTTATAAAATAGAATTATCAAAAACAAAAGAATGGAATAAGCATTGTAGATACAAATTATCAAAACTAAGTTAATTGTATGATTAACGAAGGACAATTTGAAACAAAAGCAAAAACATATAAATCAAACATCGGCTTAGATAAAGAGTTAAGAAAATATGGTCTTGACTATAATGGTGGAGACACTATTTATTCTAAAAATAAAACCACTATGGTTTCTTGGAGAATGAACCAAAAAATTATTGATTATCTTAAAAGCAAAGGAAAGTTTACGATGCCAGACTGGAAAGGTAATGAATACTTTTTGGAATATAATTTAAGAACTAAAAAATTTGAAATAGTTAGATTACTTAATAGTATCGGCTGGGAAACAAAATGGTATGACCCAGTTGTTATAGATGTAGAAGATGACCCATTGTTTAAAAGGATTGCTGAAATTGCTGTTTTGCAAAAGAAAAATGCAAACGTAGAACCAAACAGAACTGGAAAAGATATAGAGTCTGTAGCACAATACGCAAATAAGCATTTAAAAGAAGAGGCTAATTACTTTCCTTATTAATTATGAATTTTAACGATTTGAAAGAAAAAGATTTAAGGGAAGAAATCCTTTCCTTAAACGAAGAAAACATTCATGATTTTTTCTCAGAAGATAGAGAGATAAAGACTCTCTACGGAAATGTCGCCTATAATTATATTTATAATCAGGGCGACTATTTCTTATTAGGGGAAGATAAATCATTTTCTTCACTTGAACAAATGGTTGAATACATAAACGAGCAGTATGACGATATGGTAGATTTACCACTCGAAGAAGGACTTGCTTATGCAAAATTTAAATATCGTTCTAAATACCCAAATAAAGGTTATCAAATTCACGACAAACATCCAAAAGTAATAGTTCTTGATAATGATTATATTTATGATGGTAAAGGAAACGTAAAGCCTGGGCGTCATGATATATTGGCTTTTAATTTAAACTATTCTAAGGATAAAAAAGTAGATAAGAAAGCAGTAGACGAAATCGTTTCATTTGCACAATTGCTAAAAAAAGACAAAAAAGACATTTATCAAAGAATAAAAAAATTTTATCCAGAGATAGTAAAAAATAATATAAGATGTTATAAACCACAGCAAATGACTAAACTTAAAAAGAAAGAAGGCTGGTTTTATAAACAATGTAGTGTTGCAGATTTAGCACCAAGTGACGATTGGGAGTGATTATGAAAAAAAAGCAAAATTTAGAAGAAGAAAAACGAAAATTTTTTCAAGAAAGAGAAGAATTTTTAAAAGACAGGGAAAGTTTTAGAAAGAAAAAAACATTAAAAGAATATAATGGTGACTCAGAATATGAAGAATTTGTAGAGTCTGGAGGAATTACCGACGAACAGTGTGATTTTTTAATGGCACATCCAGGACTTGAAAAAAAAGTTATTTCTTTTTTTAAAAAAAATAAAATGTCTTTTTTTGATTTTTTTTATAAATCTCCAGAGTTTAAAAAATTTAATGAAATGATTAATAAAAATAAAACTTTAAGCGAAGAAGTAATTAACGAATTATATCACAGTATAGATGGCAAGTATGAGAAAGATGAATCTAGCTTTTATCATTATACAAATGTTGAAAATTTTCATGGAATTGTAAATAGTTTAGTAAATGGTAAAGGGCTAAGTGGAAGTTTTTTTCACGCCAACCTTTCAAAAACTTACGGCGGAAAGGTAACAAACGAGTTTTGTTTTGTTCGTTCAGATAGAACTCCAGATAACCATCCAACACTTAAATTATCCCCGGAAGCTGGAGATATAAAATTTTCATTTAAAGAAGATAGACTTAAAAATAAATTTGGAAAAGCGAGACCTATACAAGAATACCCAATACAGTATAGATTATTCGTTTTAAAATCTCTGGATAATGTTTACAAAGAAACGGTCGAAAATGGTAAATTGGGAATGCCGCCAGTTTTCAAAAAAAAGTGTGAATATATAAAAAAGAATTTAAGAAAAATGTCTATACAAGAGTTTGAAGAAATTGCAAATTTTTTGGGAAAATGGTGTCCAGACAAAAGAAAAATTAAAGATTTAATACATGACTTTAAACTTTTAAAAAATGACACCTCGAATGAACATATGGAAGTTAGACACAGAGTTCCAGAAGGAAAATTTATAACTCTTGATTTAATTAATAAAATTTATCTACCATCATATCTTAAAGGCAACAAAGAAATAAATGCAGATATTATAAAATTAAGAGGCAAAGGCTTTAATAATATTGTTTTTTACAACTGTAAATATCCAAAGGATCCAGATAAGGACAAGTATTTAAGTTAATTCTATGGACAGCATACTTTATAAACATAGAAGATTACTTACAGAAGGATATAATTTTTCAAATGCTGACGAAGTAATGTCAGCAATCAAAGCAAATCAAGTTGGTGTAAAAGTAAATAACTCATTTAAAGCCGCAATAGAAAAAAATCCTAATTCTTTAAAGAAGACATTAAAACACTTTTTTGAAAAATGTGAACAATTAGGTGTTAAAGAAACAACTTATGGGGTTCAATTGTTATTATCAAAAACAGACTGCTTAAATAATGATGATGACGATGATGACGATGATTATGAAGATTATTATCCAGAAGATAGTTTATTTTCTGATGTTATAAAGTCAGATGGTTTTTATGAAATTCTTAAATCTTATAAAAAACCTTGGGTAAAAGAAATGCCAGCTTTCCAATCTTTAATGGAAAGAAGAAGCTGGGACTCCGCAAGCATTGATACATTACACGAATTAGAGAAAGACATTCAAAGAGAACAGGAAAATCACGGAAAGAAATCAAAAGGAAGCGGAGAAATGCAAGACGTAAAAGTCCTCTATAATGACGGCACTTGGAGACTCTTACAGCCAACTTCATTTCAAGGAGAAAAGGCTGCAGCCTTTTACATCAAAAATGGTAAAGAAACACCAACCGAATGGTGTACAAGATGCGATAATTATTATTATAATCATTATACACAATTTGGACCACTTTATATTATTAGAAATATGAAAAGTGGAAAATCTTATCAGCTTGCATTTACAGAATATAGCGTAGAATTCCTTGATCAAAATGATGAAAAGGGAGATAAAATTACAACTGGAGATTTAAACCCAATCCCAGACAATCTTTTAAAATTAATCAAACATCCAAAAAATGGCAGAACACTGTTAGATTATAAAACATCAAGAAATAAAGCACTTAGTGCGCCAGAAAAGAAAGGTTATTTAAAAACAGATAACGTTGGAATTGGCCCAGGTGATTTTAAATATGGCCCAACAGTACAACTAGATAACAATATTTGTAAAAAAGATATTTTGAATTTTTCTTATGATAGTTTTAGAGATTCTTTCTCTGATTATTTTACAAGCAAAAAACCAATAGAAGTATCTACAAAATATGTTAAAAGACATAAAGCAACAGCTTACTTTATAAAAGGTAAAGAAGATGCCTTAATGGTTTTACAGACTTTAGGTAAAGAAGGAAAATCATTTGTAGATGGAACTATCTTGGAAACTAAAAAATTTCAAGACTTAACTCCTGATGAAAAATATGATGTATATAGAGTTGCTCAAAAAGATTTCGGTGTAACAAAAAGCAGAGAAAGAGCTGAAATGGCCATAGATAGAAAAAATGGCTTGATGAAGAGATATAATACTAAATCAGAAAATATATCACAAGAAGACCATGATAAACTTGTTGATAATATAAACTCTAGATTAGACTTTGGAAAATCTAAATTGTTTAAAGGATTAAATGCCGTTCATATTCCATATTTTGGAAGAACTGGAGAGTGGGGAACTAAGGCATTGTATGGTAAAACCTTAGTAAAAGATTTGAGTCTTATCCCAACAAGAGAGCTAGAAAAAGAACTATCACCTAATATGAGAAATTCAAGTGTTACGGTAATTTTTAAACACTTGGATGGTGAAACTAATCTTAAAGCTACTGATACAGTTACTTGGAATAAAGCGAATGCTGCTATTTTGATAACTGGCTATGGTAATTATGGTTGTTTAAAACTTTCAAAAGAAGAGTTTGAGTTTTGTAAAAAAATTGCTATCGAAATTCAAAAAGAATTTATTAAAGACCCAGATTATAGAAAATTAAACATGCAAAGAAAAATTGAGCAAGAAGCCCAAAGCCAAAAAGAAAACAGAGGCAAAACATTAACAAAACAGCAGCTCGAAAACACAGTCGGAAAAGATATGGCGCATAGATTAACACATCTTGATAATGAAAAACCTGGAACAAGATTCCCAGTTCATGTCATGAAATCAATTAATCAAGCAACTCACAGACCAGATTTGTATGAGGAAGTAAAATACTTTAATTATTAAAAACCTTGGAGGAGCTATGTTATTTGAAGCAGTAGTAAAAACAAATGCAGAATATGTTGGTGGAAAACAATATACATTTTTAACAAGAACGATGATGGGTTACCTACACAATGGAGACTTTTTTGTTGATTTACCACTTACAAAAAAAGATAGTGTTTCTTATTTAGCAAAAGTTAGCGGTCATGAAGAATTACTACCACTTATTGAAACTGCTACAATGTCAAAAGATTTTTCCGAAAGAAATAAAGCACAAAAAGAACTTAATGTAAAATTAGCACCATGTAGAAAATGGTTAAAAGAAAACTTGTATGAAATTTGTTCAAACAGAGAAAAACCAAAAATATCTCAAGAACCACAAACAGGAAATTACATTATTGAATATAGAAGCTTTGAAGGAAAACCATATATAAAAATAAAAGATGATGTAAAAACAAAGCAGTTTAGTATTATAAGTTTTCATGATGAAAGTATGGTTTTAAAAAAGAAAAGCTATAGCGACACTAATTCTTATAAATTTGGTTCAAGAGAAATTAAACAAAAAATAAAAGAAAGAATTCAAGAAGTAAAATAGTATATTATTACCAGATTAATCTAAAAAGTTAATTATATGAACTTTGAGGATTTACTTTTAAACGAACAAAAAAATATAGATTTTGACAAAATATATACAAAACCAGAAGTAGCAAAGATGTGCATTTCTAAATGCAATATAAAATCTTATGATAGAATTATTGAGCCATCTGCTGGCTCTGGCGCTTTTTCTTCTCAAATACCAAATTGCGAAGCTTATGATTTAATGCCAGAAGATAAGTCTATTAAAAAACAAGATTTTTTAAAATTCAGCACAGATAAAGGAAATATACTCGTTATTGGTAATCCGCCATTTGGACACGCAAATGATTTAAGTTTAAAGTTTATTAATAACGCCGCAAAGTTTGCAAGAACTATTGCCTTTATTCTTCCTAAATCTTGCCAGAAAGAAACATTTATAAACAGACTTGATAAAAACGTTCATCTTAGAAGAGTTGTGGAATTACCAAAAAACTCTTTCCTTATTAAAGGAGTTACACCAGTAGATATAAGTTGTAATTTCTTCATTTTTGACGTTAAGAATAAAGAAAGAGTTAGAGCAGAAAAACCAATTACAAACGATTTTAATTTTACAAGAGATAGAGAAGCTGCAGATTTTGCTATTCTTAGAAAAGGTTATAAGGTAGGAAGATTAATTCCAAAAGACGATACTCATTTTTCAGAAGCAAGTAAGTATTATATCAAATCAAATATAGGAAAGAGAGAACTCTGGAAAAGATTAATGACAGTTAATTATCCAGAAGCTGGAATGGCTCTTGGTTCTGATTCAATTTCACAATCAGAAATAATTAGAAATTATAATTTAAAGTTTGGGAGTAAATAATGAAACTAACTTTATATAGAGGAATTAGAAACTATCATCAAACTAAAACTTACGGAACTGGTTTGTGGTTTTCAACTTCTAAACTGGTTGCTTTAAGTTATTCCGATAATGTAATAAAAAAAGAAATAGAAACAGATAATGTTAAAATAATTAATTGCAAGGGGTTATCTTGGAGGAAAATTAATACTGATGAACTTGCAAGAAAATATAAAGATTTTGATGTTATTGTTTTTAAAAATGTTGTAGATATGGGTCCAAATGCAAAAGTTTTTAATCATTTTACACCAGCAAAAGATTCAAAAATGGCTGATTATTTTACGGCAGATACAGTTGTCGTGAACAACAATGATTTAATCAAAGAGGATTATTTCCCTTATTAAGATTAAGTTAATTACATAACAAGGAATGAGTTATATGAAATTTGAAGAAGTGGTAAATATAATAGAAAGCGTGCATGAAGTAAAGAATGGCAAAGGTGTATTAATCTGCGATCTAGATGATTGTTTGTTAAAAGCTGATGGTTCTTTGATTGGTATATGGAAAGAAAAGCCAGGCGAAAAACCAATTAGATTAACAACTGATCAATTTGCTAAAGATCCAGATGCTGCTACTCATAAAGAATGGTTTAATTATAAAGAATTTAGAGACCCTGAAAAAGTTTATAATTCAATAGTAAATGCTTCACCAATGCTTAAAAATTTAAAATTATTAGATGCACACGTTCGTGCAAATTGGGACATTTGTTTTTGTACTGCTAGAGGTTTACAAGATGTTGTAGATAAAGCATTAAAAGTATTTTTAAAATATAGAGATAAAGATGGCAATCTTCAATCAATTGGTGATAGACTAAAATCAGAAATTTCCGCTGCGGTAAATGATGAAATTAAAGCATACCCTGGAGCTACAGATCCAGAAAAGAAAGCAAACGTAATTAAAAATATATGTAAGCAATATACAAAAGCAAAATTTTTGGACGACGATCTTAAAAATTGTAATTTTGTTAAAAGTTTAAAAATTCCTAATTTACAAGTAATTGTTGCTAATAAATAAAACACTACTTACCCGCTAATTAGCGGGTTTTATTGTTTAAGTTAATTGTATGACAGTTAACGATATATTAAATGAAGTAAATGTAGAATTTGGAAACGGACAATCTTTGGCCGTTACTGATGCTCTCAAACAGAGAACTACTTATGATAAAACTGGAGCCAAAGATGAACTTTATACAAAGACGGCAGATTTGGCAACCCGTAGAGAAAATACAAAAGGTAGTGTTGCAAATGTTGTAAACTATCTTAAAAAGAAAGGTGTTTGGGACAAGGTTGCAACTAAACAGAGTTTTAGAACTACAGATTTAGTATTTAAAGCTGATGGCTCTTGTCAGATTAATTATGATGATGGTGGTGGATTTGTAATACCAAAAGAAATTGTAAATGCCGCAACGCCAACAGCACAAAAAACATTTGTTCAGAAATTTAGAGAAAAAATTCAAGCTTCTACAATTACCGAGGATGTATTAGAGGAATTAACTGAAAATAAAAAAGTAAATTACTTCAATTATTAAAGTTAACAAAGAGGACAAATAAAATATGATTACAGAAAAATTTTTAAGGATATTATTAGAAGGAAAACCAGCTTTACAAAGAGATATAATGCTTAAAGCAAAACCATTTTTAAAAAAATATGGAATTGATTTTGATTTAAGTAATTATCAGAATGATGGCTATTTAAGAGCTGGCGGATACAAATTTTGGTTTGACGATGAAGAAAGAGATTTCAGAACAAATGAGCCAAAATATGCTGGCAAAGGTTTTGCTGACATAAGAGAATTGTTAGCATATGCTCTTGATATAAAAGAAGCAGAAAAAGAATACAGAAATACTTGGGGGATTCAAACTTATTTGGCTAGATCAAAACCAAATAAAGGATATAGCAATAATCTTTATAAGAAAGTTGTATCAGAGGAAACTATTGTAGAGGGTTCTCATCACGCAAAATATCCACCAGCAATTAATTATAAATGTGTTAATAATTATTTGATTAAGGCGAGAAAAGCACTTAAAGAAGGAAACATAAAAGAAGCTGAAAAGTGGGCTTGGGAAGCTAATATAACAATGCATGAAGATGAAATGCAAGGGCCAGGAGTTGCTGCTGATAAAAACGCTTATAACATTTTTCACAAGCAGCTTAGCAATATACATAGCGCTATTTTAGCAGCAAAAAAAGCAAATAAGGAGAACAACTAATGAACTATTTTATGAAATGCCAGCTTTTATCTGAAGGGTTTAAGCATGATCAACTTATAGAAGAGGATTGGGAAGATTTAAAAAAAGAGCTTACTGATTTATATGTTGCTGGTAAAATTACAGAAAGACAGATTTCTACAAGATTAGCTAGAGCTGGCATGGGAAGTCTATCAAAAAATGCAGCTTATAAAATTGCAAATGACCCAAGCAATTTACAAAAAAGAGAAGTAGTATTTCAAAAAATAAAAGATGAAGAAGAAAAGAAAGCAAAAGAAAAAGCAATTGCAGCACAGGCTGCTAAACATCAAACAAGAGGTTCGGCAGCTGCAGATTATAACAGTCAAGAAAATATGGAAGCTTGGCTAAAAGCAGCGAATGAATATAGAGCAAAAAAAGAAAAAGAAAGAGCCAGTAAAGGAAACCTTTCTACAAGTTTTGTAAAAGCTTGGAATAACCATCCTGCTACTAAACATATCAAAGCATATCTGGATGAAAATTTTAGCGAAGAAGAAGTTAATTATATAATGGAGAGTATAAGCATGGATAACGAAGAACTTAAATGTTTGTTAGAAGATACAGCACAATATTTATTGGAAAATGGTGGCCCTAAAAAATTCGTTAATGGTTTAAAAAAAGCAGCACTTGGAGTTGCTGCTGGTGGAATTTTAGCGGCTGCTCCTGGTGTTGTTGGTGGTGTAAGAAACGCTAAAGCACAAAGTGATGCTAGAAAACAGGCAGCACAAGAATATCAGATGAAAAAGGATGAAATTAATGCTAAACAGAATGAAATAGCTAGAAAAACAAGAGAAACTGGCATTAGTTTTGGAAATGCTACAAAAGAAGCTGGCAAAGCAGTTGGAAATGCTACAAAAGAAGCTGGCAAAGCAGTTGGAAACGCTGCACAGTCTGGTTATAAAAAGGCAGTGCCTGCTGTTAAAAAATTTGCCAATAAATCTAAAGAAGAGCTTAAAGAACTTTACGAAAAAGGAAAGATTTCTTTAGAGGAATACAGAGCAGCTAAAAAAGCCGCTAAAGAAGCAACTAATGAAACAGTTAATGAAGAAGTAAATTACTTCAACTATTAATAATTAAAATTGCTAATTACAGCCCGTCTAATAGACGGGCTTTTTGTTTTAAGTTAATTATATGACAGAAAAAGAAAGGAAATTTAAAGAGTCTATTTTAAAAAAAATAAAAGACTACGAAATAAAGAAAGACAAAAATACTTATGTTACTTTTAATGATTGTTTAAAGCATGCAAAAAATCAATTTGTAGAAACTGTTTATTATGATAAAACCTCAGAATTAATAGATGTTGGTATAGAAACATATTTATGTAAAAAATCGCCATATTATTTTATTTCAAAGTATTGTTCATTTACACTCCCAGGCGTTGGTGAGCTTCCTGGAAGTAATCTATACTATTATCAAAAAGAAATTTTAAAAGATTTTATTTTTCATAAAAAAGTAGTTTTAACAAAATCAAGACAGACTGGTTTATCTACACTTATGGCTTTGATTTTCTTTTGGAGAATTGTTTTCTTTGATTCTCAATGGGGAGTTGTAATATCTAAAGACGGTAAATCTTCTACAGATGTTTATGAAAAAATTAAAGACAACTTTAAAAACATCCCTTTTTGGCTTGGGGTAAAAGATGTTATAAATAATCAAAAAGGATGTAAGTTTAATAATAAATCAAAAATAGATACATTTGCAAGATCTAAGTCTGCTGGTCGTGGTACTTCACCTACTATACTTTTACTTGATGAGTTTGCTTTCTATCAGACAAAAGGTATTGCCGAAGGTATTGTTTCTTCAGTTGTACCATCTGCAGCTAAAACGGGTGCTCCTATATTTATAGTTTCTACACCAAATGGAACAACTGGCGAAGGACAACTTTATTACGAACAGGTTCAAGAATTAAAGAATTGCGGTGGGTATGACCCAATGACAGAGGCAGTTCTTTATGATGTTCAGTGGTGGATGTGTCCAGATTACCCTACAATTACACCACATAAAGGCTATAATGATAAATTAAAGTATTTTGAAGATAGAGATTATTGGAATAATCCTGCTGTAAAAAAAGAAGCAGAAGAATTCTTTAAACCAATTGCAGAAAAACCAAAAGAAAACCCTTGGCTTGCTTATCAGTTTAAAACTTCTGGTGAAGTAAAATACCGTCAGGAAATCCTTCAAGACTTCGTTGTAATGGGAAACTCCGTATTCTCAAAAACAGTTTTGGAAAAGGTTCAAGAAAAAGTTTTAAACCCTGTAAAAGAAGGAGATCTCGGAACAAGAAACTGGAAGGGGTTATGGTATTGGTTGTTGCCAGAAAAGGGACACAGATATGGGGTTGGTATGGACGTTGCAAAAGGAACAGCAGATGACTCTACTTCTATACAAGTAATTGATATAGATAGCGGCGAACAGGTTGCAGAATACCTTGGTAGAATTTCTACAAAAGAGGCTTCGAGATTAGTGCACGACCTTGCAAAATTTTATAATCATGCATATGTTTATGTAGAATGCAACTCCATTGGAGAAGCTGTATTTAATGAATTATATTACAGCTATAATTATGAAAATATGTATAAAATGAAAAAAATCAATAAGCACGATAAAACTATGGTTTGGACTGGCTGGATGACAACAGTAAAATCTCGTGAAATGATTACTGATTGCTTTATTGATTATATGTCTGATGATGATTATTGGCCACTATTCCATCCACATTCTCAACGTCTTGTTGACCAAATGAAAACTTGGGTTTGGGCTGGTGGAAGACCAGACCATACGGAAGGTTCGCATGACGATGATATAATGGCTATGGCTATTTTGCTTTATAATATACCAAAAATTAGGCAAATTATACCAAAAGACGGAAATAATAAAAAAGTTGCTTTTATAGATGATAAAGGTAAAGAAATTTCTATTGGTGGATATAATGAAGAATATGACAGTGCCTATGAGGACAAGAAAGAAATGGCCATGGATAAAATTAAAGAAAATCTTGGTTTGATAAATACACCATTCGAGGACGACGCCTTAAGTATTTACTCTTGGCTCATAAGTTAAATTGTATAAGTAGGAGAATTAATAATGAATATTGACTTAATTTTTGAAGCGGTTAAAGAAGACCCACAAACATATAGAGACTTGGCAAAATTTGCAAGAGAAAATCCAAGACCAAAGGCAAACCCAGTCGCTGCAAGATTTGCTGCAGAGCAGGCGAGAAAAGATGCACACAAAGGAGCGGCAGCTGATTCAAGAGATATTAAGCGTGTTAGTGATTATGATAAAGTAGGCGGAGTCACAACTATTGGCGATATTGCTGCAAGATATGATAAAGTAAAAACACTTAGAAGAGAGCTTGCACTGGCAGTTCTTAAAGTAGAAAGAGCACTCTCTTGTCAAACAGAAGATGGACATGATATGAATGAAAAGAATGTTCCAGCAGCAGTTAATAAAGCCGCAAGCGAACTTTCAAATAAAATTAAGGAAGTTGCAGCAGCAAAAGCTGTTAATTCTGGTGCTCTTAACTATTATAGAGAGTTTGTAAAAGATTGTAAGCAGAACATTGACCTTGAAGATGAAGTAGAAAGAAATAGCACAGTTAGAGATGTTGTTCTTAACACTAAGAGATTTGGGCTTGACAAATATATCAAAGACTCAGATAGCCCAGTTCCACTTAACACACCACATGGAACAGATAAAGCCGCTTGGTTGGCAAATGTTCATGGTGAAAATGGTGAAGATAAAAGAGACCCAAAACTTAAAAAAGCAGATAAAGAAGTAGAAGATGCTTCATATGCAAAAATGAAAGAAATTGCATCTGCTTCTGAAAGACTTAGAGATAAAATAAGAAAAGGAGAAGAGCCAGAAGGAACTTCTATTAAACAGTTGATAGATAAAGAAAATGCCGAAAGAAAAGCAAAGGGAGAAACTGTTTCAAGTAGATATACAAATACTTTCCAGGATATGGCTTCAAAAGCAAAACTCGAAGCAGTAAATATTCCAACAATGACAGAACGCCCAGTAGAAGGTTGTAAAAATGTTAAAGAATTGGTAAAGAAATGGACAACTGAGAAAAAACCACAAGCAGGTCAAATTGAAATTGTATTCCGTGGTTCAAGAGGAAACTCACAAGGAAATGGTGTTGGTGCACATAACAGCAATAATGCAGCTACAAAACCAGTTGTTTATATTGGTGGAAACTATTACCAAGTTCCACAAAATGATTTATTTACAACAGCGAAAGGTGGTATAGCACTTCCTAATTCTCCATATGTTGGCTACACAAAGAAAGCTTACAAAGATAAAAAGCATGCAGATATAGTAAACAAATTAAAAGTTCACGCTTCTGTTGTAACAGAAGAAACTAATTTTTTTGATTATTAATAAACAAAAGCCCCGAATTTCGGGGCTTTATTATTACATAGTTAAAGCCCCTGATCTAAATAAATGCATTACTGGTCTTGCTCTTGACAGCAATTCTTCTTTTGAAATTAAATTATCGTTTCCGCTTACATTTTCATATTGTTCCGTTTTAAAATTAAATCTTCCATATGTGTTATCAATAATAAAATTTACAACGGTGTCTGGTGTTAAATACTTACCTTTCCATTGACAACCAACAATAGTAATATAATGCCCAAAACCGCCGAACCTTACAGAAGTTACAACAGGTAGTCCAATTTCAAGCTGCATGAGAACAGTAGCTATGTGAAAAGTGTTTGATAAATATGTAGCATAATGTTTATTATTTATATTTTCTTCTGTATAACCAAGAAAAGCGTTTGTTGCGAAATTCATGACATCATGAATTTCGTTTGGTGGATATGATTTTTTACAATCTACTTCCCACAATTCTTGACCTTCTTTTTGCAAAGATTTTGCTTCTTCAACCCAGTTTCTATACATATTTTTATATTTTTTTTCGTAGTATTTTAAAACATTTTCATTGGTTCTGGTAAATTTTAAAAGTTTGTCTTCTGGTTGTTTTAATTCTGGAAATTGCTTGTTGTTCCACTCCCACCCTGCATATTCAAGAGCTTGTATCATGTTAGTTGGTCCGCAGCTAACATGTGACAATAGCTCATTATTTCTTTGAGAGTAATTTTCAAAATTTTTGCTAATGTTTATTTCATTAAGCGTTGCCATTGTTATCCTCCATTAGAAGCTCATTCTCATCTTCTATCTTCCTTGGCTGTTGCTCTGCGAATTGAGTTTGCAGTTTTGAAACAACTCTGTTTGTTTGATCATTTAATGCGTTTATTAATCTATTAACCTCGTTAACTGACAACTTAAATACATATTCGTTTTCTTCCATTGCTATCTCCTTTTAAAAATTATAAATAATATACATTTTTTTGTCAAGTTAAACTTATGAAGAAAGAATGCGAAGAGGAAAGAACTGCTTTTTTATCAATAACTGCTGACAACAAAATATCATTAGGTAAGTGTTGCTTATGCGAAAACCTTTTAAAAATTCCAGCAAATTTATTACTGGAATCTGAAAATATTGTAGGAACAATAAATAAGCTGATGTGTTACAAAAAAACAATAAACTTTGATACTACTGATAAAACAGCTTGCAATGGTAAAACAGAGTGTATATTTGAAGATTTTAATTTAGATACTATAAAAATAAATGTTTATGGATGCAATCTTAATTGTAAAATGTGTGGTGCCTTTAGAACAGCTGCGCCTGGAAATTTTTCTTTGTATTTTAAGTTGCTGGAAAAAGTAAAGGGAAATAAATTGAAAAGATTAATACTTAACTCACATGGTGAGCCCTTTTTAAAAAAAGAAGAAACTTTTAATTATTTAAAATCATTAACAAAAGATGACTTCGAATCAGTGCTTATAATAACAAATGGAATGTTAATTAATGAAGAGGATATTAAGTTTCTTAGCAGCCTAGAAATAAAAATTTGTGTCATAGTTTCTAACGATGCGATAACAAAAGAAACTTATGACAAAATAAGAATTGGTGGAGATTTTGATAAAGTTGTTAATAACACTATATTGTTAAAAAAATATGGCATACTTGAAAATATTAATGTTGTCATACAACCTTCAAACGCTGAAGAAGTTCCTCTAATGGAAGATTATTGGAAAAAGTATGGAATAAAAGTTCATTTTATTCTTGTGAGGGGTATTTCTGAAGAAATTGTTCAATTTAATAAAGATATAAAAGACGAAAAAATTTTAAAAGATTTTTTCAAAGAACACGGTAGAGAAATAGAGTAAGTTAAGTTAACTCTATGAGAAACTTAATAAAAAAAATACAAACGTTTAAAGGACCAGTTCTTATTTTTGACATAGATACAAAAGACGATATAGCTGATTTACCAAACTCAACAACTGATCCTTCTTGCGTTCAGGGTAGTATTGCAAATTGTATAGAAGAAGGAAAATCTTACGTTTTAGATTCAAAGGATAATTGGACACCTGTAAATAGATTTATAGACTATTGGGAGATGTAATATGGCATATAATTTATTAAAACAGGTAAAAACATTTCATGGTAAACTAAATTGTTATGTTATTGACAACTTGGATGATTTAGAAGCTTTATCAGCAAAAGAAGATGAAATAATTGGTTGCCGCGCTTTTTCTATCTCAAATGGTAAATTTTATATAATGAGTTCGCAAAAAGAATGGCGTGAAGCAATACCAGTATTTAACAACTCTTTGCAAGATACAATTACAAGAAAAGGTGTATATACTTGGACATTCGACCCAACAGCTCATGATGGCATACAAGAGATAGAAGTTGAATTTATCCCAACACTTCAAGAGTTTGAAGAAACAATTACAAGAAGCGGAGACTATACCTTTAATTACGACAGAGTAGATTATGATGGGTTTGATGATATAACACTTCATGTAGAACCAACACTTCAAGAAATAGAAGAAGATATAGAAGAAGGTGGAGATTATGAATATACTTTTGATCCAGAAAACTATGATGGTTTAAGCAAAGTAACACTACACGTAACAGCAAACGGAAACGGCGATAAAGTAGCAGTAGACTTTACAGATGAAGAACCAGATTATTTAATTAATAAAATAGCTACAACAGAAGGTTCTGGTATTAAAATCGCTTTTGACCCAGAAAGTGAAGAAAAGCAAATACTAATTTCATATTCTCCTGCAGATTTCGAAACTGATTACTTGGAAACTTTGCCATTAGCAAGTATACAAGGTGAAGATGTTCCAACTTACCAATCTGGTTCTATTACACTTATAGGTAGTTCTTTTATCCCTTCTAACGGATTTTCATTTGCCGAAGGCCACTCTATTTTTACTGCTTATTCTTCAGAGGGCAATATGACAAATTGCAGGTTTTTAATTTTTAAAATTAATCCAGATAATTCTGCAACTGTTATTGCTTACTCAGAATTATTTAATATGAATGCCGTAAGAAATAATAACAAAATTCAAGCACTTTGCGAGCATGCGGTTGAGAAAATAAAAGCTGGTGAAAGGTATTATATTGGAATTGCTGGAACGGCAGTAACAACAGACTGGGCCAAAATGATGGGCTATAGAGCCTGGGCAGCTCAGGACATTGAGATAACTCCACCGTTTAATGTTTATTCTACTAGACATATTGATATGAACGACCCTCTGATTACATTAAATGCAAGCGATTTGATAAACAACGGAGCTTTTTATGTTTATTATTCTATAACAAAATAAGTAGGTAAAAAATGAAAACTGATGAAGATTCTGGTAGATTTAATTATTTATATGACGCAATAAATGTAAAAAACCTTACAAAAGAAGTAATGGATGTTCCAGTCGAGCAAAATGAAAGTTATGATTTTGCAAATGTAAACTATGGTTTTTCTACTTCTTTGGATAATAATTATGGAAAGTATTTAAGTGCTGGGGTTGTTTTTGTAGCAACTGCAAATTCTTATGTTGCTACTGGTAGGTTTTTGCAAGTTCAAAACTCTAATGATATATTTAGAATAAAAAATACTGGAACACTAAAAATAACAATTTATGCTAGTTCTACTTCTAATGAAAATAGTAGAGACTTGATTTTAAAAACTGTAGATAACAAAGAGTTAAGCACAGTAACAATTAGTCCAGGTGGTGGCGCAAAAATTGCAGTTTTCACCACTTCTGGCGATAAAGATTTTATAATTGCTTCAAAAGGCGGTGCAATTAGAATTTATAGTTTATTAATAGAAACATTGGAGCCAAAAACTATAAAAAAATTAATTTTAAAAATAAACCATTCTGAAACATTCTTATCAGAAGTTGAAACATTTTCTCAGGCAACTGCGGCCAGAGATAATTCTTATTTTTCAGGTGTAAGTGGCTATACATATTTTACAAGGTTAAATTTTTATGGAAAGTTTAAAATGACTCTAAACACCCAAGTTGTTTTAGGCATAATTAATGAAAATAATGTAAATTGTAAGGTAAAAATTTATAGAAGAATTCAAGGAACAAACGCTTTTAGATTGGTGGCTCAAACTGATACAAGCAATTCGCAAAAAAAAGCAATTACTTTTGTAAACGAAGATGAGCTAACTGGGGAATACGAATACTATATTGGTGTTTTTTCAAATAATTCAACTATAAACCTAATGGGTTTTAATAATGAAGATGTTGCTGAAAAAATCTCACCACCAATAAGTTTTAGAACCGTTGGGGAGCCTGGGGAATACTTTTCAACACAAGATATACAAAGTAGTTATCAAACTTTTTCTATAAAGGTTCAAACAATTGAGGAGGAATAAATGCAATTTAATAGAGAAGAATATCTAAAAGGAAATTTTGACACAAAATCTTCCACAGAAAGAAAGAATGCTTATTATGCAAATCAACTAATTGGTTTAAGTTGGAATAATTATATAAAAAATTATTTTAAAGATTGTATGGGTGATGCAATAGGAACATTTGAATATGATTATCAGTTAGTTATGCCTTTTGCAACTGTTGGGGTATTAGTAGATTTCGGATTGTTTAAACAAGCTGCAGAATACTTAGACAGCTTGCAATCTAACAATGAAGAGTTTAACTTTAATAAAGAATTATGGGTTGAACGTCTTTTATCAGCTGATGACCATTATTATCAAAAGGAACATAATCCAGATTATATTACATTCACAACAAGAACTATGGCTGAAAAAAACAAACCTGTTGAAGAAACTCCCCTAGATTTAACAAAAATTGAAAATAATAATGTAAATGATTTAGAAAATGACGAAAACAATATAAAACCTGTAGAAATTAAACAAGAAATTGATGAAAGCGCCACAAATAACGGAGAAATTATAGAAGGAACCGATGACTGAAACTAAGTTAATTTTACAAGGAAGAAATCAATGATTATAGATGGCAAAGAGGTTAACATAAATTATAGAGCTGCGCAAGTAATTCAAAAGAAGATAGATTTACAGCAAGAGGTTCCAGAAACAGCAAAAATAGAGGTTTCCCCAAAAGATTTAAAAGAACTAAATCAAACACTTAATTCTTATAGTGGTTATGAAAATCAATATTTTGGAGATGCTTACGGTCAGCAAAATAATGTTTTAACAACTGGCGAAGGCGTTCAGGAAAATAGATATAATTACTATGAAACTTTTGAAGAAATGGACTCTTGTCCTTTTCTTCATAGAGGGTTGCAAGTAATAGCAGACGATGCATGTCAAAAAAACACAGATGGAGATACTGTAAAAGTATACTCAGATGATGAAGATATAAAGGACATTCTTGAAGAGTTATTCCACGAAAGATTAAATCTCAATAAAGAGCTTTGGTCTATTATTTTTGAAACTGCAAAAAAAGGTGATAACTTTTATGAGGTAATTCCAGATGATTATGAGCACCCAACAATGGTTGCAAGAATTAGGTATCTTGAACCACATAAAGTAAACAGAATTGAAAAAAATGGAAAGCTTGCTTTCTATACATATAAAACAACATTGGATTCTAATAATGATTATGCTACAGGTGTAGATAATAAAAAGCAACAAGAAGAAGTAATTTACAAGCTACAACCTTGGCAAATAATTCATTTTAAAATAGCAAATAAAAAATTTGCCCCATATGGCGGCTCTTTACTAGATCCAGGTATTCAAACATATAGAAGATATACAATGCTTGAAGACGCCATGATGATTTATCGTATTGCTCGTGTTCCAGAAAGACACGTTTTTAAAATTGATGTTGGAAACCTTTCTACAAGTGAAGCAAATAGGGCAGTTGCAAAAATTAGAGATAGTTATCGTTCTACACAAATAATGGATGATAAAGGAAGAATTAATAAGCAAGCAGCTGCTTTGTCTTTGACACAAGATTATTTCGTTATGTCAAGAGAGGGACAGGCGGGAACAGAAATCACAACACTTGCTCCAGGAACTGCTTTAAATAACATTGATGACATTAGACATTTTAGAGATGAGCTTTTATGGACACTCAACATTCCACCAGAGTATTTAGGCTTTACGTCAGACCAGGGTGGTTCTATGGCAGGAAAGGGTTCTCTTGCTATGCAGGATGTTAAATTTGCGAGATTTGTTGAGCGTATTCAGTATTATATAGAAGAAGGTCTTACAAAAATTGCAGCTATTGAACTTTTCTTCAAGAAAAAAAGAAAAGCGGATTTAAAAAATTTTAGACTTGAATTAACACCTCCTTCAAACGTTAAAGAGATTATGGATATAGAATACCTTAATCAAAAAATCACCCTTATTTCTGCAATGCTTGGAACACAATTATTCCCAAAAGATTTTATTCTAAAATATGTAATGAAAATGTCAAAGAAGGAAATTGCAGATATAAACCTTCAAAGAGATATAGAAGCCTCTTCGTTAGCAGCTATGCAAAATGGTATGGGTGGAGATATGAGTGGAATGCCAGTAGCCCCAATGGGTGGAGATATAGGTATGGGTGGAATGCCAGCCGCTCCAATGCCAGCAATGTCTGTTGTTACTGAAGAACTTACACCAGAAAAAATGGTAAAAGTATTTGGAAAAGATGTCTTGATTGAGCATAAAGAAGATTATTCTAAATTAATGACAGCTTTGGAAGAATATAAAAAAAGCGTAGCAGAGCAGAAAGAAAAGCAGCTGGTAGAAGAAAGTTTGTCAAATAATGAATTCCTAAATAAAGTAAAGGATTTATTAATTGAAGATTCTACTGAAACTACTAATACTGTTGCTTCTTCTATCTATTATGAAAATGAGCTTGGAGGTTTAAACTTTACTGACAAAGAGTTTTCAGTTTATGGTAAACCAAAGAAAAGAACTGGTCCATCTTCTAAGAAGTCATCAAGATTAATAACAGAGGAAATAACAAAGAAATTAAAATAATATGAAAAGTAAAAATACAATTTGCGAAATTTTAAACCGTCTCGAAAAGCAATTGCCAATCATAGAAGAAGGAGACATTATTGAAACTTTAAGGACGGAATACCCAAAATCCAGCGAAAAGAGAGAAATAAAAAACATTATTTTGGAAGGTGTTGAAATGACGGCACCGTTTGCAACTTCAAGAGAAAGCAAGGAGATGCTAAAAAAAGATAAGTCAAAACTTGTTCAAATTTATAAGGATTTGGAAAGGGGTGACATTTTATCAGTAAAAGCAGTTAATGACAATAAAATTGTTGTTGAAAATTTATCAATAAAAGAAGAGTTTAGAAAAGATTTTGAAATTGAAAAACTTGATGTTATCAAGGGAAGATTTAATGTTGTAAAACGAAAATCTATTGATTTAATCAAAACATTAGAAAAATTAACGGTTAATTAAAACATTTCGACTAACAAAATCATTTGATAAAAAATAACATTCTTCTAGTTGCTGGTCTGCATTTAGCCCAGCCCAAAGAATGTAATAAAAGTTTTGCCTTTCAGAGGGTACGGAAACATAAGCAGAAGTTCCGCGTTTTTTTATTATTTGAGCAGCGGCAGCTGCTAGGGTGTTTCTATGTATTTCTGGTATTTCTTCTAATGTTATTTCACGAGTCATAAATAAATTATATTTCGCGATTCTTTTTTGTCAAGATATAAGTTAATTTTATAGTAATTTAGGAGATTATACAATGGAGATTACAAACAGTAAGTTGTCAAATTATATTCTATACAGTAACAAAAATCTGGAAAAACTTTGCCGCTCTTTGATTAACGAATCTGCTAATGCGGTTCTTCTTGAAAGTTATAACGATAAACTTCTTTTAGCAGACCATAATAGTGGTGCTATTTACTTAGCAGATTATAACTTTGATGGTAAAGTTCTTACAATCGAAAACTATGAAAATGTTGATATTGTTAACGACAATTCACAGCTTAACGAAGCAATTAATAATTATTTTAAAGATGATAATTATGACGTTGCTTTAATTGCAGAAGCTTATGAAAATGATTCAGAAGCAATGAACACAGAACTAAACGATAGTATCGTAGAAGCTCTAGCATCAAAAAGAAATGATGTTATAGATTATACAGAGCTTTATGGAATTAATGAAGAGCTAGAAGAAATCACAGAAAAGCCTTTCTTTAATAGATATAAAGAATACCTTATGGAATCACCTACTAATTCTATTAAGTTTTTTGACTGGGAAAACCCTATAAGAGTTTCACTTATTGACGAAGATGCAGATAGAACAATTGTTTCTAATGCTAAATCAAAAGCTGCAATGCTTTCAAAAAATAAAGAATTTAAAGAAAACTTCATTAGTGCAGCAAGAGATCTTATGGAAGGCGATGATTATTCTATGACAGAACTTCTTTCAAATAATTCATCAATTCTTGCATTAGAGGGTGTAGAATTTAAAGAATTTGTTGGTTTAACATTGGTTAGCGATAAAGAACTTTATGAAAACAAAGCAACAATTCTTGAAAGCATTAAAGACATTGTTTCAGAAGATGAGTATCTATCAGATATGAAAACTTTGTATGAAGAAGAGGGAGAAGAAGAAGGTGCTGGAGATTCAGACGCTTCTCTTGAAACTTCGGATAAAGACATAGACGCTTTAAAATCAGCACTTGATAAAGCACTTGAAAAAATTACTGATGAAAAATTAGTAGCAAAAATTAATGCTTTGAAAGACGCTTTGGATACTTCTAAAGATTCTGGAACGACAGACGTAGGAACAGTTAAAGAGTGTGTAGAACTCTTAAGTTTCTAATTTATTAAATGGTTTATTACAGGCTGGGTTAAATACCCAGCCTTTTTTATTGTTGCACCGTCCAGACAAAATTGTCGTAAGTCACGACAAAAATGTCCGCTCTACATAATACTATTAGTTAGTTATAAAGTTTCAAGTTAATTTTAGGAAGTTTAAAATGATAGCATTAGATATAATTAAACAAGCAATTGAAGGTAATACTCAGAAACCATCAATTAGCTCAAATATTATAAAAAAACTAGCAATGTCAAAAATTAATACTTTAAGTGTTAACTGTGATTGGCAATTAAGGGATGAGTTTAGTAATATATTAAGTTCAAAATTACCAGATGAAGATAAAGCAGATTTGTTAGCAAATCTTAAGTCTTTGGCTTATGAAACATATAACAAAATGAAATCGGATATAAATAGTTTATTTGGTGAAGAAAAACAAGCTTCTGTTGAGGTAGATAAACAATCTGGTGAAAAAGAAGAAATAGCAAAAGCTCCAGAAGGTGCTTCGGAAGAAGAAGCCCAGGATGATCCAAAAGATGAAAAAAAGACACCAGCAGAACATGTAATTGAACAAAAGCCTGGTCAATCAATTTTTAATTATTAAGGAGTAATTATGACAATTGAACAAATTTTAGGAAGCACAAATTCTGCTGAAGAATTAAAAAATAGGTTTTTAATAAAAAGTGTAAAATCAAGAGCGTCAAATGTTTTTAATGCAATGTCTATGAGATTTATGGAAGATGTTCAAAGAATTGCAATGGGAATAGCAGATAGTTCACTAGCAACAGATGGAATGACATGTTGTTGTAAGTGCGACTCTGAAGAAAACTCTGAAAAAATACAATTTTCAGAAGAAGAAAAAGTAGAACTTTTTAAGGCTTTAAAAGTGGCAGCAGAAAACGCTTTGGAATTATATAAAAAAACAATAGATTATACATTTGGCGATAAAACAGAAAAAGTAGAACAACCAAAAGTTGAAATTGAAGTTACTTCAACTCCAGTTCAAGAAAAAGAAGCAAGTGTTCAAACAAACAATTATTTTGGGTATTAAAATGAATTTTGAAAAAGTTGTAGAGATAACAGAAAGTATAATCCTCGAAAAAAGATCTTATAAACATCGTCAAGGATATAAAGGAAACGAGAAAGGTTCTTATATAAATAAAGGAAAAACATACTGGGATTATTCAGGAGGAGCTACGCCTGGAAATGAACGCCTAGTTACACAAATACAAAACAAATGTCTTGTAAAATTTGATACTCACGTATCGAGAGAAAAAATAAAATCTTTTTTAAAAACAGAGGGAGCGCAAAAATGCTTTGATAAACTATCTTCAATAGCTAATTCAAAATTTGGAGAAGATGAAAATAATGCAAAGTGGAAAGCGTATGTATATGGAGGACTTGCGACTGCGGCATCTAGAGCTGTGTCAAAGTCAAAAGGAAATGCAAGAGCAATAAGTAATGTATTATAACTTAAAGACTGGCTTAGCCAGTCTTTTTTATTGACAAAATAGCAAAAAGATTCTAAAATAATTTAGTTATGATAGATATAGTTTTAACTGATGCTACAATTCAAATAAGTGGCGACGAGCACGATTTAAAAAAAATAAACAAATTTCAAACATATGATGATAACTCTTTATGCTTTTCAAAAGGTGGTTATGACATAACAAAATTAAAACATGTTCCACTTATGAAAAATATAAAAGGAAGATTGGTTGGTTTTGCTGGTTTGACAAAAGAAATAATTTTATTTTGTCAAAATAATAATATAAAAATAGAAAACTTTGAAGATAAAAGAACACACTTTGATTTCCAAACGAAAGAATGGACTGATGATGAATTAAAATCTTTTTTGCCAAATTTTGACTATGTAGAACATCAAACAAGGGCATTAAAAGCGTTACTTAAAACAAACAAAGGGATTGTAATGGCTCCGACTTCTGCAGGTAAATCCTCTATTATGGCTGCATGGTTAAAACTTACAAATTTACCAACATTAATTTTAACAGATAGAGCAACATTGGGAGCTCAACTTGCTCAAGATTTTAGAGACAAAGGAATCGATTGCGGATTTTGTTCTGGTAATGGTGTAAGGCAGGGTTATTGTATGGTGTCTACAATTCAGTCTGTTAAAAAATTAGATGTTTCAAGGTTTCAAATGGTGTTAGCAGATGAAGTTCATAGACATTCTTCAAAAACATTTCAGGATTTTTATGCTTCATTCGGGTGTCCGTTAAAATATGGTTTTTCTGCTTCTCCTTCGAACGGTAATTTATTAGATTTTGCAAAAATAAGACAGCAATTTGGTCCTATAATAATTCAAATAAAATCAAACGAATTAATGGATAATGGGGTAATGGCAAAAGCAAAAATAAACTTAGTAAAGGTTGATTGTCCAGAAACATTTGATTATCCTTCAGCTAATGATTTGGGGATTGTTCATAATAAAGTAAGAAACGAAGTTATAAAAAATATAGTTGAAAAACATAGAGAAGAAGGATATATTTGTATTCTTGTAAGTATTTTAGAGCATGGAAAGGAATTAAATGAAGTAATTCCTGGCTCGGTTTATTTAAAAGGAGAAGACCCTTTAAATAAAAGAATGGAAGTTATTAATAAATTTAATAATGGAGAAATTCCAGTATTGATAGGAACAAACATTTTACAAGAAGGTATTTCTATTTCGAATATGAAAACTTTAATAATGGCAAGTGGCGGTAAAGCAGTAACCGCTACAATTCAGCGTATTGGTAGAGTTTTAAGAATCACAAAAGAAAAAAAACAAGGAGTTTTTTATGATTTTGTAGATATGAATAATAAATACTTATATAAACACTCAAAACAAAGATTAACACTTTATAAAAAAGAAGGTTATAATGATATAACTTTGCTAGACGCTAACTTGACAAAAATTAGTCCATAATATATAATTTAATTATGATAAAAACTTATAGAAGTAAAGAAACAATTCAAGCCCTTCTTTGGTCTGGAAAAAATAAAGAAGAGCTTGAAGATTTTGTTGGCAAAGAAAATCTAGAATGGACTTTATCTACAGTAAAACCACCAATACCAGATATAATAAAAATACCAAACAAAAAAATAGAAATCGGGTGTTTCATTGTAAAAAACGATGAAGATTACGAAGTAATGGACGCCGACGATTTTCAAAAAAAATATGAAGAAATTTAAGGAGTAAATATGGAATTTGTTAAAAATAATGTAAAATTAATTGACTTAGCATCACCCGGAAGAAAAATCGAATATGCGGGCAGAGTATGTTATAAATCACAAGATAAAATTTCGGATGGGTCTTATGAAAGATTTATAAAAAATATAGTGAACTCTCGACATTTGAGTGTTCTCGAGCATGAAAGAAAAATGTTTGCAATCCCAGCAGATGTTTTTTGCGAAAATTGTTATGAAGAAATGTTTGAGTTTGAACATTATTTTAATATAAGTGTAAATACAAATGGAATGCCTTCACATTTTTTTGTTTCTGGAGATATAAGAGCTTGGTATGAACTACTAAATGGGGCAAAGTCGATAATGTATCAAGAAGAAACAAAAGTTTTAAAAAATTTCTTGCGTAAAGACTATCCTTATTTGTTTGAGATTGATGAAAATGAAGATGTTAGAGATGATAACATTCTTTATGATTTAGACGCGGAAAAAATTTGCGACGATTTATCAATGCATAAGGCTTACACTTTTGAAATTGTAGGAAGTCGTTCTTTTACTCATCAGATTGTAAGACATAGAAGTTTAAGTTTTTCTCAGGAAAGTCAACGCTATTGTAATTATAGCGGTAATAAATTTAATCACTCTATAAGGTTTATAAGAAGTGAAAGTGTAGACGAAAGCGTATTAAAAATAGTAGAAGATTCTTATTTTAAAGCGATTGAAAACGGTGCAAAACCAGAAGATGCAAGGCAAATACTCCCAAATTGCGCCGCTTCTACAATAGTTGTAACTGGAACAATTGACGACTGGAAAAAATTTTTACATCTTAGAGTAGATACTCATGCTCAAAAAGAAATTAGAGAGATAGCAGAGTCTATTATGAGTTATCTTCGCTTGACAAAAAAAGAAATTGGGCTTTAAAAAATCGAAGAAGGTGCTTTTTTTATTTTTTTTAAATTTTTTAAAGGAGAAACGAGATGTTAAGAATTTTTTATGCTAGTAAGACAAACGACACAAATGCTAAAAGAAAAAACAAACTTATTGCCGAGGCCGCCAAACTAACTATAAAAACATATGGCGAAATAGAGGTTTGGTCTTCTAAAACCGAAAGGTTAGAGGGGAAAATTAAAAACCCAGAAACGATTATTCCTGGTTGGGGCGGCATAGATTTTGAATTAGATGATGAAATAGATCCAAATTTATCCGAAAAAGGCTGTCTTATAAAAAAAATAGTTTTCGGAAAAATAGTAGACCCTAAATACGAAAACCAAGAGTTTAATGGAATTGTAAAAATCATAATATAAAAGTTAATTTTATGATTGAAAATTACATTTATAAAAAAGAAAGTAATATAGATTGTTTTTGGTATGAAGATAAAAAAATACAACTAAGAAAATATCAAAAGGATTTACTGTTTTATTGGTCTGGCGAAGAGGATAAAGCTGAGTATGCTTTATATGACAAATCACCAGATTTTGAAGTAGCACCAAGTATTTGTTCTGGTGGTAAGTTTGGCTCTTACTCAAAAATTAGCTCACCTTTAATTTTTAACGGAAAAAATTTAGAAAGTTTATCTGATAATATACATATAAGTTTTTTGCTAGGCGCAAATCAAATAAACGGTTATCCAACTGTTTATTTGAAAAAGAAAGGTGATTGGGAAAGCCTCCCTGCTGGCGATTATTCTTTTACAGTTCAGGTAGATGGTGAGATTTCAAGAACTATAGTTTTAAAACTAAAAGAAGGTTCAACTTTTGCAACAATAAAAAATAAATTATCTTTTGAGCTGGATCCTTCAAAATATACATTTGAATTAAATCTTGACGAAACAACTGATAAAATTATTGCTATAAGCACATTAGGAACTGAAAAAACTTTAACAATAAGTTCAGGTTTTGACGGAAATGATTTGTTATCATTTTTAGAAATAGAGGATAGATTTTTTGGCTTATTGCCATATGAAAACACTAATATAATTGAGCTAAGCTCAGAAAATTCAAGTTTAAAAATTTCACATATTTCTTCCGTAGAAGATGGCAGAAGTTTATCAAAGCTAAAATTTACATATCAGCAAGGGGAAACTGTTAAAATAACAAGTATTCCTTGGAATAACGACGGGATTAATTTAGACCATGTAGAAGTAGATATAGATAGTTCTGTAATGTATGTATTTTTAAATGGAGAACTACTAAAAGCTGTTTTGATATCTCCAATTAAAAGAATGCCAGAAGAAACTGTTTTAAAAATTAACGGAACAGATAAAGATATATATTCTATCGAAGAATTAATCATTAAATCAAAACTTCAGCACAAAGAAACATTTACACCACCAGCTTCTCAATTAACAAAATACAGCACAGAAAGACCATATATTGATTTTCACTATTCTGGAAATAAAATTTTTAAAGGTTCTTTAACAAAGTTAGTAGCAAATTGCTCTGATAACATTAGTCTGGTGCTAAATTATGATGGTGTATTTTACTATTATAGCTCTGGAGCTTGGAGAAGTTCTGATGGAACATATACAAAATCAAATGATAGTTATACTTTTTCAGATTATATAGATAAGTTTACTTTTACTGGAAAAGATGACTTATTTATAAGGGCTTATTTTGAAAGCGACGGTGATACAGAAGCTTGGATAGAAGATTTGTATTTTACTCTTGATGAAGATAGCATATATGGAGATGGAAATGTAACTCCAGCGATTTTAGTTGGCGAAAAAGAATTCGACGACGACGAAAAACAAGAAGTAAAAGATAAAACTCTTGTTATAGAGACAGACCAGGGAACCACAGAAATTACATTCCCAGAAAATATGACAATTGATGAAATCATAGACCACATAAGAAATATGTATCCAGAGGGAATCATTAAAGTTTATAAAGATAACGCTGGAAGAATAGTTCTCGTTTCTGAAACACAAGGTAATGGTGCTTATATTATCGTAAAAGGCGAACTAGCTGAGCTATTATTTGGCAAAGAAAAAACAGCGCAAGGAAGAGATCAAACAAAAGAAACAATTGAAGATAATTATAATAAATTTATAGAAGATGTAAAAGAATACTCTTCTGGTGATTTGATTCCTATTGAAATCAAAGATGAACAAATAAAAAAGTATTTAAAAGAGGCCTTAAGTATTTATAAAAAATACAGAAGTGATGAAGTAAATACTTACTCTATTCAGCTTCAAGGAAACCCAACAGATGGTTATGAAATTCCACCAATTATAGAAGACCAGCATGATATAACAGACATCTTATTTAAACCGTTATTCCCAATAGGTTTTTACGCTGGTGCTTTTGATAATTCTACAGAAGACATAATAGCTTTAACGCTTGTTAACGCAATGTGCGGCCAAGGTGGAGTAAACTATGGCGCTTTTTATGGAAAAGGTTTTGTAACTGATTATTATATTAGTTTAATGAATATAAAAAACATGGAACAATCTTTGGGAATTGAACCAACTTGGAAAGTTTATAATAACAGACTCTTTATTTTCCCAAATAGTATTACAAAATACTTATCAGTAACAATTCTTTATAAGGCCCCAATAGATCCAATAAAAGCAATGAGAGACCCATATGTTATCAAATATGTTTATGGAAAAATTCGTATGGCTCAAGGTGAAATCAGAGGACAATATGGAAGCAGCTTGTCTGCAGGTGGAGGAACTGGCATAGCAATGCAGCTAAATGGTGATACTATGTATCAGCGTGGTGAACAAGCTGTGAAAGAGGCTATAGAAGATATGATGAAAAATCAAGAACCATTAGGTTTCTTTATGGGGTAAAGATGGAATTGTTAATTTTTAGTATAGATTGCGGTGATTATATTAAAACACAGCCAATTCACTCAGCTTGTATAAAAAGAACAAAACAAATGTTTGGGGATAAGTTTAAAATTTTTACAGAAAATGATGAAATTGTCCAAGAGGCTATTGCGTTTTTTGGTAAAGATTTTCTAAAAAAAAGAGCGAAAGTGAATCCAGCTTATGAAACAGATTTAATAAGATTGTATATTTTATGGAAGTTACCATTTGCTTGGTATATTGATTCAGGTTATTACATTCAAGAGATTAATTGTAATTTAGAAGAAGCACTGAAAAATAAAATTGGCAGTATAAACTACCGAGGTTTAAATAATTTTACCAATGGCGGAGTAGAAGAAGGAAGAAACTATTGCATAAAATTAGCTCAAAAAATAAAACAAGATATAATAGAAAATGGAGATAGTATAGAAAAAACAGATGCTTATTATTTTAAAAAGTTTAATATTCCCGATTTGTATATAGAAAACATAATTTTTTTTCACTTTGAAAGATGGTATATTTTTACACATTCTAACATTTTTGCATATTCAGACAAAGGCAGTTCGTTGATAAAAACTTTGCAAAAATATGCATCAGAAAAAGAAATTGTTAAAATTATTAAAAACCCAAAAATTGAAGAAAAATATGATTTTATGAATACAATTCCAATGTTCCCAGATGTATGGGAAACAAAAGAAGAATTATTTAAACAAATAAAAGAATATAACTCAAATGCTGTTTTTTTGGAGGCTAAAAATGAGTTTTAATTATATAGACGCTTTTAATAGCTCAAGTCAATTAGAATATGAATCGAAGCAACACGATGCTAGTGTAGAAATTCAGGGTAGAAGATGTTATATTTTCTTACTAGATAGAAAAAAAACAGAAGTGTCGGAAGTATACAATGAAGCAAAAAATGGAAGAATTTATTTACCACACTTTGAGCAAAGAGCTTTATATACTCTTAATGAGTTTCAGGGTTTAATTGGCTTAAATAACTATGTAGAAAAAGAAGATACTTTAAATTTTGAATTTAATTTTGCAAGAATGGTTTGCAGTATTAGAAATTTAAAGGATAAAAAAGCTGGAAAATTAATAGTAAAAAATATATCCGAAGAAGTATTTTTTTTATCAACAGAAAATAATAAATTTATTGTAAGGTCTAAAAATCAGGTAATTTTACTAGAAGAAGATTTAACCAAATATAAATCAGTAGCGGCTTTTATTAATGCAGCAAAAAAACATTGCTCTGTTATTGAATTATCATATGAAGGAGATATGGAAGAAGCAAAAAACATAAACTCTGTAAGTATGCGTCTGGCTCCAAACAGAAAAGAAGAAATATGGGTTAATGACAGGCTTTATGAAAATTGCGGAGATGTTATTGATAACGGAGACATTATTTTAACTGATAAGTATAAACTATACCAAGTAAATAATGCTTACCCAACTGGAGCAATGGTTAATGAATATACTTCTTGGACATGTCACTGTAATGTTACAGATATAGCCATAGCTAATCTCCCAGATGATTATAGAAAAATAATCGCAAGAAATTCTTACGGACTTCCAAAAACAAATCTTAAAGGGTAAGTTAATAATATGAAAACTTTTAAAGAATTTTATGAAGAAGAAACTATAAATGAAGGCTTTGCAGCTGTCATAGGAAAGGTGCTCGGGCTAGGAACTTTTAGTGTTGCTACTGCTTGGCTAACAGCTCTTTTAATTAAAGGTGGAATAGGGGCAGTTAATTCAATAGCAGGTTCTTTTGGGAAAAAAGGTATTGAGTTTAAAAATTTTGTTAAAGAGAATAAAAACTCAGATGCTGTTAAAATGCAGCTTAACAAGATGGAGGAAGAAAAAAACAAACACAAAGAAGAAATTAGCGAAATTATAAAAGCTATTAACGAGAAAAAGTGGGATGTTGCCTCTGGAGAATTTCTGAGTTTACCAATAGACAAAAAAAATTCAACAGAAATAAAAAGAATTATAGTAGCTGAAATAATAAAAGTTACAAACCAGTTGCCAATTTCTGAACCAACACCAGGTAATGAATGTTATAGGGCTATAAAAAAGATAGTTGGGTTAGCAGTTGCAAAATCTTTATCTAAAGCTGTTTTGGAACAGGCAACAAAAGCCATTCAGGAGCAAGGGGTTAGATAATGAAAGATGAATTTGTTGTGTTTGAAGAATACGCAAAAATTGTAAAAAATGCTCTTGAAAGTGTAACGCATGATTATAATATGACAGAAGAAGATAAAATTTCAGTCATTTATGCTACACCACCAGTTGCTTTTGCTAAATATACACAAGAAACAGTAAACGGACAAAAACCAGGACCTCTTATTAGTTATTATTTGAGTGATATAGAAATAGCCCCAGAGGAGCAGCTGGGTGGCTTTGCAAGTATATTGCTTGAAAAAAAATATCATTACAAGCCACCAGTAGTTGCAAAGCTTAGTTATAAAGTGACTATAAACGCTATAAAAGAAAGCCAAGCTGATTTAATACAATCTCAAATCGTAATGGCTATGCCTTTTAATCGTCCCTATGCTACTAATATAAATGGACAAT